ACAGCTGTGCCGGTTCGGCGGCCAGTTGGCGCAAAAACAATTCAAATCGAAAAATGCAAACGATTCCGCATCCTGTTTATTATGTGTTGGTTATGAACGACGGCGAGATTTTAGCCGGACACTACTGTTGCGATCTCACGAGCTGCGATCTTACGAAACTGTCTTGTGAATCTGACTTGTGTCCCCGGAGGTGGATCGTTTTTCAGCATCATCGCTCCTTTCACCGAAAATTTTGTTGAGGTAGTTTACAAAATAAGTCCACTGTATATGCGATCCCCGTAGAAGAATCAACATGATAATTACTAAAATCCAAAGGAGAGCAGAGCATGGGCTATCGCCTTTATGAAGGCGGCTAAGGATCAGGATTCCAATTGCCCATGCGAAATTAGCATAAAACGTCACATATTTATAGGAGCTTTGAACGCCGCGCTCGTACAGTTCAAGATTATCCGCTCTGAGATTTTTCAGTGCATCTATCGGCTTACAGTTAGGGATTAGCCAGTATCGCTCCCAAACGACACGGGTGAAAGCCTCAAGTATTCCGCCAGCCAAGGCAGCACCCATCAAAAGAATGATTCCAAGGGTAGTCCCGACTTGTTCGATGTTGTGAATCCGAGCATCGAGTGGCGGGAAAAAGCCTGTGACGGCAAATAGTGCCAATGCACCGGGGAGAAGAGTCGAAAGGACATCACCCCACTTTAAGGACACCATTGAAACATTCACCCGAATGATTTGATTTTCAGAGCGCATTTGGCCTATACTCGTGCGCGTATTTTGCGTGCTTCGCACATAGAGTTTTACCCCGCCGGGCAGGTCGTTTACAGCGGATACATTCACCTGCCTCGATTTTTCGTTCTCGTCGTGCTCTTGCGTGCTTTCTTTGGTTAGCGTTTTTTGCTCGGAATCTCGGTACGGCATATCAAACCTCTACTGGGGGTTTGACAGTCGATTTCCGCAATTAGGGCATACTCCGTCAAAACCGCACTTGGGGCATAGCCCCTTCTTGAGCTCCGCCTGCGCCGCTGAGAGTTCCGCCTCGACCCCGGCCAGTCTGTCGGCCGAACCCTTGAGTTCCCCCAGCAGCGAGGAGAGGACTTCTAGCCTGCTAATACTGTTCCACAGCCTGACCGCCTCGGAATACGTCCGCTCGGCGTCCGTGAGCGAGCTCCTGAGCCCGTCCGTCGCCACGACGTGCCTTCCCGCCTCCACAGCGCCCTCCAGGGCGGCGATCGTGTTCCAGGTGCCCCTGACCCACGCCCAGTCCTCCATGGCGCTAGAAACGGTCGACAGGGGCTTGGCGAGCCACCTGGCGTAGGCTGACGCGTCCGCCGCCTGCTCCGCGTACAGGGAGAGGCTGTTGAGCTGCTCCAGCCCGGTCGTGTCCGGCAGAATGAGAGCGTCCATAATCTGACGCAACGGGACGATCCTCTGACGATAACCTGACGCAGCGCCCAGCCAGTAGGTCTCGGTCTCCAGGCTGCGGATGGCTCCCTCCAGCCCGTGCAGGGCGGCGCTGAGCGCCTGCCCCTCCGCCTGCATCCCGGCGAGGGACGCCTTGCGCTCCTCCGCGCCCCGTATCTGCTCGGCCAGGCTCCTGGCCTCGGCGTCCTTCTGGGTCTTGCGGAGGTTGGCCTCCTTCTTGCCGCGCTCCAGCTTCTCGGTGCCGCCGAACGCGCCCAGTATGGCGTTCACCTCGGCTGGCTTGAAGGTCTCGGGGTCGATGAGGAACTGCGCGGAGTTCTGCCTGCCGAAGAGAGGGTCGACGTCGAACGTGCCTATCGTGACCTCGCCGTACTTCAGCCCCTTGACGACGTCCGGGACGCCGCCCGCCAGCGCGGCGTACTTGTCGGTCGGGTCGGTGACCCCCGGCGTGACCTCGTACTTCGTGGAGCCCTTGCGGGAGCGGGACGCCGCGATCCTGTAGCCCCCGGCCTCGACGGTGACCTCCATCGGCTCGTCCTGCCCGTCGCGCACCCACTCGGCGGGTAGCTCGTTGCGGAGGACGCCCTTGAGGGCGCGGAACAGGGCGCTGTTGTGCGTCACGGTGAAGTCCCCCAGCAGGAACAGCCCGTCGCCGCCTATCTCGAAGCCGAAGTATTCTCCGTATCCCGCAGGGCGGACCGTTATCCCGGTGCGTAAGACGTTCCTTTTGGACCGCCTTGGTGCGGCCAGTTTCCGCGCCACGCGCACGGGGATGGACTTAATGTCACCGGATATGCAGACCCGGTAGTACCGCCCCGTCGCGGGGCCATTCTTGCCGTTGGTGCAGGTCTTCTCGCAGGGCTTCATGTAGGCGGCTAAACCCAGAGAACGAGCTGTAAAACAGACGTCGGCGGCGAGGCGTTCGACCTTGGACACGAAGTCATAGTTATTAGAAGCGTCCAGGCTTCCGTCTGAATCCATGAGGCCCGCTAAAAGTTCCAGCCTGTTCCTGCGGCTATTTGCCTTGTACGGAAGCGGGATATGCTTGTTTCCTATGACACCCAGACCGCGCAGACCCGTGAGCACGGAATTCTGTCTGCTCCCTCTAATTCCCGTGTTAATGTGCCACGACGCGGTTTTGTCGTTATCAGCGCCGTACATAGAGACTTCTAGCCCTGCCGCGGCCGCCGTCGCGTAAACCGCCTCAACGACCTCTACATCATCGCTTGTTATCTCCGGCCTATTAGACCTTCCGTCGCCTAGCCACAAGCCAAAGAAGTATGGGTCTACCGCCACGGGTTGCTCAGGGAAGTCCACCCCCACCCGATAACCCTTCGCAACGCGTTTGAATGACTGACTTTTGCGGAGGTAGTCCTGTACGGACAGGTTGACGATGGCGTTGTCCAGCCTAGTTTTCGGGCCGTCAGTTCGCTTCCCGCTTCTCCACCGCACGCCTGCGGCGGTTCTGACCAGGGACAGGACATGAGGTCCGTTGACCTTGTAAGAGTCTCCCTTTTTGGGGATAACTTCATACATCTCTCCCCAGCCATGTGCCAGGGACAGAACACGACGCGGCTTGGAGTCAGACCCCATCAGCAGGTCGCCGAGGAGGATGCCATCAGCCAGCTTGATGGAACCGTCATACATGAGCACGGGCGTGCCGGGGGCTAGGCACTTGCCCGTGTCGGACGGGCCGGTCAGGATCGTGAGCCCCTCAATATCCAAAGAGAACTCGCTCCAGGCCTGAAAATTTCTACCGGAGAGTCGCATGCAGCCTCCGGAACTTCTCACCAAGGGCTATCAGTTCTTCAGGGGTTGATTCCCCCTTCATTCGATTGGCTTTGTGGCTGATGACAGCCACGTTGCCGAGAACGTACCCTTCTGTTGGATAGATACGCTCAAGGGACGGGCTGTCCTCGCGTAGTTTTTTGACGTGACGATGAATCGGGATGTCAAGGACAGGACAGATCAGAGGGACAACTATGTCACTCAGTTTTAGAGTGAAGGGAATTTTCCCGAGCTTAGCGCGGTGCTTGGCGGAGTGGAAAATCGCGTATTCTACTGTCTTGCATTTTCCATGCCTGGCAAGGCATCCGCAGCTCTTTATTCGACCACGGATGAGGTCAGAACCCACAACTTTCGTACGTGCACCACATACGCACTTGCACGCCCACACGGCTGACCTAGACTTGTTCAGCCCTATTTTCTTGAGGACGGTGAATCGGTTGAAGGCCTGACCCAAAAGATCAATCGTTCGACTGGTGCCCACTTTGCCCATCTAGGCTAATACTCAGTCAACCCATTTTGACGCGGCGGCGGGGGCTAATTTGCTCGATTCCACCAAGTCTCGCCGTCATGCTCGTGCTTTTTATACTGAGTAGCAGTCATTGCCATTGTCCGCCTCCTCCTTCGCCTCTTCGTAGGCGTGCACCAGCTCCCTGTGCTTGTACATGATCGCGCCCTCGCGCAGGATTTCCCAGACGAACGAGAAGTCGTCCCAGGGGAGTTCCTTCCGCACGACGATGTCCTCCGCCTTGTCGCGGAGCTCGTTCACCAGCCTGTGGTTCACGTCGACGAAGGACGTCGCCAGGTCGTAGAGGTACTGCCTCTGCTTGTCGCTGATCATTACTCGTCGTCTTCCTCGGCCACCAAGCCCTTGCCCACGGGTGCCTGGACGTCGTCGCCCTCGATCATGCCGATCTCCTCGGCGGTGACCACGGTGGCGTGGCGTCCGCTCTGGTCCTTCACGATCGCCTCGGCCAGGAGCGCCTTGAGCTTGGCGTGCACCTCGGGGTTCCTGTTGACCGTCAGGTCCTCGACCGCCGCGTCCTTGTTCGGGTACACGATGATGGCGTCGTCGAAGGACCTCCCGACGCACCACTTCGCGCCCTTGTTGGTGATGTAGCCGTACTCCCTCGCCAGCTCGCGGACGGACATCAGGTCGTCGATGCCCGGCATGGCGCTGGTCGCGGGGCGGACCCAGATGTGGCCCTCGCGGAAGCCCGCGCCCGTCACCTTGTTCTTGAGCGTCCTCGCCCTGACGAGGTTGACGCAGGGCTTGCCCTCGGTCTCGGGCGTGGCTGGCTCGACCACGAAGCAGTCCTTGGCGGGGTCGCCCGCGCTGCCCGGCTTGCCGTCGAACGGCTTGACCTCCTTGATCATGCGGAGCTCGATCATCGTGGACGGCGTGAAGCGGCAGATGCGCCCGCCCGGGAGGACGTAGGTCTTGTTCGTGTAGCTGTAGTCGTTGGCCCAGCTCGCCTCGGTGGAGTCGTCGATGCGGGAGCGGGTCTGGTTGATCATGAACATGTGGCCGTCGGCACGCTTGACGTAGGGGTGCAGGGTCTTGAAGAACTTGTCCATGATCTGGGCGTGCTTGCCGTAGGAGGCGCGGAACGCCTTCTTGGAGCGGATGTCCTTCTCGTCCACCATGGTGTTGATCCACGGGATAGAGTCGTAGATGAAGAAGCGGCAGCCCTGCTTGATGAGGTCGATCGTGTCTATGACCGCGTTCTCCATGCTGTCGGGCTGGCGGAGGGTGACCATGTCCATGTCGCAGCCGATGCGGGCCAGGTACTCCGGGGTGCCCGTGCCCTCGAAGTCGAACACGCCCAGCGGCTCGCCCGTGTACTCCTGGTAATTCTTGGCGATCTGGTAGGTGAGGGTGGACTTGCCGACGCCCTCGTCGCCGTGCACCTGGGAGACGCGGCCGTGCCTGGAGATGCCGCCGAGGCCGAGAACGTAGTCGAAGGTGATCAGGCCGTACGGGATGAGCTCGTCGGTGTAGTCCTTGGTGAGGACCTGGTAGTCAGGCTTCTCCTCCTTGCGCCCCTTCAGGAAGAGCTCGCGGCGCTGGTCAACTGTGAGATTGCGGGTGTCTATCGGGGCAGACTTCTGCTGCGGCTTCGCCATGTGGCTCTCCTAGAGTCGATGCCCTTGCGACCTGAGGTCTAGGCGGGACTCACTACTGTAATACTGGAAATTTAGATTTTGAACTCAGAACGGCTGAGCTTTTTTGACGGGCTGCTGGCATCCTTTTTAAGGAGAGTCCTAGTCTGCGTTTCGTGAGTGTAGAAGTACTCTGGGCGGTGCAAAATCCCTTTGGTAACAACTCGCTGCCTGCGCCCCTTGCCTTTGACTTCTTGCGCCGCGTTACATAAAGTGTTGATGAAATTTTCTGGTACCTCATCGGGGTACCCGAGAAAAATGCGGCATGCGTGCTCCCCAACCGCAGCCAGCAACACGGCATCACAAGCATCACTATCCAATTTTGGGTAGGCTTGCTTGCTCACGTAGGTAAACGCCTTTTCAATATTCTCTTTTTTGTTCCCAGCTCCTCGTTGCGAAAGGTGCATAAGTGAACGCAGCGTGCTTGCGTTCACCGAAAGTGTATAAACTCTCTTTTTGTCAAAAGGGGTTCCTTGCGCAAAAAAGATAGAATGTGTAACTCGTGAAATACTTGTAAGGAAATCGTTACGTGGCGTGGCGGCTTCCACGGCAAACATAATACCGGCCCCCTGTTCTAATAGAGACCTCACTCCCGGTGTCACCATAACTTCCATGAGACCTTGACCGATCATCACACTCCTAACCCACACGGGAGCACTTGCCGACTCGGGCTTGACTGACCCAACCCCAAGGGTCACCGCTTCTGTTCGCCCCGGCTCCTTTTTGATATGCGACACCGCCCATCCTGTTCGAGAAAGGGACAAATCCAGCGCAAATATAACCCACTGAGAAATCTCCGGCATAGGGGGCGGGATATTTCGGATAATTTGTTGAGTTTCTTTTCTCACTAAATTGACTTCCTTTAGTATCTAGTAGAGGTTGTCTTATGGAATTGCCGTCAAAAAAGCTTATTGATCAGCGGTGTGGCGTCTACTGTATACGTAATACTGCCAACCAGAAGTATTACGTGGGAAGCTCCGTCTCTCTTTACAACAGGCTGCGGTACCATCGTAGAATGCTCCAGAGAGGTCTACACGAAAACCCCCATCTCCAACACTCTTGGGACAAATACGGAGAATCCGCGTTTACTGTAAATGTCCTAGAATTCTGCGATCCCAACGAGCGGGTAGCTAAAGAACTCTCATTGGCGGAACAATACAGTGCCCTAACCGCTGGCTACAACATCCGCCGACCCGGCGAAGTTGGACGACCGCCATCATCTCGCAAAGGTGTACCTTTGCCCGAGGATACGAAAAGAAAAATTGCTCAGACCCTTACAGGGAGACGGGCAAACCCAGAAGCAACGCGCCAAGGCGTAGACACACGCCGACGCATGGGGCATCGACCGAACAAGGGAAAAACGTTTTCAAAGGAGTGGTGTAAGCATCTCTCCGAAAGCAAGACAGGTAAACCAAAGCCAGCCGGATTCGGAGAGAAGATACGTGCAAGGCTGAAGAACAGACCAAAAAGTGCGGAGCACCGACTAAATATGAGTCTGGCAAAGAAGGGTAAGCCGATGCCGAAACGTGGACCGATGCCCGAAGTACAAAAAGAGATTTTGAGAAAAATAAGAATCGGAACGATATGGCTTCTCTGCCCTACAAATTCAGAAACCCGTTTCGTCGATCAGGAGAATGCCGCCATCCTAATGGCTAACGGCTGGGTGCGGTGCACGAGGAAAATGTTTCGTGCTCTCCAACTACCTAACCGCAAAAAAAAACTTGCTGTTCTCGGTCTTGTGCCGCAAAAGCAGGACCACTTGTCAAGAACGCCACCAATTAGTTCAGGTGGGACTGCATAGAGATCGCGACCGGCTCGAAGATGTCCTTGAATTTTTGGCACGGGCAGGGCTGGAAGTCGGGGATGTGGCCCTCGATCAGGCCCGCGAGGTGCTGGCCGTTGCACTTCCCCCTTGACGGCTGGGTGCCGCCGAAGTGGACGTAGAAGGCCTTGTCCTCGATGGCTGGTTCGTCGTGGTCGTACTCCGAGCAGCCGCACTCGCACAGCCTGGGGATGTTACCGCAGCACATGCTGTCTAATACTTACTTCTTGGGAAGGTGGGACTTGAGCTCGGCGGCCAGGCGGCTGATCGGGAGGGCGACGGCCTCCTGCCCTACGCCGGTGGAGATCACGCCCACGATGATGCCGCAGACGGCCTTCTGGTTGGCGCAGCCGACGGCCGAGCCGCTGGACGCGGGGTTGACGCCGGGCATCTGTAGGAGCATCGCGCCCTTCCAGTTCCCCACGACCTTGCCGTGGGCCCGCACGAGCACGGAACGCTCCACCTGCGGGTTGGTGATGCTGCCCCTTAGCACCTGCTTGCCCATCCCTAGCGGGGCGGACACGCTCACCACGGGCTCACCCAGGAGGTTCTCCGGGTCCGCGCCGAGCGGGATCACGGGGAACACCTCCGTAGTGGGGACGTACAGGACCGCGTAGTCCAGGCCCTCGGCGGCGTCGCCCTTGTCCACGGCGGCGACCAGCCAGAAGACCTTGGGTGTCTGCCCGTCGGAGGTGACGTAGTAGTCGTACCCCGGGTCGATGCAGTGCGAGGCGGTGACGAAAAAGTAGCCCCCGTCGACCCGCATGATTGAGGTAGCGGTGCAGGACGGCTGGAGCGCGCCGTCGTCGCCGCTCTGGCGGTAGAGGACGACCGTGGCCTTGTAGAAGTCGGTGAGGAAGGTGCTTGTAACCGCCTTGGGGTCAGGCTGTTGCGTAACGGAGGTGCGGGCGGAGTCGGCGCAGGCGCTCAGGGGGAAGAGCAGGGATATGAGCAGGGCTGCCGTGGCCAAAAACTTCATCGCGCCTCACAGGGAAGGAAAAGTCCTTGCCTATGAGACAGGTAAACGATTAGCTCGATGCGGGCAGACGCCGCCGTTCACCATCTTCGCGCAGTTGCAATTCCAGCAGTTCGTTTCGAGCGTAGAAGGAAATCCGTGGCTCGCCGCCCACCTGTAGATAGACGCCCTCTTGATCTCTTTCCTGTGGGCGCTGCCGTCGTTGTTGACGTGGTTGAGCGTCAGGAAAGTATCTTCGAACTCGACAAGGCAGCAAGCACAAACCATACCGTATGCGTTAAAGCACAGGGTCTTGTACTTCTTCGCCGCGTCGACGGCTTGCTTGAGATGCTCAGCACAGCGGGTTTTCCCTGAACTAGCTGAAACGCCACAGGTGATGCACAGACCGCTCTGCTTGCGGTCTCTGATCAGGCGTCGCGTGCCCGTACGGTTCGCTGTCGCGCAGGTGACGCATCTGACTCTGCCTGGTTCCGGAGGGTTCTTACAGTTCCGACACTTCGCATCCATAGTTGTCTCTACCTATGGATGCGTAGGTAGTTTATCGCCTGGTTACTGCTTGCTGCCGTTAGGGGCTTGGTCCGGCCCCCGCTTGGCCTGCGGTTTGCGGTACTCCGGGTTCCTGCTGTAGGCCCCGGCCTCGGAGCGGACGGTGTCGTTCATGTCCTCTTCGCGGTACTCCCCGGTCTCTTCCTTGGGCTGCCCGACGGACCTGCGCTTGTCGTAGACCTTGCTGCCCTCGGACCTCTCTATCCACCAACGCTTCTGGCCCTCGTTGTAGGACTTGGCGTACGGCTCGTCCTCCACGAACTTGTTCTTGCCGGGGGTCACGAAGCCGTCGATGACGGAGCCGTCCGCGTACTCGAAGCGCACTTCCTTGGTGTCCGACTCGAACTGGACCATGCCCTTGACGGGCCCGGAGAAGTCCTTGCGCGGGCGGTAGTACCCGATGACCTTGCCGTTGGACGCCTCGTACCGCTCGCCGCTCTTGGTGTACTCCTTCTCGACGTACTCAATCTCCATGTACTCGCTGTGGTGCGTGGAGGCGGTCTCCGGGTCGAAGCTCGGCTTCTTGTAGTGGATGCGGACGTTGTAGTTGTCGCCGCGCTCCGTGGCGTACTTGAACGGCACGATCCAGCCCGACGCGTCGGGGGACTTCTGCCACTCGTCGACCTTGCCGCCGATCGGCACGATCTCGATCTTGAAGAGCTGCGCCTGCTCGACCACGCGGTTCTTCTTGGCCTCCTTCTTGTCGAAGAGGCTGTTCAGCAGGTTGCCGTCGGCGATGAGCTCCTGCACGTTGGTCGTGTCGCTGATCTGCTCGATGATGTTCGGGATGCCGAAGCCGGGCTGGCCCTCCTCGTCGGTGTCGACGAGCAGCACGGCCATGCTCCCGCTGGTCGGGAAGAACACCTTGATCGCGGGGCGGCTCTCCTGCTTGCCGTCGATCACGCGGTAGCCCTCGATGTAGTCGCCCTTGTTGTCCAGGGGCTTGTCCACGTCGACGATTTTGTACTCCGTCAGGATGACCTTCTGGCTGCGCCCCTTCCAGACGAAGTCGTTCGCGTCGTCGGGGTTCTTGGGGTTCGGGTCCTTGTGGTCGTACTGCACGGACTCGTCCAGGGTGACCTGGGCGATCTGCTTCAGGGTGCCGCTCTTCTTCGCCGCCTCGACCTGCTCGGAGGTGAAGGGGAACGCGTCGGCTAGCTGCTTGTTCACGTAAATCTTGCGGATGTTGTAGCCCTGGGACAGCTCCGCCTCGATGCCGTACTGCGGGGTGTCGCCCATCATCTGGGAGAACTGCCCCTGTAGCTCGGAGGCGCGGACGCGGTCGTAGATGGCCTGCGCCACCTCCTCGTCATGCTCCAGGTCCTTGCGGAGGCCGAAGGTGTCGAGGTACTGCTTCATCTCGGCGTTCTTCGGGTCCAGCCCGGCGTCCAGGTCCTTGAGCACGCCCTCAAGCTGCTCGCGCACCTTGGCCGTGGGAACCTTGCCGAAGCTGATGACGTACTTGTTCTCACCGGCCTCGCGGGACCAGAACGTGCGGTCGGCGTAGGCGAAGGCGGCGTCGGTCTGCTTCTGCGTCCAGCCCCGGGCCTTGCCCTCGTCGTTGAAGGTCTGGCGGTACGGCGGTGCGCACGCGGTCGCAAGACCGAGCGCGAGAATTAGAGCTGCTGCCTGCAATGACTTTTTCACCGTACCGTTACCCCCTGGGCCGCGCCCGTCTTGAACCTCTGCATGAACATCACGGCCTCGGCCGGGCTCATCTTGCGGAGGTTGTCCAGCTGCTCCGGGTGCGCGGCGAAGTACTTCTCGATCTGCGCCTGCTCCGAGGAGGTGAACAGCCTGTCGTACTGCGCCCGCATCCACGGCGTCACGTCCTTGAAGTTTCCGCCGCTGCGGTTCTTGCCGAGCCCCGCCTCGAACGCCTTCTTGGCGATCTCGTTGATGGCGTCCTTGTTCTCCTCAAGCCACTGCTGCGACTTCGCGCAGCCGCCGAGGGAGCATATCTGGTAGTGGTCGGCCATCGTGACGCGGAAGACGGTGTTGTTGTCGCCGCGTATGTCGTTGATCGCGCCCCAGCCGATCGGGTCGGACTCGAACTCGGGGATGGTCACGTCCATGAAGAACCGGAGCATCTCCGCCTTGATCTGGTCGATCTGCTTGTAGTAGTAGAGGTATTTCTCGTCGTCGTAGACGATGTTCCCGGCGTAGTCGAACTTGACGATCTGCTTCCGCATCTCGTCCCAGTCCATGCCGAAGTATATCTGTGCCAGCTCGCGGATGGGCGCGGCGTAGCCGTGGGACGGGTAGTCCGTCTGGTTCTCGGGGTACAGCATCTCCGGGATGGACGCGATCAGCTCCACGTCGAACGCCTCGGACAGGGGCCACTTCTGGATGTTGATGTTGCCGTGTACCTCCTCGTGCTGCATGACCTTCGGGATGCCGTTGAGGTAATCGGTGATCCAGGCGTCGGGGTTGTAGTAGATGACGCCCGTGTTGAGCCACGTGACGCCCAGGATGCCGCCGAGGGGCGGGTTGAACCCGAGGTGCAGCTCGCGGGGGACGAAGTCAGAGGGGTGCATCGGCTTCGGTATCCTGTGGACCTCGCGCCAGGTGACCGTGGGGCTGCCCGGGACCTTCTCGTCCAGCTCCTTGACGAGCTCTTCCTTCTTGATGCCCAGTTTGGCCGCCCTGGCCTCTATCGACTTCTCGTAGATGACGGTGTAGAACTCGTAGTCCCGCTGCGCGGCGTCGACGGCCTGCTTCTGGAGGCCCGCCTGCACGACCGCGAACTGCTCGTCGGTGATGAACTCGGTGTGGCAGAGGTCGGAGTAGCGGATGCGCCCGTTTACGCGGATGTAGTGGTCGAAGACCATCTTCATCTTCGCGGGGTTCTCGGTGACGCTGTCGGTGCTCACGACGTCGGTCTGCACGGCGATGGAGTCGCTGCCTGGGATGGTCGCGCCCATGCCGTTCGGGTTCCCCTGGTTGCAGTTCCAGGTGCTATTGAGCCAACGGACGTACTCCTCACGCTGCCTGATGGGGTCGGAGGTCTGGTGGAAGCCCGGCGGGAAGAAGAACGGCAAGGTCTGCGCTTTCGCGGGCGCTTGTGTTTGGCCGGAAGCTAGTCCGGAAATGACGAGCAGGGCTGCGGCGAGAAGGCGTTTGAACTGCATTAGTCCCCCATGTGGATCGGGCCACTGCGGACAGTGATTGATCTACAATACTACTTCCGGGACTCGTAGTCGCATTTTTTCCTCGAATAGCGCAAATTCGACTATCCGATGACCTCGACGTCGAACCCCGCCGCCTTGGCCGCCTCGCGGACCTGGTCCAGCTTGATGGCCTTGACGGACATGGACCAGTGCTTGAACTTGCCCCGCGAGCCGTCCCGGTTCGTCTCGTACTGCGCGTGGTAGCCCCTGTTTCGGGCCAGGTCCTTCTGGTCGAAGGACACGATGGCCTTGACCGTGACGGTCGGGCTCTTGGCGAGCTCCATGACCTTGCCGATGTCGTAGTTGTCCAGAATCTTCAGCATCGTCATCACGTCGAACATCGCCCTGTGCGGGAAGGGGTTGAGGAAGGCGTGGTCGGCCGCCATGTAGGTCAGCCTAGTGCTGTTGCGCTCGGGCACCTCCAGGTCCGCCTTGGTGTCGATCCATATCTTGGAGGGCTGGGAGTCGAGGCCGTGCCTGGCGGCCCACGCGTCCAGGACGGGGCGGTCGAACACCGTGCCGTTGTGGGCGCAGGCCACGTCGGCGCTGCCGTACCAGGAGAGGACGTAGCGCAGGGCCTTGTCCTCGGCCATGCCCCACTTGGAGCACAGCTCCGGGGTGAGGTGGTTGATCTTCTCCACGCCTGGCTCCCAGATCACGCCCGGGCCGGGGTCCACGAGGGTGCCGAACAACTTGATGGGGGCGCGGAGGTCCGTGTCCCAAACAACCATCCCTATTTCCGTGACGCCGATGGTCTCAATCTGGAGGCCAGTCGTCTCCAGATCAATTCCGAGTATAAGCGTAAAATCATTCCTCCCCGTACTTAATACCAAATGCCCCGTCTTTGTGTGCTTTCAGCCAATTACAGTTGGAACAAAGAATTTGGTATGCCCCGGATATATCCTGCTGGGCCTTTTTCCACATAGCTTCCCAACCCATACTGTTCCGTTCTTTTGTTCCGCCCCCGTTCACATGGTCAAGCTGCAACAATCTTTCATCAGCACAACCCAACGAATCGTCTTGGTTTAACCAACGGCAACCAGAAGAAGCACATTTCCCCCCAAATTGTACAATAACGTTGTGGCGAAGTTCACGCCGACGTTTACGATTGGCCAAAGCTCGTGGTTTTAATGCTCTTTGATCATAAACTTTAATCTGTTCTGGATGGGAGGCTACCCACTCCGTCGTATGTTGCTTTTTTCGCAGTTTTCTTTCTACTGGGGTCAAATCTAGCCCTGTTCTCGCTTTACTGATTTTGGTTTTGGAAATTTCAGAATGATGTTTGCCATAAAATGGATTAGCTTCTGGGTTTTTTAGCCGTTTTTTCTGTGCGGTTGACGCCTTCAGCTTAGACTCGTCAGACCACTTCCACCCCCTAGGTTGAAGTCCTTGCTGTTTGCGTTGAAGCATTGCTTTGCGTTGTTTTTTCCTAACTTTTTCGGTTCTTTCATAACTCCCTCTGCCCATAAAAAGACCCCCTATTTCAGGGGGTCTGTAGTTAAGATATTTACTGAACTGTATTTTGAAACACAACTCGATGCTACAGCTCATCTACATTTTCAATTTTACTTTCTCCGCCGACCTTCTTGCCGGAGAGCAGCGCCTTCCACTCGATCTCGTTGAGCTTCTGGCCGAGCTTCGCGCGAAGGACCTTGCCGCCGTCCTTGATGAACCTCTGGGCTGCCGCCTTGACCGCCGCCGCGACCGCCGGGTCCAGCGTCCAGCGCGGCACGTTGGACTTCCTGTTGAACTCGTAGCCGAAGGCCCTGTCCGCGTGCGTCATGACCAGGTCGATGTCGAACGGGGTCTTGTCCTCGTCCGGCAGCTTCTTGATCTGGCGCATGTTGAACTGGGACAGGCGGACGAACTCGATGGCGAACTCGATCGGGGGGAAGTTGCCCTGGGCGTCCTTCTCGTACTTGCCCGTCACGGGGTCGGCGTTCGTGTAGCGGACTACCAGCCCGACGACGCTCACCTCTCCGTCCTCGTCAAGGGATACGCAGCAGTACTGCGGGTCCGCGTCCGCGCCCATCGGCGTCAGGCAGCGTGCCCTGATCTTCTTGGCGTCCTTCCCGGTGCCCGTCTCAAGGAAATGGGACTTGGCCGTCTGGGGCGCGATCCACTCCTTGGGGATGAAGCTGAAGCGTGCGGCCTTGCCCTTCTCGGGGCGGCACTGGTTGAGCTGCCCTGGGCGGTCGTACACCCGCTTGTCGTCGAAGTCGGTGTCGAGGTTCTCGTTGTCGGCCACCTTCGCCGCCGGGGCCTCGTCCTCCTCCGCCACTGCCGCCGCTGCGGTCGTGGCCTTGGCGCTGTGTGCAGCGTGAGCCGCGTGCTGGGCTGGGGCTGCGGCCGTCGCGGTCTGCGCCGGGCGTGCCTGCTGCTGCGGCTGCGCCGCCGGGGTCGGTACCGCGTCGAGCTCGTCGTCGAACGTCTGGAATCCTGCGTTTGCCATGTTTACTTTTTCTCCTGGGCCTGAGCCTTGACTACTTCAGCCTGCCTTAGTCCCCCGAGGGTCACGAACTTGACCTTGCGCTTGGCGCTTGTCATCTTCGTCTCTCCCGTGAAGGGAATCTTCCTATAAATACCCGGTTTGTGGCGCACCGTGAATTTCCCGAACGAGTTGAGCTTGAGCGAGAACTTGTCGGTCGGGAGGTTGTTGAGGAGGGTCTCTTCGAGGGCCTTGATCACCGTGTCGATGACGTGCTCGGCTTCCTTCTTCGTGGTCAGGGCGAGAGCTTGCTGGACGCGCTGCGTTAGCTCCTCGCGGCCAGCCTTGGATTTGCCTGTGGACATTGTCTGCTGTTCCCTCTGCTCTCCCTAATACTCCGTTTGGGCGGAAACGTAGGCAAAAGCAAAAGCCCCGAGCGATCGGGGCTTCTGTGGGGAACCGCTGGCTTTCTGTTAGAACACGAACTTGAGGCCGCCGCCGACCGAGGTCGCGGTGTACTTCCCCGCCAGGGAGTTGGCCTGGACGGGCACCGTGACGCGGACGTGCTTGGTGACCTGGAGCTCGTTGCTGAGGACGAAGAGCCTCTGGCCCGGGACCGCGTCCTTGCCGGGGAGCTGGTAGGTCAGGATGGAGCGCAGACGCCCCGCCTGGACACCGCCGCCGACGAACGGGTTCGCGGAGGTGCGAGCCGTCGAGACGAAGTTTCCGAACGTGAAGCCGTTGGTGTTGATCACGACGTCAGCGCCGCCGCCCGCGAGGACGTGGCCGAAGAGCTTGTAGTAGCCCTGCGCCGTGATGGTGCCGTTGTATCCGTTGCCCGTGCCGGACGTGACCTTGGCCGTGTTGAACAGGCCGTTGGCGTCGAGCAGCAGGTGCTTGGTGCTGGACTCCACGCCAGCGCCGATTGAGTAGCTAGCGCCAGTAGCCGCGCTGCCGGGTGCGGTCGTGATCGTTCCCTGGACGTAAGGGGCGATCGCGCCGTTCTGAGCAAACGCGGAACCGACCATGAGGACGATCGCCACGAGTGTCGAAGTGATGAGGCTTAGTTTCATTGTTTTCTCCTCGGGGATGTGTCCCCGTGAGTTCTATGATACTACGGTTGCCAGATTTTCGTGATTTTGAGGGCGCAGACGTAGGGGTCGTAGTGCCTCTCCCGCCACGCGGACAGCTCCAGCAAGCTGTTGAAAACCTTGTCCTTAGGCAGTTGGAGGGCGGAGAGCTTCTGGAAGGTCCTCGGGTTGAACTTGGAGGCACCCTTCGCCCTCTTGAAGCCCCTGTCGTCGCCCGTCTGGGCGAACACCCACTCGACCATCTCCCAGTACAGGGCGTTCAGCCTGTAGCGCGGGTCGACGCCCTTCGGCAGCCACAGCAGCCAGTTCTCCCACGGGCGCATCCACTTCGCCTTCTCCGGGAGCGGGCCGGACAGCATCCACGCCGCGTCCCATATCCCCGCCCTGATGTCGTACATTCCGTCCGCGACCTCGTCGGCCACGCGCTGCACCGTCGCCTTGTCGGGCTTCTCCATCCCGAGTAGCTCGGCGGCGAACCGCACGATCGCGTTCATGCCCGCGCTGCCGGGCTTGATCAGGTCCAGCGACCAGATTCCGGTCTTCCTCGCCGTCCTCGGCGATAGGTCAAGGAGGCTGCTGTAGTCTACCTGGTAAAGCAAAGGCTCCTCTTGTCCCTGAAGGTCAATGTCAGAGACAGACTTGACCGCCTGGCACTCAATCCTGCGCATGTGCGTCGCGCTAAGAAACTGCTCAGCAAATCTGATCTGGGCGGGATCGTCCCCCACAAGAACATTGTTCTTAGGCGGGGATTTCTTCTCTAGGAGCAGGACTACGCTTGGATATTCCGTGTCTAGCATCGTTCCCATATAGACATGTTACTTGAAAACTAGACTTTCACCCGCACAGGTAGGAGGTCTATGTGACGAAGTTGTACTTGACTGGACAGACGTTTGGGAAATTGAAGGTCCTGAGACGCGCCGGATTGGATAGGCACGGAGCCGTGCTGTGGGAGTGCTCCTGTGAGTGCGGCCGTTTAGTCCCCGTCAGGAGCTACTGCCTCACACGGGGCAAAACAAGAAGTTGCGGGTGTGCCAGACATGAACAGGTCACCACGCACGGAATGACGAACACGCCAGAGTACAACGCTTGGTGCATGATGAGGGCTAGATGCGGCAACCCGAAGAACAACAGCTACCACAACTACGGGGGGCGCGGAATAAAGGTGTGCGAGAGGTGGGCGTCCAGCTTTGAGTCGTTCTTGGCTGACGTGGGCCGCAAACCATCGCCCAAACACTCATTAGATCGCGAAGAAAACAACGGAGACTACGAGCCAGGGAACGTGCGCTGGAGCACGAGGAGGACACAAACGCTAAACCGCCGCCCGTACAAAATGCGGGTGCTGAGGAACTTCTCCGACTCAGACATACGGGAGGAGTTCCTCAAGCGTAGGCTTAACTTGTGACGTTACAGCTTTTTGGCTGCGGCCTTGGCGTCTGCCTCGACCTTGGCTGCGACCGCCTTGGCGTCCGCCTCGGCCTTCGCCCACTTGGCCTTGAGCCAGGTGTAGACGTGGTGCAGGAACGCCCCGCCAGCCAGCTTGGCTGCGGAGGCCCAGGTCGCGAGGTCCTTCAGGATTGCTGCGTAGTTGACGGACATAGGAAAGTCCCTCCCTACAGGGGGCGGGGAAGTCGGGTTATTTGGGCTGGGGGCGCTCCCAGTAATGGAGCACCAGCCAGAGGAACGCGCCCGTGCAGAGCGCCTGCGAGACGTACCAGGCCATGAGGAACGGGGCCCTTTCGGCGTAGGCCAGGACGAGGTTGTTGATCTGGACGAGGAAGACTAGCCACTGGTAGGCCTTGGAGAAGTCGCGGGTGTGCTTGCGGCGCAGGAGCCTGCGGAACAGGGGGACGTACATACCGACCGCCATGGCCATGCTCAGCGTGACGCAGATCGTCTTGGTGGTTAGGTCATGCGGCAGTAAGTGCAGTCCCACTCTTTTTCCCCGCCTCCAGCACGGCCGTCTCCAGGAAGTCTCCCCACGTGTCGAAGTGCTTCACGGGCTTGATCCCCGCCTGGGCGAGGTCCGCCGGGATGTGGCCCTCGTCCAGAAGGGCGAAGATGGAGTCGATGCGGTTCTTGTGCTTGGGGTTCTCGGGGCCGATGACGATGCACTGCTTGCCGAGGAACAGCGCCCCGCCGAACTCCGCGAGCCTGGTGTTCCTGACGAGCGCCTTGCCTGGGTTGAACTCTATGAGCGTGTCGGAGGAGAGGATGTTGCGGACGTCGCGCACGGCGAAGCCGATCACCTGGTCCATCTTGTCTAGCTGGGTGCCGCCGTCGGCGTCCGTCATGTCCGTGTCGCCGCCCTTGTCCTGCTCGTCGAGCCAGCGGGACGTGACCTCGTACCCGAGGGCGCGGAGCTGTTCCGCGTACCCCTTCATCTTGTCTATCCACTCGAACGGCGCGGCTAGGTAGATACGGTTCATCGTGGGCTAATACCGAATTTTTTAAGATTCGGCGGGCTTTTTGTCCCCGAATTTGGCCTGGGCCTCGCCGGTCTCCTTGGCGAACATGTGGGCGTCCATCATGTGCAGGACGACCCGGCGGCCCACGACGGTGAGCTGTATCGAGTGCCTCTTGGTCCAGGTGATCCCGTAGTGCTCCGTGAGCTGGGCCAGGACCTTGGTCGTCCTGTCCATCTCCACGGCCTTGACCTTCGGGTCGTCGAGCTGTATCAGGAACAGCATCAGCGCCTCCCTCGGGTCTTCGTCCAGCTCCAGGAAGGACTTGCAGAAGTCCAGGATCAGCGCCCCGACTAGCGCGGCCACGCCGAAGGTCGCGCCCCACTTCACGCTGTCCATCGTATGAGGCATCCTCTCGAACTCGGTCAGGGTAGGGTAGCGGGCGTACTTCTCCAGGAGGTTCCGCTCCGCCACGACGTAGTGCCCGGCGGACTTGGGCTGCCCCGTGAGGGTCCCGGCGGCGAGCATCTCCTTGCGTGCCCGCTCCGTGATCGCGGCCTGTATGGCGAGCACCTTGAGGAGCTGCTCCTTCGAGTTGACCTGGGCGAGCATCAGTCCCTCTCCGTCCAGTGCACGAGGCCGTCCTCGCCCATGCGGGCGTCGAACCCCGCCAGGTCGAGCACGCGCCGAGTGTCGCGGGTGAGGTAGGTGCCGGGGTCCGCACCCGTGAGCGCCCACAGCAGGCCGCGCAGCACGCCGTCGTTGTGGTCCAGGTGCGCGGAGTTGCAGGAGCCCTCCATCGCGTCGAGGCGGTTGATGACCGCGGCCTGTATCCCCTTCCTGTCCATCATGCGAGGCAGTCCCCCCTCATCCAGTCGTCGTAGCACTCCGCGCAGAGCCGACGGTTGTCCGGCGGCATCACAGAACCTCCCCTCCCTGATGGAGAGGATCGTCCGTGTGCAGCGGTGCTCGGTCATGACCTCAATCCTAGCATGCGCCTAAGGTGCCCGATCGCGGACGGCACGGACGGGCAGGGCACCGCGAAGTCGCGCACGGTCACGACGATCCAGTCGCCGTGGTAGACGTCCACCGTCCACTCCCTTCCGTCGGTGGCCGACTTGACGCGGTAGTTGACGACGCCCTTGAGGGACTCCCTCAGGCCGTGCTCCGGCGGCAGGTGCATCGGGACGGCGGCGGTCAGGGCGCGGAGCATCGTGGCGATGTCCTTGGCCTTCGGCATGCGGCGGCGCTGTCTGCGGGAGGGGGGCACGTAGGATAATACCGTAAAAGGAAAACCCCGCCTCGCGGCGGGGTTCGTGTCAGTGGGGAGGGCGGGGGCGGTTGACAGTACCTCCACGCAGGTGACAGTATAAAGTATTATACTGGGGATTGACGCTTTTGTCAACCCCCAGCATGGGAAGGGGAGGGCTGGTTACTTTGGTTACTCTCCGGCATACTGAGCGCAACTTGTGCTGCCGTCCTCGGCGGTGATGACCGCAATGCACGTCTTTGGAGCCTGTACGACCGCTACCTCAGCCTTAGCTGGGGCCGGGGAAGCCACAGGGGGCGCTGGCGGGGCCGGGGGTGTGCTGCAACCCTTCAGACCCTTAGCAGGCTTCATGCTGCACAGCAACTCAAGCGCAAGGTCATTGCGCCCGATGCTGGACAGAAACGCCGCCATGTGAAACTGGTCGCACTCCTTGTCTTTCTTCGATCCCCCCAAACTCAGACTGCCAGCGGGCAGAGACCCCCCAAAACCTCCTGCAATACGACACGGCGCTGTAGAGAATGCTTCCGGCGCGATGACTGTAGGAGCCTGCCGCACTTCGTTTTCATTGGTAGTCTGGCTGTTGCTCTGCGCTCCGTTGGATGCAGATGCGCTACCGCCCGTCGCTGTTTGCTGTTGACCCTGCGACTGGTTGCTGCTCGCGTTACTCGACGAGGCGCTGGTGTTAGTGTTGGTGTTTTTGTTGGAGTTGTTGTTCTTGTTTGTGTCAGTGACGGTGACTGTCACTGGCTGCTTGGGATTTGTCGGCTGCTTGGGATTTGTCGGCTTCTTGCAGGCCGGAACCTGTGCGAAAGCCAGCGCGCCCAAAAGGATTACAACTGCGATCAGCGTTTTCTTCATTGATCTCCTCCCAGAGATTGTTACTCGTGGTCTTCTAAACTTTCTACTATTTCAGGCGGTCAGTTTCACGCCGTACTGCTTGCCAACGGACTCAAGGGCGGCGTCAATCTCCGTTCGCAGGGTTCTCAGGGCATTACGGTCAATCGTGGTGATCTTCATCAGGTGTTCCCTCCCCATACAGTATACGCCGGGAAGGGGGGTTTTGGCTACTTCCAAACGCTACCAAACAATGGACTTGAGGTCTGCCATTGGTACTTTATGACTTTCAGCCCCTAGAGGGCACAATGCTTTATACCGTCTACAAAACAGTGGATTTCACCAACGGTCGCTACTACATCGGCGTCCATAAAACGAACAATCCTAATGACTCTTACCTTGGGCCGGGCAAAGTATTTATGCGTGCGGTAGCCAAACACGGCAAAGTCAATTTCAGAAAAGATGTTCTCTTCATCTTTAACACGGGCGCGGAGGCGTTCGCCAAAGAGCTTGAACTGGTGGATGCGGCGAAGACCGACCCGCTCTGTTACAACCTGAGACAAGGCGGCAACGGAGGCTTTGACTGGATAAATGCCCAACCAGAAATCACAAAGCGGCGAAGCGTCAAGAACATAAGAGAACTCCGTCGCCGAAGCCAACCGCAAGCGAGTGTGGACGCCTGAACAGAGACGCGCCTCTCAGATACGCCTGGCGGCGGGAAAACAAGCTACCAAACAATCGAGTCCAGCCACCACTTAGGCATCCTACGATTGTTCATCTGAATGAACTTCGCGAACCCGGCATCAAGCATGTGCGTGTGGGCGCGGTCAGTCTTAGACCTTATTGAACGCCCAGAAGCCTGCACAAGTTTCAATGCTGTACACCACTGGTACCACTCGGGGTCGCGGCGCATCCTCGCGCGGACGTAGGGGTCCAGCGCGGGATACGGGACCTTGCACATGATCTGGAAGCGGCTGAGGTCCTCCTTGAGGTCCAGCCCCTCGAACATGGACGGGGAGAACAGGACGGTCGGCTTGCCGGGGCTGTTCAGGTGGCGCTGGAGCGCCTGCTCCCTCGCGCCCCGCGAGCTGTCGTGCGTGACGACCCGCTCGCCGTAGCCGTGGCTGCGGAGGTAGTCCACCATGTAGCGGTTGACCTTGTACGAGTTCGTGTGGACGATGCCCTTCTTCGTGGCGTAGCGGTCCATCAGCTGGCCGACTACGGGGGCCATCAGCGGCAGCGTGCGGTCGATGTCCGCGTACCGCATGTCCCCGACCGGTCGGTAGAACAGCGGCCTGTTCTCGACGGGGAAGTCCGAGTCGACGGCGAGCGTCTCCGCGTCCGAGCGCCTGATCCCGAGGTTCCGCATGAAGGTGTCGAAGTCCAGGATCGTGGCGGACAAGATCAGGACCTTCTGCGCCTTGGAGAACAGGAAGTCGTCGGCGAACAGGCGGCCCGTGAGCGGCTTGATCGTCAGGGCCTTGGTCTGCGCGTCCGTCCACGCGAACCACTCCGCCGGGTCCTCGGAGTTGCGGAACATGTTGACCCGCAGGAGGAACCGCTCCAGGGCGTTGACCTTCTTCACGACGGAGGCCCTGTCGCTGTCCCGCGCCTCCCTCATCCTCCTGCCGAGGGCGACGGCGTGCTGCTGCGCCGCTGGTATGAACGCGGCGTCGAGCCACGCGAGCACCGCCTCGTTGTCCCCCTCGTCGAACTCCGGGAGCCTGCCCTGGACCCCGTACTTCTCGCACCTGTCCTTGTCTATGACCGTGTCCGTCAGGGAGAGAATGCAGTTGCCGACGATCATCCCATCGGCGACATACGTGTGGTCTTCAGCTACGTCTAATGAATAGACCATTCCCGTGTACTGATTTGAGGTCGCGCTGGTCACAGTCGTGCTTTTGTCTAAAATAAGCCGCCGCCTTTCGCCTCTGGTTTTTGTTTTTCTGGCGGGCAGGTCCATGACTTCCGGCAAGAGATTACAGGCACGCACCTTGAAGTATCCTTTGTGCCCCGCACGCGGGGAAGTTTCCCAGATCGGGTACTCCGCGTACCGCCCGTGGTCCCTTAAACAGGCGAGAGCACCCCTCTCGCGCGTGGAGAGGAAAATGTCTTTGATGTCTGACTGAAGAACGTTTTTCCTAGCGCGAAAACAGGTATCGGCGATTCCGTGTTTCAGCGAATAAGTCTTTTCCCACTTCGCAGCTTCGGAATAAGAATCGTACAGCGCCAACACCCAGCCCTTATCCGCTCCCTCCTGCCGCATTCTGGACACCAGACCGAGTCCATGCTGGCTGGCGGAGCGGAATCTTGTAACCCCAATGCGGTATCCATAACCCTCCTTGTGCATCAGGTACAAAATATACTTCTTGCGTGCTGTTGAATTGAACCTCACCCAAAACCAGTGGTTAGGTGTGACACGGGTTTTCTTGCCCCCGGATTCCACCGTCAGCATAGTGCCTGTGTACTGACGTTGACCTACGCGAATTTGCCTGCCGGAGAGATGGAGACTGTCAGAGGCGCGGTTCCACGAAACTGCCTTCTGCCCGTCTGTCAGTGAGGCGATTGGAAAAGATCGGGTCTTGGCTGTCCTTTGCCGTCCCTGCTTCTCGAAACCGACACAAATATCTATTTCCGTCTCCGGCGGATGACATTCCTCGGTGTTGTGGCCCTCGTCGAGGATCAGCATGTTGCGCCTCGGGAGCTCCCCGGCGAAGCGGGCCTCGTTCAGGTAGTAGGAGAAGTTCGTGGTGCCGAGCGGGCAGGCGATGTAGCGGTCCTTGTCGGCGCGGTACGGGCAGTGGTCGCACCGCTCGTCCAGGCCGCCCGAGTCGTTGAGCATCGCGCCGATCTCGCAGTCGATGTCCTCCCCGTTAATGTCCGTCCACTTGTCGCAGTGGTAGTTGGCCCGCCCCTTGAGCTCCTTGAGGCCGAAGCGGGCGAAGTCGTCCATGTACTGCGCGGCGAGGGTCTTCTGCGGGGTGAGGATGTGTGCGCCGGGGGAGAACTCCCCGAAGCCGGGCATGGTCTTGGCGAAGGAGGCCTCGGCGATCGCGACGGGGGAGTTGTGCACTACCGTAAAGTCACCAAGCAGAAACCGTTCGTTTCCGTCCACGGAGAATCCAAAGAACTCCCCGTAACCCGCTAGCAGGACTTTTATCCCTGTGACAAGCGGGTCTTTTTTCTGCTTTCTTGGGAGGCCCTGTTTGCGTATCAATGTAGACGGGATTTTTTCAACGCCGAAGCCGGACATCAGGACTTGGTAGTACCGCCCCGTCGCGGGGCCATTCTTGCCGTTGGTGCAGGTCTTCTCGCAGGGCTTCATGTACGCCGCGAACCCAAGGGAGCGACAAAGGTACGTCAGGTCCTCGGCTAGGCGCTTTATTTCCAGAGTGAACTCATACCCGCCTTTGACCCTGCTCCCGTCGGAGTCCACGACGCCCGCCAGCACCTTCATCCGGACTTCCCTAGAGTTGCGCTTGTACAGCAGAGGAATGTGCTTGTTATTCAGCACGGAGAGGCCGCGGAACCCCTCAAGTAGCGGGTTTTTCTCCCGACTTTTCGGGTTTCCTCCGCGCTTCCCGGTGTTCAAGTCTCTCGTGTATGCGCCGTTGTGAAACTGAGAGTTGACAGAAAGCCCAAGTTCTTTCGCGTAACCGCACAAAAACCCACCGATTTCAGGATCAGCGGTTGTCACCGCAGGCCTGTCCTTGTCTCCGTCGCCCAGCCAGAGGCCGAGGAAGTACGGGTCAATGGGCACGTCTTGCGCGGGGAATTCAACGCCTACGCGGTAGCCTTTGAGGATGTGTTTTTGGCTCTTTGACAAATCAAGATAGTCGCTGAGGGGGATGTCGATCGTTGCACCTGGACCGGCTTTGATTCCCAGCCTACGGTACTGCGGGACTTGGGATTTTTGGTTGTTGGAGTAGGTTCCCTTTGTCCCGATGCCTTTCGTGAACTTCAGGCTGAGAATGTGGCGGCTGTTGACCCTATAGCTGTCACCTTTAACAGGGACTACGTCAAACATCTGGTCAAAGCCGTGCGACAGCAAAAGCACTCGGCGAGGGGTGGAGTCGTCCCCCATCAACGAGTCTCCGACTCGCACGTCTTGGATCGTCCTAACCGTACCGTCGTGCATCAAAACGGGAGTACCGGGGGCGAAGCATTTGCCGAAGCCAGTCGGGCCCTCAAGGACGAAGAACTTCTTGGGGGACTGGTTCCAGGCCGCGAGCCTGTCCAGGGTGTGCTCCTGGTTGGCGCGGACCTCGTCGAACGGGAAGTGGTCGCGGAGGAGGCCGGACCGCTCAAGGGTGAGGTCCTTGGCGGCGGGCGCTATGTCGACCAGGCTGTCGTCGAAGAACTCGTCCATTCCCTATAAAATACGGGAAAAGGGCGGCGGCGTCCAATTAGCTGGAGATGACCGTCGTCCCGTCGTCCGAGAGCTGCACCCGCGCCGTGGCTGGGAGCCCGGCGGCGGTGCGCAGGTAGGCGAGGTGCGCCTGCGAGGCTGCCTGGAACGCGGCCTTGCCCCGCACGTACCCCTTCATGGAGTCATACCTGTCCAGTGAGGGACTGTTCCATGCCGGTTTCTTCTCGTTCCCCGGCTCTAGCTTGATTCCTAGCAGCGGGCAGTGTTCCGGAACCTGGATGTCCTCCGCACGTAGGTCAAACTCCAGCCCAGACTTCTTTGCCCGCGCCTTGGCTGAGTACCACATGCTGTACTGAGGCGTCCTACACTTCCCGTGCGTTGTGAACCTCACTATTGAGGTTTCCTTATTCAAGCAGCCGCAACTTTTCGTCCGTTTCCGCTTGAGGCTGGCCCCGCAGATCACCTTCTGTGCTCCGCAGTCGCACTGGCACAACTAGCGCGGTTTTTCATATCGGCTATCGGCGTATGACAGCACGACCAACCGACCGAACCTTTGTCCGGTAATGTCATCTCGCAGCGCCGCGCTAATCTTCTCGTTCTTTGTCATTTGTCATCACCTGGTTCGTGGCGGCCAATACACCCTTTTGTGCTTAAATTCTGCAAGTTCTTTATAGTCCGCCTCCGCTTCGACGTCGAACAGCATGTTCGCCGGGTTCATGGAGGTGTGGTCATGCTTCGGGGAGCCGCTGGAGTCCCACAGGTGCCTGTCGTTCCCGCTCGTCCCGCCGCTCTCGCCCTGCTCGCCGGAGCTGTCGTAGCCGTAGCCGAGCTTCCTGGAGCCCTGCTTCCTGTTCGCCTCGGCCGTCAGACCGTCGAGCAGCCTGTGCAGCTTCATCAGCGAGTAGCTGTCGTAGATCAGCGCCACGGCGTAGTCCCCTGCTCTGGCGTAGGATGAAGCGGTCTCGAAATTGTATTGGGCCTGCTGCGTCGCCTTGTAGATGTCGATGCGAGTGGAGAGCTGCTTGGAGATGCCCAGCAAAAGCTCTCTCAGCAGCGGCTCTGTTTGCTCATAAAGCCGCTTGTCATCGCCTGGGGCCTTCAGGCTTTCCCAAAGCGCGAAAATTTCCCCGTATGTGTCGCGGAGATAGTTCACTTCTTGCGGCCACGTCGCGCCCGACCGCAGGAGTTCACTCTGAAATCTTGGGACCGTCTGCAAGGGCGCGACCGCCGAAGCGGCGAGTTTGGGAATAGGTGGGCGCATGGTTCTACTGAAAGAACCCTAAAGTCCTGATTCCTCAAGGAAGGCAACGAGTTGCTGGAGCTCATGCAGGGTGGCGTTGCTTTTCAAGCGGTTAGCCTTGTTGGACAGGACTTGCACGTTGCCGGGGACGTACCCCAATTCCGGTTTCTTCCGGTCCAGGCTGGGTGCCCACTCATGTGATTCCCGACTGCCCTTTTTCAGCTCTTGCCCGAACACGGGGCATGTCTCTGGGATTTTGATGTCTGCGGTGGTGATGCTGAAGGGAACGCCTACCTGCTTGGCGCGGCGGCGGGCGGATTGGAGCATCTCCTTCTCAGGGTGGTCCTTGAACCACAGGAGGACGCGCTTGCCGTCACACTTCTTGCAATGCCAGCGGAGTCCCGTAGGACTCGGCCGGAAATTGTCAACGGTTAGTTCCTTGGGTTGGTTGCAGGTCAAGCAGGAGCGAGTGGTCGTCTCTCTTGATTTGGGGCACAAGTCACAGGCAGGGTCAATTATTCCGCGATTTACGTGCCAGCGTCGATGCCGCGCAATGGGTGCCCCTGTTTTTAGTTGCTCTACACGTTGACGCTGAACTTGTTCTCTGTCCATAACGCTTATGTCTCCTAACATAAGCGTTACAAAGTCTATTTATTCGCGTAGAACTGCCACACCTCGGTGTCCCAGGCCTTGGGCGTCAGCCCGCGCCTCCTGCCCTCGGCGATGAACGCCGCCTCAAGCTCGCGGTACTTCTTCCCAGGCGGCGGGGTGCCCTTGGGGGCGTCGTAGCCGTTGGCGCGGAGCCACTTCAGGATGTACGGTACTTGTTGAACTTGTCCACCTGCGCGGAGGACGAGTCGATCTCGAACTCCTCGCGCCTCTGCACCAGCCCGGGCTGCGGCGTGCCCTCCCTCAACGCCTTCTGCCGCTTCCTGACTTCGTCCGCCGTCAGTACCGTCATCGGCGTCTCCGTGACGCCCGCCTTGTCGATGCCGCGCTTCTTGCGGAACTCCTCTATGTCCTTCTGCTTCTGCTTGGCCTCGTGCTCCATCTGACGGGCCCAGGCGTCCATCAGGCGCTCGTGCTTGTCGCCCTCCATCATGCCCTTGAGCTCGCGCCGCAGGTCCTCCACGCTATCGCCCGGGTGGCCCCAGCCGTCATTCTTGTTGACCGCAGACGGCGACCGCACGAGCCGCTCCCACTGGTAGTCGGACCCCGTCTCCAGCTGCCGCGCTACTGACCTCAGCTCGTTAGCGACCGGGTCGGCCTGCCTGCCCGCCCAGGGGCGGACGATGAACAGGGCGTTCATGTTCTCCTCTAGCCTCTTCTTGCTCTGCTCACGGTAGTTGCACAGGGTCGCCCACATGCGGGAGTGGTCGGGCGGGGCCACGATCGTCACGGTCTTGCCGTCGGGCATGCGGATCACCTTGTTCTCGAAAGACGTCAGGGAGTCGCCCTTGCCGTACCACAGCGCCTCAGAGGATTGGGTGGTGACGTAGGCCGGAAGGTACGGGTACAGCGACACGTCATAGTCGCTCATCCGGCGCACGACCTCCACGAGGCTACGAATCTCGAACGCCTGCAACCCCTCAATCTCCTCCTTAGAGAACGAGGTGGCGTGCTGCAAGGTGAGCGCGATAAAGTCGTTGGGGTCCCTGATCCACCGCTTGAGCATCTTGCGCTCCTGGGAGTGGAGCCCGCGCACCCACCCGACCTGCTTGTCCCCAACCATGAGCGGCCTGATCCTCGCGCCGATCTCTATGATCTCCTCACAGTTCGCGGTGATCTCCGTCTTGACCCTCTCGATCGTCTCAACGGGGGCCTTTCTCAGGGTGCCCGAGGAGAGGCGGCCCATGATGTCCAGGCCGAGCGAGGCGGTCCTGCCCTGCGTAAACCTGGTAGGCGCGATCTTGGGCGCTACTTTCTGTTCGTCCACGGCCTGTCCTTCCTCATCGGCTTGTCGATCTTCACGGGCACCGGGGCAGCGCCGGGCTCAGGCGTCGGGCGGTCCGGCGTAGCCCTAGTCAGACCTATGCCCTTAGAGTTCTTGAGCATCTCGCGCTCCTGGGCCATCTGCTCCTCAAGCTCCTTGCGCCCGAACTTCGCGGCCATCTCTTGCTCCACGCGATCCAGGGCACGCTCGGTCTCCTCCTCGGACCTGACTATCCTAGACGAGAACATGTTCGGCTCCTCGGCCTTGTACAGACCGATGGTGGTAAAAACGCGGGGTTCCGGAAACGCGGCGCGGTAGAGAATGAAAACCCTGTGGACCACGGTAAGCGGCAAAGCTTCCATGACCTTCAAGCCCTCCGCCGCAGTATTCACCTTCAGGCCCGAGACCTCAGAGAGGGCGTGGCCCAGCATCACCCGCCTGCGGTCGGCCTTCGGGGGGAACGACATCCCGAGCTCCTCCCGCCACGCTAGTTCTCGGAAAACAAATTCATACTGGAGAAGTTTTATTTTAACGCCGTCTTTTCCCATATTTTGAACTTGGATGCCCGCTCTAAATGATCGAGAAACTCCGCGTAGGGCAGGTCGCGCTTGGCGTACTGGCAGAACTTGCAGCATGGGACGCAGTTCTCGGGGCTATAGCCGAGCCCGTTGTCCTTGCGGTCCACGCCGTTACTCAGCAGGACTCCATCCTTGTCCTTGCTGTTGAGCGTGGGCTTCACGCCGCAGTAGTAACATAGCCCAGAAATCAGGGCGTAAAATTGATCGTCCGACAATCCCCACGAAAAACCCCTTCGCGAAGCGTCCCTTTGGTACTTGTCCAAATAGTAATGCCTGGCGGCGTCCCCCGGAAGACAGCCTCTCCTTGCTTTTTCGCGCATAAGGCAGCCGCAGCTTTGCGTGTTGCCGCTTGTTAGGTTCGAGCTGCCGACCTCCTTTTCCGCCCCGCAGTCGCAGCGCACCGCCCAAAAAATAGCGCCGTCCCTGGCCCGCCGCTTCGTTGGGGACAACGCCACCAGGCGACCAAACCTGCGGCCGTGGAGATTGCTCATGTGCAGCTCCCTAGATCGCCGCTTCTGGAAACAACCGCAACTGACTGTTCTTTGCGTAAGCATGTTGTGGATGGCGACTGTTTTTTCTTTGCCGCAGTCGCATCGGACAACAGCCTTTTCTTTTGTTAAGCCGCCGTACGGGAGTTCGATGATTGTGAGAAACCCCAGTTTTTGCCCAACGATAACAGGCACAATATCACCTCATACATAGGCTCCCATAATCAGTATCTAGTTTTAGTTGTTGTTTTACCGGCAGCGGGGTTTTGCCACCGCCGTGCACCGCCTACACAGTCAAATACCGCCACGGCCCTGGGCGGGCAGTATTTACGTTGTTGTAACCAACGTCTCCCGGTAGCTCCGTGAGAACGTCCGAGGCGGGGACCGCAGACCCTTTGCTGCGGTCCCGCCGATCAAGGGGAGTGCCTTTGCCGCTGGAAAACATAAAACTCGGCGTCAGCCTGCTGTTCAAGCCGGGGCAGCTCGTCGAGTTCAGGATCAAGAACTCCGAGGGGTTCTGGCGCGGCTTCTACTTCACCGACCGCGACCGCCTGGCCGAGGTCGTCGAGCGCCTGGACCGCGACCCGAGGGTGGTCTCCCTCTACTACGTCATCAACCCCTGCAAGGCCAGCCTCATGAGGGAGCGGGCGAAGTGCGCGTGCAAGATATGCTCGAAGGGCAGCGGCCTCCTCACGGCCAACCCGACCGACGAGCAGGTCGAGCAGATTCTCTCCGGCCCGACCCAGCACCTCACGGGCAACGACGACGTTGACAGCCTGAACTGGATGTTCATCGACTGCGACACGCTCCGCGCCGCCGGGTTCGAGCACGAGAGCTCCACGGGCGAGGAGAAGGCCGCCTGCAAGGCCACGGCCCAGCAGATGCTCGCGTTCCTGGCGGAGAAAGGCTGGCCGCAGCCGCTACTCGGCGACTCGGGCAACGGCTTCCACATCCTCCAGTCCATCAAGATGATGAACACGGTGGACAACATCCACCTGCTCGTCGACTGCCTGAAGGCCCTGGCCGCGAGGTTCAACGGCCCCGCCGCCGAGGTCGACTGCGCCGTGTTCAACGCCGCGCGACTGACCCGAGCCTACGGCACGACCACGAGGAAGGGCACGGACGCCCCGGAGCGCCCCTACCGCCACAACCGCCTGATCCCGCCGAAGTCCCCCGTCTCGGCCGTCGCCCTGGACCAGATTCTCGCCCTCGGCAGCGAGGTGCCGCTCTCCAGCCGCCGCAGCGACGACATGCCGGAGCTAGACGAGAACTTCGACCCCGAGGACTGGCTTGAGTGGTACGAGAGCCAGGGCGCGTTCCGCATCGAGGGCGAGCGCGAGGCGAACGGCAAGACGGTCAAGGTCACGGACATCTGCCTGAACGCGGGGCACAAGCACTCCGGCTCCGGCCTGACGGGCTTCATCGTCGGCGACTCCTTCGGCTACCATTGCTTCTCGGACGACTGCGAGGGCGTGACGATCGGCACCATCTTCCAGCTCCTCAGGGAGGCCGTCGACGAGCACGGCAAGCCGAAGTACGAGGAGTACCCGGACCCGATCTTCAAGAACGACGGGCTCGAGGCCGTGCTTGAGTTCGCCGAGGTCGCGGACGAGGCGGAGGCCGAGCAGGAGAAGGTCGAGGAGACCAAGAAGGACGAGGCGATGGCGGAGCCGCCCGAGCCTGAGCCGGGCAAGGACCCCTGGAAGACGGGGAGCGAGGCCCTGGACGGGCTAGACATACGGGCGAACGACCTGGCCGCCCACATCCTGCGCGTCGTCGTCCACCACCCCGAGGAGGTGTGGCAGGACGGGTTCCTCCACTACGCGAAGCGCATTAAGGAGAAGCTCGGCTTCGCCCCGAACGCGAAGGCCATCAAGGTCGCGCGGGGCGAGGTCGGGACGCAGACGCTCAGGCTGGCCGCGCAGGAGACGATGCGGCTGCTGATCAAGTTCACGGAGGCGAACAAGAGGCTGCCCGACAAGGTCACGCTCAAGCACTTCATCGACGTCAGCCCCGACCCCGAGGTCCGGAAGCACGACTACAAGGACGAGGTCAAGGCGTTCGTGGACGCCCTGGAGGACGCCCCGGCGAGCACGTTCGACGACACGGCCAACGCGTTCATGCACACCCTGGACCTGAGGCAGGAAATCAGGTCGGCCCGCGAGGCGTTCAACTTCTTCCTCCTCCGGGAGGAGGACGTCCTCGCCTACCGCAGGGGCATGCGCAAGCACTGGAACTCCAGCACGGCGCAGGACTCGCGGTTCGAACAGGGCGCGTGGCAGGAGCGCACGGACGCCATCTACGCGGACTTCGAGAAGAACGTCCTGGGCGTCGGGGACACGCGGAAGTTCAAGCTCGGCTTCCCGACCATCGACAACTCGGGCATGAACATCGGGCTGGACGGCGACTGCGCCATCTGCCTGTGCGGCCCCGCGAGCAACCGCAAGACTACGGCCGCCCTGTCCTTGGCCATGAACTTCGCCATCACAGGCAAGAACGGCCTGTTCTTCGCGGGCGAGCACCAGTGCATGAAGGTGATGAAGCGGCTGACGCTCCAGCTGTCCCACTTCTTCAAGAACGACGTGGAGATCGGGGCGCTCCCCGGCCTCAGCGGGTGGGAGGGGCTGAACCGCACCGCGACGGCGGACGACCTCGCGAAGATGAAGAGCCTGCTGCTCAAGCTGAAGGCGGGCGAGATCGTGCCGGGCTTCATCGAGCCGCAGAACATAGACGCCGTGACGAAGGGCGACGAGGACAAGGTGGGGGCGCTCATGGCCTACGCCGAGGCGACCTTCATGAAGTACCAGTGGGACTTCATCATCATCGACCCCCTAGACACGATCATGCCGCCCGAGGACGGGAAGACCCGGGGCGGCGCGAGCAACTGGAAGGTCTGCTCCTCGATCGTGGACAGGCTGTTCGCCTTCAGCCGCGACGCGTTCGGCGGGCGGGGCTGCATGGTGATCGTCACCGCGCAGTTCGGCTCCGACGCGAGGCGCGACATAGAGCGCATCCAGGAGAAGAACGCGGGCGCGGAGAACTACGACGACGAGCTTGAGTCCATCCTGAAGCGCGACGGCCTCATCCAGTACTTCACCACGATCGGCCAGCGGTTCGACCTGTGCCTGGGCGTGGCGACGCGCACGAAGGACGGCGAGGACGGGATGATCGTTCGCGGGCGCGACAGGGAGGGCGGCTCCTTCACCTCGCTGAACTTCCGCATCAACCGGGAGACGAACTACATGACCGAGAAGCCGAAGCAGTACCAGGTCGTGGAGACCCCCGTGGGCGAGAGGACCATGGCGGCGGCCGTCAACTCATTCGACGAGGAGCTATGAGCGAGAAGCACAAGTACCTGGCGATCAAGAACTGGCACAGGTACCAGCCGGACAACAGACTGAGGAGCAAGGACGCGGTCCTCCCGTGGATCAGGGACTACTGCGACCGCGAGGACGACGCGGAGTTCCGCTCGCTCACCATGTACCAGCGCGAGGTGCTCCAAGGGCTGTGCCGACTGGTGGGCCGGACTCGCGCACGCCTCATACAGAACGACATCACATACATAGCAGGCGCACTTCACATACTACCCAGGGAGAGGGCACACCTACCTCTCGCAGTCAGCACGCTTACATCACTCGGGTTTTTAATCCCCTGCAATGAGCAACTTAAAAATGAGATAGGTGAAAAAACGGGCGGAGAGGGAGAGGGAGAGCCGCTACCGCTTGAGAACGAGAACGAGAGAGACTTGTCAGTTAGCGGGCTAGTTAGTCAGTCAACAGAGACCCCGGCTGTCGCCGGGGGCGCGTGCGGGGGGCGGACGGAGATTCTATGGGAGGACGCCGAGGTCCCCGCCTTCGACCTTCCCTGCTGGACGCCGCTGCACGAGGAGTTCGGGGCGGGGACGCAGCTCCCGGAGGAGGTCGTCAGGGACATCCACACGGTATTGAAGCAGAGGGGCCTCGACGTCGCGTGGATGCGGGGCTGCGTCCAGTTCGCCCTCACCAACGGGTTCTGGAAGAACCGCACGCCGGGCTCCAGGGCGTTCGCCAAGCACCTGGTCCACGGCTTCGAGGGCGAGGACGCGGACAACAAGCTGCCCGCGCAGTACAATCGCTACGTCCTTGCGAAGTGCAAGAGCGCGGTGTCGGGGGGCAAAAGGTGAGCATGCCAGAGAAACAGAAAGCAGCGCCGGGCTGGTTCAAGGGGACGCGGGGCGAGTGGAACGCGATCCCGCAGCAGGACCGCGTCGAGATGGCGAACCTCCCCGCCGCGTCGAGGGACACGATGGCCGCCCGCTGCCTGGCGATCGTCAGGAACGAGGCCTACAACCCGGACGCCGCCACGCAGTACGTGCCCGCCGCCAACGCGAAACTAGACGTCTTCGTCGGCATCCGCAACTGGAACGAGGACGTGCCCCCGCACTCGGCCGAGAGGATGCGCAACTGTATCATCTTCCTCCTCGACGTGCAGAAGGACCCCTGGTACAGGGCGAATTGCAGCAACCGCGCCTTCGTCCGGCGCAACGCGGACAAGATGGACGCCTCCACGCCCGAGAACTTCGACTACCGCGACACGCTCCTGAAGACCCACACGCGCCACATCGACGGGGAGCAGCACCCGGTCGTGCAGAGGATCATCGCAAGGAAGCCCGCGAACGAGGCGGAGAGGAAGCGCATCCGCGAGGAGATCGGCGACCCCGAGACGAACCCGTACGTCGTCAAGTGGCTCGCCAAGGACGACTGCCAGAAGTGCAAGGGCGACGGCTACCGCTACGTGTCGCAGTACCCGGGCGACCCGGTCAACGAGAGGCTAGAGCTCTCCGTCGTCTGCGACTGCGTGAAAGAGTAAAAACGCAGGGGCACTGTGAAAAATAATTTCCCCAAGAGGCTGTCGAGTGCAGATGCAGCTACGAGTGATATGGGATTCGTCTACTTAGTTGGCAACCGAGAGCACGGCTGGTTTAAGATCGGCAAGTCCGCTGACCCCACTTTTCGCATACGATCGATTTCCATAAATTGCCCCGTTGAATTAGAGGTTATCTCCCTGACCGAGGCGGCGCACTACAGCGAGCTTGAGGCGTTCCTCCACACCAGGTTCAAGGCGAAGCATCTTCGCGGCGAGTGGTTTCAGTTCAACGCGACAGACATAAAGCAGTACACCGAAGAGGTTAGAGCATACGAAGAGCTCACGCCCGCGCAACGCAAGGCCGCCTGGCTCTCGGCCCGAAAGAAGAACGTCGAGGATGGGATCAAGCAGGGAGTGCGGACGTCGATGAAGAAATCCGCGTAGCGAAAAACGCACCAGCACTTGCAATTTCGTTTTAGCCCTCCCGGACCAATCTGCGAAAAAGCCTGTAAACACGCTGGTTTCCCGCACATCGAAGTTCTGATCGCCAACGAGATTTTTCCTCGCTAGCCAGCCCGTAGATGTCGCCCAAATCAGTATTACCATTTTAGCCCCGAAAGCCCAGGGGCGTCGTTTGGAGTATTAGACAATGATGCTAAAAGCACACAAATACAAAATTGTGGCGAACAAGGCGAAGAGATACGCCATTGCCAGAACCCTAGATGTGTGCCGAGACCTCTACAACGACTCGTTGTTCCAACGGAACCTCAACCACAGGAGTGGAAACACGTGCCGTAGATTTGACCAGGACAAGGAACTCCCAGGACTCAAGGCAACTTTTCCAGTCCTCAAGAATGTGTATTCCCAAGTCCTACAGAATGTCTTGGACAGGTTGGACAAGACATTCAATGGCTTCTTCAGGCGGGGGTTTGGATTCCCCAGATACAAGTCGGCGAGACGCTACAACTCGTTCACCTACCCCCAAAGTGGATTTTCGCTCAACGGCAATATCTTGAGTTTGTCCAAGATCGGGAACGTCAAACTCAGGTTGAGCAGGGAACTTCCGAAGGATGCCGAGATAAAAACATGCACCATCCTGAACACGGTCAACGGACTGTTCGCCATCCTCACTTTTGAGCACGAGCCCACGCCATTGCCAGTGTCTGACTTTGAGGCCGGCATTGATCTTGGGATCACGAAGTTCGCCGCCCTGAGCGACGGGACTTTTGTGGAGAACCCAAGAATCTACGAGAACGCCCAACCCGAGTTAAGGATTGCTCAACGTAGGCTTGCGAGACGCAAGAACAAGAAGTCTCATAGTCGAGCCAAAGCTGTAATCCTGCTTCGGAAACTGCACGAAAAGATCAGGAGCAAACGCCTGGACTTTTTGCATAAAGAGACGACGAAGATCGTCAAAAAATTTGGGTTCATAGCGATGGAAAACTTGCGGGTCCAAAACATGGCCGGGTATTTGCCGAAACAGATTCTGGACGCAGGTTGGAGCATGTGGAGATGGTTCACGTCCTACAAGGCTGAAAGCGCTGGCAGGACTATAGGAATCGTTCCACCGCAGTACACAAGCCAGGAATGCGACAAATGTGAGAGATCACATCCAGATAATCGGAAGGGTGAGAAGTTCAAGTGCATCTTCTGTAACCACGAAGATCACAGCGATACCAACGCCTCCAAACGCATACTGGCGAGGGCTAAAACAAAGTGGGCTCGGATGGAGCCCTTGGGCGTCAACGTAAGCAGAACTGTGCTATGCGTAGCCTAAGAATCCCAGAGCTTGCTCTGGGAGCATCAAACGTTGTCCCCTCATAGGAAAGAGATTCCCCCATGGTCAGCAGGTCAGGCAATAGATTCTACGTCTACCTTCACATTCACCCTGAAACAAAAGAAGTTGTGTACGTCGGCAAAGGCACAGGCGGACGCGCTTGGGCTATCGGAAGCTCGTCTAGCCCCAGCGGACGAGGAAACCGCACGAAAGAACACCAGACCTGGATTCAAGGCTTACTCAACGCCGGGTACACCCCGGCTGACTACGTCGTCATCGCCGCTCAAAGCCTTGACAACAGGTCAGCGCGGAAAATTGAGGCTGAGCTGACCGAAGAAAACAAGAACAGCGGCGCAAAGCTCTTCAACATTCAGTGCTATGGCGTCCCTCAGCACACAGTTTTGAGCCCCCAACAAATCGATTCGGTCTTCGCCATGCGTGCTCAAGGCCTTACGTACTCGACGATAGCGGAGCGGATGAACACGGCTACGATGACGACCTGGCGGGCCCTGAACGGCAAGACGAAATCGTACGGGAAGGCCGCCTAATGGTGTCCAAATCTCCGTTCGAGATGTCTACCTACTCCGCCTTCATACACAAGTCGAGATACGCACGCTGGGTGGAAGAAAAGGGCAGGAGGGAGCACTGGGACGAGACGGTAAGCCGTTACGTGTCCTTCTTTTCGCCGCGCATCCCCAAGGCCGACCGCGAGGCGACGGCCTCCGAGCTTGAGAAGGCGATCTACCACATGGAGGTCATGCCCTCCATGCGGGCGATGATGACGGCGGGCCCCGCGCTGGAGAAGGACAACGCCGCCGGGTACAACCCTGTCGTGGGGGAGACGAGAATCGTCACCCGCGAGCACGGGAACGTGGAGATACAAGCCGTCGCGGGCGAATCCGTCACCGTGGTTAACTCCAACGGGGCGTGGGCGGAGGCCGCGATTCACGGTTACGGAAAACAGCCCACGTTTAACGTCAAGCTGAAACTCAACTCAAACACGGAAAAAACAGTCGAATGCTCAGCCAACCACCGCTGGCTGCTGACGGACGGCAGAGTCGTCCCCACAAGCGGCCTTCAGCGAAAAGACAGGGTGCCGTTCACGCGCGCCCTAAAACCGGAAATTGACGACGACTACCCGCTCGGGGTGAGGCACGGGCTCATATACGGAGACGGCACCGCGACCAAATCGTGCAAACGCGTAAAGGGCTGGCACATCCGCCTCTGCGGGGATAGCCGGGAGCTGCTGGTGCATTTCGAGGGGTACCCCGTGTGCTACCCACCGTCGTTCGGCGGCGATCCGGTAGTTATGCTGTACGACGATTTTGCGGCAACCCACGCGCTGAAAGAACTCCCCCCGATGTCCGAAACAGAGTCGTACCTACTGGGGTTTATTCGCGGATGGATGGCCGCCGACGGTTCGGTGAACAGAGGGAGCGGCTCAGTGTCTCTTTGCACCGCCGCCGAGGGGCTGGAGTGGCTGCTGCTGAACTCCGAAAGACTCGGATGCGTCGTCCAGGGGTTTCATAAGCAGAAGGCGGAAACAAACTACGGAAAACGCAAAAAAGACTCATACGTGGTGCGATTCAGCCGGAGCTCCATGGTGGAGGAGGATTTCCTGTGCAGCCGGAAACGCGAAAACTTCAAACCATTGGTGTCTTATTTCACGATAGACGCCGTCGAGGAGACGGGAGACCAAAAGGAGGTCTTTTGCGCTGAGGTACCCGACACCAGCACATTTGTGCTCGCCGGGGGGATAGTCACCGGAAACTGCTCCTACATCGCGGTCAACGACCCGAGGGCGTTCGACGAGGCGATGTACCTCAGCATGTGCGGCACGGGCGTGGGCTTCTCCGTCGAGCGCCAGTACACCAACCTCCTCCCCACGATCGCCGAGAAGTTCTATCCCGTCGAGACCTGCATCAAAGTAAGGGATTCCAAGATCGGCTGGTCCAACGCGTTCCGCCAGCTGATCAGCCTCCTCTACAGCGGCTCCGTCCCGACCTGGGACCTCAGCGCCGTCAGGCCAGCGGGCTCCGTTCTCAAGACCATGGGCGGCCGCGCCTCCGGCCCCGAGCCCTTGGAGCGCCTCTTCAAGTTCACCGTCGGCCTCTTCAAGGAGGCGGCCGGGCGCAGGCTCAGCTCGCTGGAGTGCCACGACCTCATGTGCATGGTCGGCGACGTGGTCGTCGTGGGCGGCGTGCGCCGCAGCGCGATGCTGTCGCTGTCCAACCTGTCCGACGACCGCATGCGCGGCGCGAAGACGGGCGAGTGGTACAAGCCGAGCGCCACGCCCTGGCGCAGGCTGGCCAACAACTCCGTGGCCTACACGGAGAAGCCCGAGCCGGAGATTTTCATCAAGGAGTTCCTCACCCTCATCGAGTCCAAGTCCGGCGAGCGCGGCATCTTCAACCGCGTCGCGGCCATCAACTCCGCGAAGCGCACGGGCAGGCGCAAGTGGGAGGGCATCGAGTTCGGCACCAACCCGTGCTTAACTAAAACTGTGTGGATTACAACTGCGAACGGACCGAATCAAGTCGGTAATTTATTAGGTAAAAAGTTTACCGCCGTGGTGGACGGCGAAGAGCATGAATCCACTGAGGACGGATTTTTCTTCACAGGCGTAAAACCCGTGTACCAATTGGTAACTACTCACGGCTATTTGTTGGAGGCAACAGGTGACCACCTTGTTTTGGTTATGGATTACCTAAGCCAAAAGACTCAGCGTACTTCATGGAAGCGTGTAAGTGATCTACAGGTGGGGGATCGGGTGGTTTTGAATAACCACCGTAATTACCAGTTCAAGGGGGTTGGGACCTTTGACGAAGGTTGGCTTCTAGGTAATTTGAAAGGGGATGGCAATATAGAGTCTAGCGGTAAAGCCAACCTTGATTATTGGGGCGACAGCCGCTCTGAGCTGGTTGAGGTCGCTATAGCTCGCGTTTATGCAGCCGTAGGGGCACGTTCTGATCTTAAAGGGAATGATCAACCACAGTGCAATCGAACCAGAGTAGGTTCTGTAAAACTGGGTACCTTAGCGTCTGAGTACGGCTTTACGCAAGCAAAACAACTGACCCCAAACATCGAGGCCACTAGCAGCGACTTTCATCGAGGATTTTTACGGGGTTGGTTTGACGCTGATGGTTCTGTACAGGGAACGCAAGCTAAGGGAGTGAGTGTTCGCCTTTCTTCAATTGATTTGCCGGGGTTGCAAGTCGCCCAACGGATGCTGGCTAGGCTGGGGGTAGTTTCTGCAATTTATAGAGACCGTCGAGAAGCGGGTTTGCGTTTGTTGCCTGATGGCAGTGGGGGTTCGAAGGAATATTTTTGTCAAGCACAACATGAACTTATTATAGCTAATGACAATCTCGTAGAATTTGCTAGCGTAGTAGGCTTTGAGGATGAATCTAAGCAAGAGAAATTGATGTCAGCGTTGACGAACTACCAACGGGAAATCAACCGTGAGCGGTTTTTCTCTAAAGTTGAAACAGTTACCTACATCGGCGATAAAGAAGTATTCGACTGCTCGATTCCCGGCATCAATGCCTTTGATGCCAACGGGTTGTATGTTCATAACTGCGGTGAGATAAATCTCCGTCCTCAAGGATTTTGTAACCTCTCCGAGTGCGTCATCAGGCCGCACGACACCAAGGCGACCATCAGGCGCAAGGTCCGCATCGCGACGATCATCGGCTGCCTCCAGTCCACGCTGACCGAGTTCCGCTACCTCCGCAAGGAGTGGCAGAAGAACGCGGAGGAGGAGCGCCTGCTGGGCGTCTCCCTCACGGGCATCATGGACAACGTCATGATGTCCACGAACGGCCCCGAGCTGGCGAAGTTCCTGGACGAGCTGCGCGAGTACACCATCGAGGTCGCCACGGAGTGGGCCGGGAAGCTGGGCATCCCCGTCCCCGCCGCCATCACCTGCATCAAGCCCTCGGGCACCGTGTCCCAGCTGGTCAACTGCTCGCCCGGCATCCACGCCCGCTACGCCCGCTGGATCATGCGCGGCACGCAGGAGGACCGCAAGAGCCCGGTCAACGAGTTCATGAAGGCGATCGGCTGGCTGTCCGAGCCGGAGCTCAACAAGCCGAACGACTCCGACGTGTTCTTCTTCGCCCTGGAGTCGCCGGACACGAGCGTGTGCCGCAACGACCGCACGGCCATGGAGCAGCTGGAGACATACAAGACGTACAAGATGCACTGGACGGAGCACAACCCGAGTTGCTTTTCTGGAAAAACGCGGTTTATCACAGACCGGGGGCTGGCAAGCTTCTCCCAATTCTCAGACGGGGAGAAGGTGCGCGTGCTCGGCAAACGAGGCGTATGGAAGGATGCCACTGTGCGTCGTTTCGGTAAACAGCCCATTTGGGAGGTTGAGTTGGAGAGATGTGGGGCAAAACATACGATAGAAACTACAGCTTCGCATCTCTGGCCGTTGACTTACGCTTTCGGGCGCTGGGCTGGGTACAAGGAAAAGCTGGTTCCTACGGACAAGATTCACGGCTTTGTCGGCAAGCGGCAGTTTGTCACCGTTAATCCCGCTTTCCGGGTTAGCCTTGACAAGCAAGCCGTCCTCCACGGGATCACGTACGGGGACGGGGCTGCCCGCGTGGCGGCCTCCGCTGACGGCACCAGCCAGCCGAAAGCCTGCCAAATATATCTCTGCAACGACCCGAACGGCTGTGATAGCCGCAAGCTGTCGGTGCTGTTTGAGCAAGCCGGATATAAGCCGACCCCAAGGGAAGATGTGGGGCAAGTCAGATTTTATGGGCTCCCAAACAACTGGAAGACCCTGCCCGGCATCACAACAAGCAGTCCAGAATACCTGCGGGGGTTTATCAGCGGCTGGTTTGCCGCAGACGGGCACATAGCGCAGGACGGGCAATGTACATTGGCGTCCAGTGTTCGTGACAGCTTACTTTGGCTCCAGGAAGCAGCCCCAAAAGCTGGGCTGGCTGTATCTACCCAGATCGGGGAGCGCTGGTCCAAGAATTTTGGCGGTCACACGGGCTATGTCGTCGGGATACATAAAGGCACGCTTGATGAAAACTTCTTTGTGCTGGAGGACAAACGGTCCCGGTTCTCACCGGCTAAGCATGACAAATTCTGGAAGATTGTCGCGGTACGCAAGACAGACAAAATAGAGCCTGTGTTTTGCGTCGAGGAACCAGAGGAAGGGCATTTTGTGCTAGAGGGAAACATCTTGACTCACAACTGCACGATCTACGTCCGCGAGGCCGAGTGGACCGACGTGCTGGCCTGGTGCTTCAAGCACTTCGACCTGATCGGCGGGATCAGCTTCCAGCCCCACGACAACGGGATATACCGCCAGGCACCCTACACGGAAATCACCCAGGCCGAGTATTTAAGCCTCAGGGGGAGGGAGCCGTCCATAGACTGGGCCCGCCTCCCCGACTTTGAAAAAGAGGACATGACCACGGCCGCCAAGGAGCTTGCCTGTTCCGCAGGCGCGTGCGAAATGTAGCCAGATGGACATCAAGCTGTCGTTCCGGATCACCTTCACCTCCGGCGAGCAGACCATACAGGACATCACGGCCCAGGCCGACCCGCGCCACCACGTCGACGAGCAGATGAAGGCCCTGATGAACCGGATGTTCATCCAGTACGCCTCCGTCGGCATGATCCGCCAGGCGACCGACGACGACGGCCGACTGATCCCCAACAAGTACATGCTCCTTTGCCCCAGCCAGCTCGCCATGGTAGAATGCGAACTGCCCAGCATAATCCTCGCCGGGGCGAACGAGGTCCCAAAGCTCACGCTTGACTAAAGACAGCCAAATCGGCCTCCTCATCCTGCTCGGCCTCCTCATGGCCGCGTCGTACGCCCCGCAGATCGTCAACCGCAAGACCCCGCCCCCGCCAACCAAGATCGCATTCCCCGACTTTCCGCCAGTAGATGGAGCCGGACGACCGGCCATCTGGGACGAGAAATGATCTTCGACAACGGCGATCGCCAGTTCGAGTACAACAAATCGTGCCGCGACTTCGACTACACCGGGGTGCGCTGCTGCGACATCTGCCACGAGGACGGGCTCTCGCAGTACGAGCTCGCGGTAGTCATGATCGACGGCGAGCCCGCGCTGTTGTGCTGCATGATGAGGGCCTTCTTCTACCCCGAGGACAAGACGATCGGCCTCTCGCCCGAGGAGAAACTTCTCCGCGCCATCTTCGGCGAGGGCGACACCCAGGAGCAGGAGAAGGAACCGGACTAGGGGCCTCCTCAATAGGAGGATTTTCTCCCATGGACGAGATCGTCACCCCCCACGAGGCCCAGATCGAGACCCTCCTCCAGATTCTCGCCTGCCTGCTCGACAGGCTCGGCGGGGAAGTGGTCATCAGCCGCGCAGACTTCGAGGCGTACCAGGACGCGCCCGTCGTCGGCCGCCACCTCACCAGGGACTACGTCGTGATCAGGCTCGCCTACGAGGACGAAGAGGGCGACGTGAGCCTGAACCTGCCCGAGGACCTGCCCCAACCCTAGCAAAACTCAGGCACTTCGGTGCCATAGCCGTTTCCGCCCGCCCGCCCGTATACTGTTCTCATGGACAAGCCAACGAAGGCGCAGGTCAGGGCGTGGTACGAGCTACAGGCCGCGCTCGCCAGGAAGGCGGCCAAATGAAGACCCCGACGGACAGCACGAGCTCGTCAAGGGCATCGGCGGCACCCTGTACGTCGGCAGCGACCGCTATCCGTACACCGTGGTCGGCTTCTCCGCCTCGGGCCTCACCCTCAAAGTCCAGGAAGACCGCTTCGACCCCGCCGCCGGGTACGACGAGATCAATAACCAGACGTTCGTCATCACGCCCGACCCCGCTGGAGGTTCACCACGCCCGACCCCGCTGGAGGTTCACCACGCCGTTCACGGAGAAGCCGGAGTTCAAGTACACGGCGGAGTACCGCCCCGCCTCGACGGCCGTGACGCCGGACGGCTGGGCCGGACGGCTGGGCCGGACGGCTGGGCCGGACGTTTGCGCGAGGTATAACGTACACTGCGAGAGAGGAACGACAAGAATGGGAGCATCAGCAGCCGCAGCACCCGCGCTGAAGCGCAAGGTCTACGACTCGCCGGAGGAGCTTGAGCTGGTCCGCCGCGCCAAGGGCGGCGAAGAGGCGGCGTTCACCGCGCTCTACGCCCACCACCACAACCGCCTGCGGATCGTCATCAGCCGCATCGTGCACGACGAGGACCAGGCCGAGTGGCTGGCGAACGTCGCGCTCACGAAGGTCTGGCAGAAGCTCGGGACGTTCGACGAGCAGTCCAAGTTCTCCACCTGGGTCACCCGCATCGCAATCAACGAGGGGCTGCAACACCTGAGGCACGAGAACACGCAGGCGTGCCGCAACGAGGTCTCCCTGGACCAGGAGCTCAGCGGCGAGACGTACGGCAGGAAGGTAGCCGTGAGGCTCTCCGTCCGCGACCTGTGCCTGGAGGGCGTGGCCGACCGGGAGGTTCTGAGGCGTGCGATCACCCGCGTGCCGACGGCGTACCGCGAGATACTCCGCCTCCGCTTCTGGGAGGGCATGCGGAACAAGGACATCCGCCGCGTCCTCGGCCCCGTCCACCGCAAGAAGGACGGCACCCCCGTCCTGATCCCCATGGCGGCGCTCAAGTCCAGGCTCCTGAGGGGTCGCAAGATACTGATTCAGCAGATACAGGAGGGTTCCGGACGATCCTGCCGCGCCCAGCGTATACTGTGAGGGAGCGAAGGCAACGGACAGGGGTCGGGTTCCCTGGCGACGGTACACAATCCGTCCAGCAAGTTTTGGCGCTCCGGCGGCCTCAGCGTGGCCACGCTGTCGTTCCGCGCCTTCTACGGCCTAGGAAACCACTCTCAACGGGGCGGCATCCACCGCCCCAAAACCTTTAGACGGTCTGGGCAGGGAAAGCGTCAGCAAGTACCAAGGCCCGCAAAAAGTACCCCGGCGCAAGCCGTGGTAGGGGGCCCACCGAAGGGGTAGGTTCCCAAAAAGTCCGCTTCGCGAAGAAAAACCTTGACTTTGCAGTACTATACATGAGAGATTGATTTTAGCCTGCGGGAAACCGCCGCTCGTCCCCAGAGGATAAACAGCCCAGAGGGACAAAGGGCGTGAATAGCCCACTGAGCCGCGCCGCAGCCCCCGACTCCGACCCTGTATTCACCGGGCCAAGAGATGCTGGGGGAAACACTTTGGCAACACGGAGTCAGGGTGCAGCGCGGGGAGCCACAGCGGGCACCCGGCAAGTTTGGCGCGGGAAGGTGTAGCTCAAACGCTAGGGCGGCAGCCCAAAGAGCACCCGCCGAAAGCAACGGCCGGGAATCCCCGACCAGGGCCTGATGTCGGACTGGCAACCGGCCCCTCCCGCGCCATCGCGATTTTTCGCTTGACAGTTTCCGCAGATTTTGCGAATATGCAGTATCAGGATAGAGACATGAACTCCTTCAACTCCAACTCGACCGTCGTATCCGCCGCAGTCGTCGTGTGTGCAGGTACGGTCGCCGCCGAAGCGGCGGAGGGAGATACCATGTCCTCGGAGGGTCGAGTCGGCTAAATAGCCACCCAACAGAGATTCCGAGGACGCCACTGAAAAGTGAGCGTCCTTTTTTATTTTCCGAGTATTGTCCAGAATGGGACGAAACAAAAAGTTTAATGAACACGAGAAGTGGTGTCCAAGATGTGAAGCATGGTTGAAGCTGGGAGAATTTTATCCAGATGTCAGCCGGAAGAGCGGACGCCGCCCGTTCTGTGCGGGATGTGAACGCACAAATCGAAGTCAGAGGAAGAGAACTCGATTAGGTTTGAGCGAAGAAGAGCTTCAAACTTTGTGGACGGGACAGCAAGGGCATTGCGCCGTGTGTACTGAAATAATCGAGGGTGGGTTCAGGAAGGCCCACTTAGATCATAATCACGAGACGGATATAGCTCGTGGGTTTTTGTGTCGCGGGTGTAATTTAGGGCTTGGTCATTTTCGCGACCGAGCGAACCTATTGAGGCTTGCGGCAGAGTACGTAGAGAGATTTGCGCGGGTAGCTTAGCGGCTAAAGCGGTGCCCTTACAAGACACTCATCGGGGGTTCGAGTCCCTTCCAGCGCACCAAGTTTTGAATGTGGGCCAGTAGCATAATTGGGAATGCGTCTCACTTGCAATGAGAACTATGGAGTTCGAATCTCCCTGTGTCCACCAAGTTTGAGCGCTGTCCAGTACCAGACTTAGCGGTCTGTGAAGAACACCCACCTAAGACGTGGATACAGCGCTCAGAGTGTGTCGTCCGCGACGGCGATAGATACCGGAAGGCTCTTCGGAGCGCCGGGATGGGGATCAGCCCCTTAATCATCGCGGCATAATTTTTGTGTAAGCTGAGTAGCCAAGTGGTAAGGCGAACGTCTGCAAAACGTTTATTCACGGGTTCGATTCCCGTCTCGGCGTCCGGGGCGTGAGAATGACGGCAATTTACTCGGCTGTCTACCGAGACACACGGGTTCGACTCCCGTACGCCCCGCCAAGTTTGGATCAGGAGGTCGGCGGTCTCGTACCCGCCCTCCCGCCCACTGTCACGCTTCGGCTATCGACAGATGGCGGGTGTAGCTCAGTAGTAGAGCACTTGATCCAATTAGTTTGGTTCGGTAGCCAAGACGGTAAGGCGTCACGCTGCAAACGTGAAAATGCGGGAGTTCGATTCTCCCCCGGACCTCCAAATTTTACGTTGACCGGACAGTCGCCGCTGTGATTTTACGGGGGAGGAAAGTCGGGGCTACATAGAGCAGCGCACCGGGTAACACCCGGACACGGGTAACCGTGATAGACAGTGCCACAGAGAATATACCGCCGTCGCAAGACGGTAAGGGTGAAAAGGCGGTTTAAGAGACCACCGGGCGGCTGGTAACAGTCGTTGCATGGCAAACCTTGCGTGAAGCAACCCTAAATAGGCAGAGAGAGCTTGCTCGGTTCGTTATCAATCTGCGGGTTAGGGGCTTGAGCCGCCTAGTAATAGGTGGATTAGACGAATGGCTGTCGGGCACTTCGGTGCTTACAGAACCCCGCTTATAGGTCGCGTAAATTAACTATTTGCTCCTTCTACAGTATTCAAAGTAGGGGGAGCAAATAGTGATGATAACGGTTCAATGTTGGGTTTGCAAAAATGACTTTGACATATACCCGTCGCGGTACAAGCTGTGTAAGCACAAAATATTTTTCTGTACACGGGTCTGCAAAGATTCAACGCAGGTAAAAACGCCGGAAGAGCGTAAAGAAACAAAAACTATCTGCAACCGTCGTGCAAGAGATTACCGGTATGCCGCTCGCAGAAAATGGATTGACTCTGTAAAGCTGGAACTGGGGTGCAAGGATTGTGGGTACAAGGAATACGCAGCAGCCCTGCACTTCGACCATCGCGATCCAAAGGAAAAGAAGTTCAATTTGGCCCAAGGTTGGACTAAAGGTCGGCAGCGAGTTTTGGACGAAATAGCCAAATGTGACGTACGTTGTGCGAACTGTCACGCAGTAAAGACAGCGGAGGACAGGAACAAGGGGCTGATCGCTACCAATAAACAAACGCGAGAAAGTAGTCAGTGTGGAAAGTTTTATCGTTTAGCGGGTTAGGTATAACTGGCGGTGCCGTGGCCCTCCAAGCCACAGAGACCGATTCGATTTCGGTAACCCGCTCCAAGTTTAGAGGTTTGCTGCGTGGCATCCGCGTGGACTCCCTTAAGTGGGTAGAAAAACGCCGTAGCTTCGGCTACGAGATTCGACGACCACGGAATGTCCGTCAGCCTCGGCGAATGCCCCGACTGACGCGATGGGGTAAAAGCCATCGACCGACTGGGACGTAAACGCAGCAAAAATTTTGACTATGAGCGGTGTGGAATGGATTACAACGACAGTGTGCTCAGACTGCCGGTTCGAGTCCGGTCTCTCGCTCCAAAGATTGGAAATACGCGGTTGTAGTTCAGCCTGGTAGAATGCTTCCTTGCCATGGAAGAGATCGCGGGTTCAAATCCCGCCAGCCGCTCCAGTTTGAAGTTGGGCCTGTAGCTCAGTTGGGAGAGCGCATCGTTCGCAACGATGAGGTCAGGGGTTCGAGCCCCCTTAGGTCCACCAAGTTTCGGCGCACTCTGCTAACGGCTAGGCAACCACGTTCTCAGCGTGTGAAATGAGGGTTCGAGTCCCTCGTGCGCTACCAAGATTGCGTCCGTGCACGACGCAAAGAACGGCGAGTAGGGGTTCGTCTAGTGGCTTAGGATTCCGGGCAGCCGGAGACGCGGGTTCGAATCCTGTACCTGCCGAAAGCCGTTCGCTGGGCCTATAGCGCAGCTGGGAGCGCGCTTCCATGGCATGGAAGAGGTCGTCGGTTCGATCCCGACTAGGTCCACCAAATTTAGGAGCACGCGGGAGTAAATTTAGAGATGGGGTATCCGTCTATCGGTTTGGACCTCTGACTTTCAATCAGATGATGAGGAGTTCGATTCTCCTATACCCTACCAAGTTCGCGCTGTTAACTCAGAGGCCAGAGTGCGACTTTCAGCGCCGGAGTGGGTTCCCCGCCCGCCGCTCCGCTGGCGCAAGCAACCGCGCCTGGGCGGGCGCGAGCTGTACCAGCAGAAAGTGGCCCTGTCGTCTACTGGCTAGGACAGCACCCTCTCAAGGCGCGGAAGGCGGATCGATACCGCTCAGGGCTACCAAATTTCAGATCAGAAGCGGCTCTGCCACCTTCGGCCTAGCCGCCCAGCCCTCCGGGCCGCCCTCAAGGCGGCCCCTTTGATTGCGGGGCACTCCCCCTTGCTTACGCGCCCGGTCTTCGGGTCGCCCGAGCAGCACGGCGGGTCGCCGCCCTGCAAGCCCGGCCTCAGGTTCCCGTACTTCGCTGGCTGCCCGCACCCCCATCTGCACATGATGACGTTCGGGTCCGGCTCCTGCTCGAAGTCCTCTGGGAATGCCGTCTGGAAATCTTTGCTCATACTGATGGTTCCGGTATTGAGTGTCATGGCTAAGGCAAAGGCTCAACAGCGCGTCATCTACCACCAGTTCATCTGCGGCGACGACCTCGGGGAGGGCGACGCCTTCTTCAAGTTCGACCCCGACGGCGAGCTCGTCTACATAGACGGCTGGGACTGCAACGACGCCCACTGGCGCGGCGAGTACATGAGCGGCATCCTCGCGCACCTCGGCGCGGAGGTCAAGCAGCTCCCCGAGAAGTACCGAGACCTGGGGGCGAAGCTCTACGCGGAGGCGTTCGGCCTCGACTACGAGCCCAAGGAGGACGAGGAGCCGCTGATCGAGAACGAGTCCCTAGTAGCGGACCTGTACTTCCAGGAGGGCACCTCCGACAAGGAGTACCACCTGTCCCTGACCTCCAACGACAAGGACAACTCCGTCTGGCTGGTGTTCGCCGACTACGGCAGGGTAGGTAGGAAGCTCAAGCGCGACTTCAAGGGCGAGGGCCTGGAGTACGAGGACGCGAAGGCGCTCTACGACAGGGTCCTCAACGAGAAGCTGAAGAAGGGCTACAAGACGCGGGACTGACATGCCCAGGATCGTACTCATCTCCGACACGCACGACTTGCAGGACAGGATTCCCGCCGTCCCCGACGGCGACATCCTGGTCCACGCTGGCGACCTCACCATGCTCGGGCGCATGTCTGAGATCGCAGCGGTCGGCGCGTGGCTTCGCAAACAAGGGGAGAAGTTCCCCGCCGGTGTCGTGGTCATCGCGGGCAACCACGACTGGATGTTCGAGAAGAACCGCACGCTCGCCATGAGCCTGATGAACCAGGGCGTCATCGGCGGGGGCGGCAAGCTCATGTACCTCCAGGACGGCGGCGTCGAGGTCATGGGGCTACGCATCTACGGCAAGCGGATCGGCAAGGCGTTCCGCGAGGTCATCTCCGTCGACCCGAAGACCGCCACGATCGAGGAGCTTGAGGGCGTCCACAGCGTGGGGGCGAAGACCGCCCGAATGTACGCGCTCTACACCCGCCCCGACCAGCAGGTCATCCCGCTGGACACCCACATCCTGAAGTGGCTCCGCGCCAACGGCTAGGGCACCCCGCCGCCTGGGTAGATCGCGGCCATGCGGCGTCGCCAGTCCTTGAAGGTCGGGAAGTCCGGGGGCAAGCGCCCGAGGATCGCCACATGTATCGCCATCTCATCGCGGTACTTGAGCCTTCCGATCACGTCTATCTCCCCGAAGATCAGGGCGAGAAGCGTCGGGGCGAAGATCACGATCGGCGCGGCGGAGAACCAGAAGATGTCAGCGCCGTGGCGCACGTAGGCGAGGCGGAACAGAACCTCGGAGGCGACCGCGCCGAAGAAGCCGAAGAACAGCCAGCCGAAGCACATGGCCGTGTCGCGGGCGAAACTCTTCTTGTACAGGCGCGGGTTGCCGCCCGTCACGCGCAGAATCCTGCGGGCGTGGCACAAGGACATGGTCCAGACGCCGCAGACGAAGGGGCCGAGCAGCATGTACGCGAAGGCCAGCCCGCCCACGTTCACTCTCGCCCCGCAGGCAAGGACGATCGGGACGACGAGGAAGATCGCCGGGGCGAAAAGCAAAAGGCCCAGGATCGCCAACAGTCTCATGATTAAACCTATCATCGCTCCCAAGATTTTCATTTGGTGTCCCTCCGCCTACAGTATACCCCGGACTCCGCCATTTCGTCCATCCGCAAGGCGTTGAAAACACAGGTATTAAACGAGGTTGATATTCATACGTTGTCAAATGACTATACGTTCTTAGGTATGGATGATCCTATAGCCGTCTTACAGTGCAAGAAGTGCGGAGGCGAATTCACGGAGGGGGGTTTCCACGCCTCCCTAGCCCCCTTTCCAGGAAGATCGGGAACGGCTAAAACCGGAGGGTCGTTCGGCTGGTGCAAGGCCTGCGTCCGCGCCAGGAACAGGGCGTTTTATGCGAAGAACCCAGAGGCGTACAGAGAGAAAGCAAGGCTGTGGTATAAGCGCAACGCTGAAAAAGCCCGGAAAAAGACCCGCGACAACGGAATTAAGAATAAGAAAATCGTAGTTGATCAGTATGGGGGGTTCTGCGCCTGTTGCCGTGAGACGGAAATTGTCTGGCTGACTGTGGACCACATCAACGGAGACGGCAAGACACATCGCCAGGCTCAAGGGTCCGGAAGCGCCCTTCACCGATGGCTCATACGTCATGGATTTCCGCCTGGGTTCCAGATTCTCTGCGCCAATTGCCATCTAGCGAAAAGTTCCGGTGTGAACTGCCCGCACAAAGTTTGATTGAGAAAGAGGGAGCAAATGCCCATTGAAGACCTAAAGCACGTGCAAGACGAGCTCAATATCATAGCCCCAGCGGTCCCGGATAAAGAAGCACCTAAGTCTGTCGACGAAGTGATCGCGGGGCTTCGCGGATTTGGAATTGAAGAATTCGAAGAGGTGCTAACAGTCAGGACCAAGGCGGGGAGGACCTTGCGGCTCAAGATCGCAAACGTCCCGACCACCGACGAGATGCTCTCCGTCCAGGCGGCGGACGAGTTCAAGGGATACCTCTGGATGAAGAGAGTCAAAGTGGAGCTGCTGTCGCGCTCCATCTCCTGGATCGACGGGATCAACCTCCGCGAGCTCACGGGCGACAAGCGGTTCGTGCAAGACCCGACGGACGGCGGCGCACTGAAGGACGTACAGGCGGCGCTGCGCAACATCATCATGGGCTGGGGCCAGGAGGTCGTCGAGGTCCTGTGGAAGGTCCTGATGAACCACTCCCAGAACATTGAGGACAGGCTGAGGGAGGACTTCCCGAACGACGCGAAGTTCACCGAGGTCGAGCAGCGCCTCTTCGACCGCGCCCGCAAGCAAATGGAGGAGCAGACCCAAACCATCCTGGAGCAGCAGGTGTCCGCGCTGTACGACACCACGCCAGAGCCAGTGGGCGCGGAGGACGCCAAGAAGAGCTAAGTAGATGGCAAACGGACCAGGCACCCCGAACGACCCAAACGCATCTAACCAGAACCCCAACCAGGGTATGGACCCCGCCGCGCTCAACGACCACCTGAACAACCTGAACCAGGTCTCGTCCGTTACCTCCGACGTCCTGGACAAGACGGAGAAGACCAACGATGCGGTGAGGGAGGGCCTGAAGGACCTCGACGCGACCGTCAAGAGCCGGGAGAACGAGGGCAAGAAGATGAAGCATCTCCTCAACCTCCAGGAGCAGCTCAACTCCTTCGCCAAGAAACTCCTCGACAAGGACGTATCCAAGCTCAAGAACGCCGACAAAGCCAACAAGACGATGAAGGACCTCGTCGACATGTACAAGGCGGCCATGGCGTCCGCCAAGACCACCTCCGCCGAGGCGGCGGAGCTCGGGAAGAGGCTGCACCTCGCCGAGGAGTTCTGGGCGAAGATGACGAAGCACGGCGAGCTGACGAACAAGGAAATGGAGGAGATGTCGAAGCACTTCGAGAACGCCGCCAAGAACGTCAAGTACCTCGTCACCGCCATGGCCAACCTCACCAAGACGGGCGCGGCCATCAAGGGCGCGTCCGGCATCCTCAGCTCACTAGGCATAGGGAAGGGGTTCGCGACGCGGATGGAGCGCCGCCTGGAGCAGGCGCAGGAGATCAAGGCGGCGGTCGCCGCGTCCAAGGACATGCGGGCCAAGGCCACCAAGAAGCACATGGAGGAGAAGCGCGAGAGGTCCATCAAGGATATCGAGTCCTTGGGCAACGCAGCCCACCTTGACCCCGAGACGGGCAAGATCGACCTGAAGAAGGAGGACGCCAGGAAGCTCCTCTCTAGGAAGATGGGCTTCAGGTCGAAGGCCGGGGAGGCGCTTCCCGGGGCCGAGGCGTTCGAGGCGGGCGAGGAGGCAATGGCCAAGATCGACCTGAAGAAGGAGGACGCCAGGAAGCTCCTCTCTAGGAAGATGGGCTTCAGGTCGAAGGCCGGGGAGGCGCTTCCCGGGGCCGAGGCGTTCGAGGCGGGCGAGGCGGGCGAGGAGGCAATGGCCACGGGCGGCGAGGTCGGGGCGGCGTACGGCGGGGTCATGGAGGCGGGCGGCGGGGCCATCGCGACGGCGATGGGTGCGCTTGAGGACGGGGTCCTCACGGCGGTCACCGCGCTTGAGGGCATCATGCTGCCGCTCGAGCTCGTGGTGGGCGCGATCTGGGCGCTCTACGAAATCTTCAACTCCTACGTCAAGCAGAACAAGGACATGGAGGCCAAGCTCGGCAAGGGCGGCATCTTCACGGCTGGCTTTCAGGACCCGTTCAACCAGGCGCGGCAGGCGCTCAACCAGGGGCTCCTCGGCGGCGGGGGCGTCGCCCTCGGCGCGACCTTCCAGCGCAACCTCGAGCTCGCGGGCGCGATGGCGCAGGGCGGCTTCGGCATCAGCGGGGCCATGGCTCCAGGAGCGCCCATGTCGGCCAACATGATGCCGGGAGCGCAGGGCGAGTTCATGGGCGGCGGCCTCGGCCTCGCGCAGAGGACGGTGTTCGGCGCGGCCCGCGTGGCCGGGCTGACGGACACGGAGGGCGCGGACCAGCTCATCAAGCTGCTGGAGCAGTACGGCGAGACGCTGACCAGCTCGGAGCAGTTCTTCAACAAGCTGAACAAGGACACGCAGGCGGCGGGCATCTCGACCACGAAGTACCTCAAAGTCATCGACGAGGTAAGCAGCCACTTTGACCGCATGAACAAGTCGCTGGAGCAGACTACCAACATGATGCGAGAGCTCAGCCGCTACGGGGCCATCAGCTCCGAGTCTCTCAAGGACATGATGGAGTTCCTCCTGAAGGGGGAGAAGGTGTCGCCGGACAACATCGCGACCAAGATATTCGCGGCCACGGATGAGAACAAGGACCTCCTGGCGGCGACGCGCAAGGCGATGGCGAACACGGTGCTGGACACCAGTGACCAGATCGCCGACAGCATCTCGAAGTCGCAGCTCACCGGGAAGGTGCCCAGTTCGGCCCCGGAGATTAAGGCGGCGATGGCGGCCGGTGACTACTCGGCCGCGCTCGTGGCGGCGCAGAAGGGCAAGATCGGGCTCGCCGGGCTCAGGGGCAAGGACGCGACCGTCGCGGCACCGCTCATGGACCAGTACGACAAGCTGATCGCGCAGATTCAGCAGCTCTCCGGACAGATGGAGGCGACGCCGGGGCTCAGGGAGTCGGCTAAGCTCAGGTTCGGGGCCAGCCCAATACAGGCCACCGAGGAGTCGATCAGGAACATCGACAAGGTGCTCAAGCTCTCGCACGTGAGCATGGGCGACCTCCTCTACCCCAAGCCGGGCAAAGTGGGGATGTCACAGAACATCATGATGGGCCAGCTCATGCCCATGCTCGGCACCAAGTCCCTGAAGGAGACGCAGGACGCCCTCAACCAGCTTACGTCTAGGGCGATGACGACCCGCATGCAGGACATCGAGCAGGCGGCCCCCGGCACGGCCGACAGGCGGCAGAACATCAAGGAGATGGTCAAGGCGCTCTACATGTCCAAGGACAAGGGCGGCATCCCGATGTTCCTGTCCCAGAAGGGCAAGGGGACGTTCGAGGACCTCAACAAGATGTCGGAGGACCAGCTGTCCGACCTCCTGGACGCGACCGTCAAGGAGGGCGACCTCAGCAAGCTGAACGTGAAGGAGCTCCAGGCCGCCAACGACTGGGGTCTGTCGCTGGTGAAGCACGCTGGCGACTCCAGCAAGGTCGGCGACGAGCAGCTCGCCGCCACTCTCTCCGTGGCCAAGACGGACATCGCCGAGAAGACCCAGACGATAGGTGACATCCTCACCAATGTGTTCAAGCCGTGGTTCACCGAGCTCCTCACCGGCGTGGGCAAGATCGTGGACGCCGTGCAGTGGCTCTCGGGCGGCAGCGACACGGAGGACCTCAAGAAGGATTTCGCGGAGACGTCGGGGCAGATCGACGACTCGGTCAAGGCGGTCAAGGACCGCATACAGGAGTCGGGGGCCCACCTCCAGGACATCGCCAACCAGATAGCGAAGCTCCCCCCGGGCTCCGACGAGCAGAAGAAGGCGCTACAGGAGCAGGGGAAGACCCTGGAGGAGGGGCTGAAGAACGACCACGAGCTCCTCGCCAAGCTTACGGACACCAAGGGCCAGGGGATGTACAGGAGCAGCGACCAGGAGGAGGCGACGTCGAAGCTGATCGAGGCGGCGACGGGCAAGGGCCTGGCCGCCGGAGGCATGCCGCAGAACGACCTCCAGAAGTGGGAGCAGAAGAAGCTCGACATAGCGGCCGACTACTGGGGCAACCTGGCCAGCAGAGCGGGGGCCGAGACCAAGTCTGCCGCCACCACCGTCTGGAACATTTTCACCACTGACGCCAGCACGATCGTCCCGCCGCCGGGCAGCACGGGCGCAGCGCCGTCGGAGCACGGCTCGTCCCCGGCGCAGAAATAAATAACCTATGTCGACCCCCCTATTCATCTCGCTCCCGCAGGCCGTGCAGGACCAGATCAACAGCTACGCCTCGCAGTACGGCGTGGACCCGCTGGTCTGCTCCGCGATCGCGCAGTACATGTCCGGGGGCCAGCAATACGACGCGGAGCAGAACGTCACCGAGAACGGGCAGTTCGTCGGGGTGATGGGCGTGCTCCCGAGCTCCGTCGCGCAGCTCGGGCTGGACGTCTACAACACAGCGGGGAACATCCAGGCGGGGATCGAGTACATGGCCGCGCTCTTGCAGGTCTTCGTCGGCAGCTACCCGTTCGCCCTCGCCGCCTACGTCACCTCCGTCAACGCGGTCCAGGTCCAGCACGGAATCCCGGCGCTGCCCCTCGCGCAGAGCTTCGTGTACAGCGTGTCCGGCCTCGCCGCCCAGGCGGGCAGCCGCTCCGTGTCCAGGCTGCTCATGCTCAAGAGCCAGGCGCTAGACGACACGGGCACGGCGTCCACCGAGGTGGGGAACCTCATAGACCCGGGCACCTCCGGCCTCAACTACGGCAGCGGCTCGGACCCCGACGTGGCCAACCAGCAGGTGGCCGCGCTACAGGCCTCCATGAACCCGGACCTCCAGATAGACGCCGGGCTGGACGCCACGCCGTGGTACGACGACGAGAACCTCACGACCGGGAACAGGCGCGTCAGGGCCGCCGTCCAGCCCGTGTCCTTCCTGGTGTATTTCACCCGGACCAGCTCCGGGGGCTACGTCCCCGACGCCACTAACGGGCTGATGTATAACCCGCAGACGTACGAGCCGATCCAGGTGCAGCTCAACACCTCGATTCAGACGTTCGAGCTCACCAGCAAGCACGTCTTCAACCGCCAGCCGTCCCGCACGGGGATGCACGTCACGCTCTGGGGCATGCAGCCCGACCTCATCAGCGGCAGCGGCACCACGGGCGTGTTCATGAACCAGGCGGGGCTGACCGACTACTACAGCACGGCGTCGATCAATGACACCATCGCCCGGCTGATCGGCGCGGCGTACCCGGACAGCCCGGACGTGGAGATGGCGATCGCCGCCAACCCCGAGGCGTTCCGCGTCGCCGCCCAGGACGCGTTCGTGGAGTTCATGAAGCTGTTCCAGATGAACGGCAACGTGTGGTTCTACAGCCAGAACTACCAGGGCGTGTTCACGGGCCAGGACCAGGCCGCGCCGAACGCGTGGTCGCCGTCGACGGGCGCTAGTTCCTTCCAGCAGGCCGCCCGCAACAACGACGTGATGACTCGCGGCTACGTGGCCATGAAGTACAGGAATTCTGTGTATCTGGGGTACTTCAAAAGTTTGTCGTGGGAAATGACAGCGGACAGTCCGTATCAATGGAAGTTCAATTTTATCTTTCAAGTAGAGAGGACCTATACGTCTCTGTTCACACCGAGCCCGGCCGCCACGCTGGCCTAGGCGCTAAGCGAGGCGGCCAACGCGGGCCCAGTGCCGACGTCGACGTCCTCCGTGCCGGACCAGATCGAGTAAATTATGCCCAGCAGCAACGCCAACAACGCGCAGGTGAACACGAACGCGAACAGCCCGGACCTCAGCGACGTTCGGCCGGACGGGGCCCAGGCCTCCGGCGTCTCGCCGACCCAGCTCCCGATACGCGGCGAGAAGAGGATCATCCCCTGCCCGATCAGTCCGATCGACCTGAACGACGGGGTCACGGACGCCTTCCTCAAGACCGGGAACGCGCCCCCGACCCCGAACGGGCCGACCGGGAGGACGGTGCTCTCCTCCGGCAGTGACTTCTACGTCACGGCCGCCATGGAGCCGTTCGTGGACTACGTCATCGTGCGTATCCCCGGCCGTGGTTTGACCTCCACCGGGACCCCGGCCGGGAACGGCCCGCCCGCCGTGTTCCGCTTCCTGATCAACCCCGCGACGGTGCAGGTCAGCCGCACCACGCTTGACGGACAGGCCATGACCCGCGCAGGCTGGCAGATCGGCGTGTGGGGCGAGGACTCCCTCAGCATCACCATGTCCGGCAAGACGGCGGGGCAGTACTTCTCTTTCGGCCTCACGGACGCGCTCCAGCCGTACACGGAGTCGTGGCGTAACCTTGAGCAGCTCCTAGTGGTGTTCGAGAACAACGGCTACTGGTTTGAGGGCGAGCAGCTCAACGAGGGCCCGCTGGCCGCCGATTTCACACGCCGCCGCATCAAGATGCACCAGGACGTGGAGCTTTGGGTCGGGAACTTCATTTGGTACGGGATGTTCGACTCCCTGACCGTGTCCCAGGACGCGAACGCGCCGTACCTCATGAACTTCAGCATCACCTTCGTCGCCTGGAAGGAGCGTTTCCGCAGGAGCTCCCCGTACGCGAACCTGATCCCGAACAACGTCCAGCGCGGGCACACCTACGGCGCGTGGAAGCCGACCGCCCTGACGACGCAGCAGGGCACGACGCAGAACTCCTCCGCGACCAATGTCACCTACGGGCCGCCGCCGCCCGTCGCGCCGCAGTCGCAGCCCGCGCTCCAGTCGCCGTCCGTGGACTCGTCGACGGCGTCCAACACGTTCCCAGAGAACGACCCGACCTCTTCGGATTTCCTGCCCTACACGCCCTGGCTGATCGACCCGACCCTGCCGGGCGGGCCCTTCACTGACACGCTGGGAGGCAAGCCGTGACGAGCATGATCCGCAACATCTCGCAGACTGTTGTAGTCCATGACTGCGGCGTTGGAGAGCTCAACTCATGACTAGCATGATTAGAAACATTTCCCAAACCTGCCAGGAGAGGGAAATCATCAAGACGGCACCCGATGTCGTCGTCTACATTGACGGGCTCCCGTACCTGACTAACTACTTCCTGAACGACCAGACCACCGGGAAGGCGTACACGCTCGTCAACTTCAACGATCACGTGGCGTCCTTCAGCGCAGGGTACGATACTGACATGCTCGTTCCGAACTGCTCCATCGGGCTCCAGGTGCCGAACTTCCAGAAGTACCTGTACCAGACGCCGGGCGGCAACAACCTGCTACAGACTATGGCGCAGGTACAGGTCTACGCGAAGGCGTACTACATGTCCTCGCAGGGCGACACGATCTACCGCCGCGTGTTCAAGGGCGTCACCTCGCACATCAGCTACAACGACAACGGCAAGACCCTCCAGATCGACGTCCAGTGCCACGGCGCGATGTACATGCTGGAGAAGATGATGATCAACATCCACCCGGCCGTGAACACTGCCGTGAACACCGGGTCGAACCTGACGATCTGGCAGTCTATCCTGGCGAACTGCGACTGCTTCGAGACGCTCGCGGCCATTTTCACGGAGGGTTTCCAGTCGGACGGCTTTCAGTTTTCCTCGCTTGAGCAGGACGCTCTCGTAAAAGGCAACCCGTTCTTTGACGCCGTGCAGCGCGGCTACATGGCCAAGTGGCAGGCGATCCTGTTCCAGATGGTGAAGGACGTCCACATCTACGGCCCGAACAAGGACAACCTCGGCCAGTCGACGCTGATGCAGAGGAGCAAGGCGTACAAGGAGGCGGGCAAGGACACGAAGGCGGCGTCCGTCCAGAGGCACACGGCACAGAAGGAGTCGGTCAAGGAGAACGCGAACCAGACCTACTACCAGAACATCCAGAAGTACGCTCCGTTCAAGACCATCACCCAGCAGAACCTCACAGACAACGTCATCGTGAACCGCCTGGACATGATCCGCCAGGTCGTGAACATGATCGACTTCGAGGGGTACCAGGACATCGACGGTAAGATCATCATCAAGCCGCCGCTCTACAACCTGGACGTGACGGACCTCGGGTCGCGTTCGCAGCAGACGACCTCCGACCCCGTGGTCACGGACCAGCAGGCGCAGGCCAACCAGCAGTCCACGCTCAGGAACCTCGGGCCGGACGCGATCCAGAGCAGCCCGTCGAGCGGAACCCGCTCGAACAGCCTGACGAACCCGCTGACGCAGATTTACGAGAACAACAACCCGTTCGTCATCTACCTGTCGGAGATTCTGACGGAGCAGGAGACGGAGGACCAGAGCGCCATCCGCAGGACGCGCACGACGCTCACGGGGAACAAGGACCGCGACCTCAACATCAACTACCCGGCGAACATCTCGCCGACCGTGGAGTGGACCGACGTCGCTAAAATGGCGAAGTTCGGCCTCCGCGAGGAGCCAGCCTACATGGTGCCGTGGCTGCCGTTTGACAAGATTTCCCTGTTCGCCCACGCCTGCGCGGAGACGGCCAGGGCCAACCGTGGCTACCGCACCTACACGGTCACGATCCCGCTGCGCCCTGAGATCAAGCTCGGGTTCCCAGTGTTCATCCCGCACAAGGACATGTACGCGTACGTGAAGTCCGTCAACATCCAGTACCAGGTCGGCGGCACCGCGACCATGACGGTGACGTGCGACTCAGTGCGCCGCAGGGTCCTAGTCAACACCTGGCAGACCGTGTCCACGGGCGGCACCACCCAGAAGTCGTACGCTGCATACACCTCCGCCCCGAACCTCGTGCTCCAGTGGACGGACAACCCGAAGCAGCCGACCTCGATCGACCCGGGCCAGTCGCCGGGGAACAGCGTCGGGGTGTTCACGGCCAACGCCAACAACATCGCAGGCGGGCCGCAGCAAGTGAGCCAGAGCGGATCGAGCCCCAGCAGCATCGTCGGCTCGTCGACCACCCTGCCCGTCCCGGACACGAACACGGACGGCACGAAGCTCGCCCCGTCGAACGACCAGGTCAAGATTCACTCCTACAAATCCAACGTCGTCAAGCAGACCTACGAGAACGCGTTCTCCTCGCCGACGGCCGTGTACGTGGTCAAGAACGACGGGAGCCAGGCCCAGGGCACCATCGCGCCGGGCACGAACCAGGGCTACTTCAACGCGGGCCAGTTCATCCCGGCGGACTACAAGTACATGGAGAAGCTGGTAGGGAGCAAGAGCGGCAGCCTGACCACGCACTCGACCATCCCGTACACGGACGACAAGGGCTACGAGCTCGTCGCGCCGTTCCCGTGGGGCAGGTGGCAGAACCTCAACGCGGCGATCCACGAGTTCACGGAGGCTGGCTGGGTCGGCACCAACGCCCCGCTCACGCTCAACGACGTGGTCGTGCTCCAGAGCACGGACGCCCTGCTGTTCGCCGGGCTCGGCACGCCCAGCGCCTCCGGCGACGCGTCCAACCAGCTCCTCACCGCCATGTCCTCCTTGCAGTCCACGGTCGGCGGCCTCAGCAGCACGGCGATCCCGCCGTCCACCAGCAACCCGAAGGGCGGCCAGCAGCAGAACCCCGCGTTCCAGCCCGACGCCACGGTCATCGTGCTGAAGTACGACCAGCCGGGCGTGTACTCCGACCAGAGCCTCCTCAACACCGCGCAGCCCGAGGACACCATCGCCGCTGCCCTCATCGCCGGGGCGCAAAACGCCGACCAGCAGCTCGTCGACGTATTAGTCTCTGGGTACGCCGCGCCGATCCCGGCCGTCCAGGAGACCCTGATCGCGAGCCAGAACAAGCCGCCGTCCTACCCGCTGACTCCGCTCCCGCAGTCCGCGAAGTTCGGCACGTCCGCGCAGGGCATCGCGCCCAAGCTGAACACGCTGGCCGAGATAGCGGCGTTCAAGATGTCGCAGCCGAACAAGGCGCAGCAGTCATAAGGAAGACATGCCCCCAGTAAGGGAAAACAGCAACTACAGGCCGACGTTCAACCGCACCAACGACAGGCTCGCCTACGAGATATTCATCGTCGAGGTGCTGACGGTGGACTACGAGCGGAAGGTCCTGACCGTGGAGGATGTCAAGGACGGGCTTGTCTACTCGGAGATTAGCGTTTTTCCGGCGAACTACTCCGGGCTCACCGGCGGCGACACGAACATGCCGGAGCAGGGCTCCATCGGCCTGGCCGCGAACTATTCCTACGAGCGCGGCTACCGCCAGGTGATGATCCTCGGCTGGGTCAACGCACAGCAGTACCCCAGCGTGGACGCCATCGCTAGCAGGCAGATTTCCGGCGACCGCATTCAGGGCTACTCCGACCGCCTCCGCGCCACGTGGCGGAAGGCGACCCCAGGCCAGAAAACGTCCTCCTACACGGGCGGCTTCTCGGAGAAGGTCGACACGTCCTGGGACAGGCAGTCGGCGGCGATGGACCGCGACAAGGCGGACTCAGACAAGCGCCAGTGGACGCAGATCGCCGGGCGCAGGGTCGGGTACGACGACGCCGGGGTCTCGTACGTCGGTTCCGTCAACCGCCCGAACACGACGGCCCCTACGGTCGTCCCCGTCGTCCTGCCGGACGGCACGTCGGACTACATCGTCTACCTCCAGCCCGGCTCGCAGCCCAGCGATCGCTACGTCGGCGGCAAGCAGGACGTGATCCCGTTCTCCGAGAACACGGAGCTGATCCAGGAGTACTCGCTGGACTACCCCGTGCCCTACGAGGTGCTTCAGACCAGCCTGCTCGACACGATCCTCGGCACCACGGCGGACCCGTGGGGCAGGACCACCGTCACCCCGGCGGCCGGGAACGTCCCCGCGTACGACAACGAGACCTTCACGGTCAACCAGGGCTGGGACGACCCGTACGACGACAGGGTCAGCGCCGTCGGGCCGACGCTCAACGAGGGCTCGACCCCCGCGCGACGCGCCTACATCCTGGAGCGGGCGCAGGGCACGCTCGTCGGCTACAACATCTACGACAAGTCCACCTACGGCTACGTGCTCAAGCCCGTCCTGTTCCCGTACAACTACAACGGGCGCTTCGGCGCGGACGTGGAGTCGGGCTACCTCCCGGTCGTCGACTCCCCGGACCACGAGGAGGCCAGGCTCGCCGCTTCCTGCCTGGCGGTCAGGTTCCCGTACGAGCAGAACACGACGCGCCTCGACGTCACTAAGGAGGGCTTCACCAGCCTTGAGATCGGCTCCACTCTGCCGAAGGAGAACATCCCGCTCCAGGGCGGCTACGAGCACCCGCACGGGGCCGGGCGCTCCCTTGAGGCGCACCTCGTAGGCTCCGCCAAGCTCGTCGTCGGCAAGAACCGCGACGAGGAGGACGCGCTAGACGCGCAGGTCCTCGGGCAGTCGGTCCTCCGCCTCGGCGCGGACGACACGTCTCTGCCGGACTCGCGGCGCTCCGTCCTCACGCAGATCAGGAGCAAGGGCGACACGCCCGCCAAGCGTTACGCGGACGGCAAGCCCGTGCAGTACTGGGCGAAGTCCAGGCTCATCCCCGGCGACGCCGTGAGCCTCACGAACAAGGTGGGCGGGGAGAACATCTCCGTCAGGGCGGCGGCGGACGGCGGCGTCGTGCTGCGCCTCGGCGCGAAGAACGCGCAGTCCCTCCGCAGGCACCTCATCAACGGCTACGCGGACGGGCCGGGCAAGACGGCCTACGCGGTCGGCGACTCCTCCCGCGTGGACTCCAAGAGCCCCGGCAGGCCGACCTACGGCGCGGGGGACAGCATTTACCAGTTCCACGACCTCACGCAGGCGGGCTCGCCCCCGTCCGCCAACGACTACCCGCCCTACAGCTGGAGCGGGCCGCCCGTCATGAGCATGGACTCCTCCGGCCGCTCGCTGGACCTGCACGCGGTCATGGACTTCCTGCTCCGCCTCGGCTCCAACCCGGCGACGGGGCAGTCCCTCCTGCTGGACCTCGCGGGCGGCGTCGTCATGGCCCTCGGCAAGGACCTGATGGGGCGCTCCGTCACCGCCGCGCTGGACGGCGGCATCGAGATCACGATCCTCCCGAACGCGCAGGGCAAGGCCATGCGCCTCAACATCATAGGGGACGTGGATGTCACGCACCAGGGCAACCTCCAGTACCACTGCACGGGCGACATGGTCACGGAGGCCACGACCCTGCGCTCCATCGTGAAGACCGACCGCATCGAAACTCAGCAAAAGGCGATAAGCGCCTCCCTTGCTAGGGACACGACCGAGGCACCCGACATCGTGAATTCACAAGGCTTATACCAAAGTGACGAAAACTCGTAAAAACAAATGAAAACGAACACACAAGGCGTGTACGGGATAACGTTGTTGCTGGATGGACGGGTGTACGTCGGCAGCTCCGTGCAGTGTGAAAAGCGCTTGCAATACCACCAAAGAAATTTGCGCAGAGGTACCCACGATAATCCCTATCTCCAGAAAGCTTGGAACAAGTATGGGGAAAATGAGTTCGTGTGCGGGATTTTGGAAAAGGTTGAGGACAAGATTTGGTTACGAGCCCGCGAGCAGGCTTGGATTTCCCGCACAGCAGCCTCTCAGTTCAACATCTCGTGCGCATGGACCCCATCTGATGACAAGAACCCTGAAATTTTAAGGCGACAGAAGGAGTCTTTAGCACGGTTTTACACCGATTCAGCAAACAGAGAACGACAAAGCGCTATTACGAAACAGGCTATGACCAGTTCTACGGTCAAAAAAGCTGTGTCTGAAGCTCAGTTAGCACGTTTCTCCGACCCCGTGAAAAAAGCGGCTTTCAAGCAAGCCCACAACACCGAAGAAACAAGAAACCGTCATGCTGAATCAACAAGACAATGGCAGAAAATACATCCTTTGAAACACTCTGAAGAGTGGAAACAGGGGCAGTCTAAACGATCTCATCATTGGCATGCAGACCCGGCGAACGCCGAAAAAAGGCGGCTGCGTGCAGAACGTATAAGTCAAAGTAAAAAAGGGATTGACACAGCCGCACATCGGAAAAGGGGCGCTAACGGCAGGTATAGCTAATGGCGGATAATCTAACACAAGCCGAGCAGAACGCGCTGCTGTGGCCCATCAAGGCCAAGGGCGCGGTGAACCGCGTCAACCCGCTCAACGACCCGACCATCTCGCACTACTACCAGCAGGCGATGGAGCAGGGCCGCGTCCTTGAGTCCAGCATCACGGACGCGAACAACATAATCCTCCAGAAGAAGCAGCTCCTCGTCAACCAGATCGAGACGTACACGCACATGAACCAGCTGGCGGTCGACGGCCAGCTCGGGCACCACGCCCGCGTCCCCAAGTACATCGCGGACGGCATCAGCATCATCCAGACGGCGAACAAGTTCCAGCAGGAGATTCTGGGGCTGGTGATGGCGGTGACGACCAACCTCAACACGCTCCTGGCGATAGAGCAGTCCATGGTCCAGATGGTGCAGTCGAGCCTGAACGCCCTGGCCAACCTGCTGAACAACATCTGCAACTGGGGGCTCCCCGCGCTCCCGTCCATCCCGAACCTCCTGCCCGAGGGCATGTGGAACTGGAACGGGTTCAACTTCGCGCCGCTCGCGAACTTCGCCAAGGCGTTCACGAAGCCGCCCGTCTTCAACTTCAACTTCTCGTTCAGCCAGTGCTCGCTCACGATCCCCGGCCTGAACGGCTCCGGCGTGCTCGGCCCGAGCATCCCGCAGATGGTCCTGACGAACAGCGGGCTGTCGCTCGGCACCGCGCAGTACATCCCGCCGCTCGGCGGCTCCCCGTCCGTGGACCCGACGAGCTCCCCCGTGTTCGGCCCGGACTTCAACCCGAACTCCTCTATGGACGGCGCGGTCCCCGACCCGCACACCATCGTCGACGCCTACAGCCTGCCCGCGTCCACGTACACGGCGAACATCGTGTCCATCGTGCCGTCCCTGCGCGGCGACACCGTGGAGCCGAGCGACCCGGACTACGCGAGCCCGAACCTCGCCGTGCGCCAGCCGCAGCTCCGCAAGGACCTGGTCCACTACATCAACCTCGGAGAGATCGTCGCGAACAACTACGACCCGTTCATCATGTCCGCGTGGCTCCTCTACCTAGCCGCCGCCAGGGCCGGGCGCGGCGGCAACTGGATACCGAACTTCGAGGCGGCGTTCCTGGCATACATACAGCCGTCCGTGACCTACCTGAACACCGTCCCCGTGCCGTACAACGACGCGAGCGGCGACGGGCCGGAGTACATGAGCATCTGGGACCCCACGGTCCAGTACCAGCAGAATGACGTGGTGACCTTCGGCGGGAACCTCTACATCGCCAACTCCGGGAACACGAACCTGGAGCCGGGCGCGAACCCGTCCACGTGGGCGGTCAGCCCCCAGGGGGTCGTCTACCAGAACGCCCCGGTGCTGCCGCTGTACACCCTGCTCAACTCTCTGAGCGGCCAGAAGCTCTTCACGCTGCTGTGGAAGCTCTCCTACGTCGAGGCGTCCCTGCTCGGGTACACGCGCAACAAGACGTGGGACGGCTACCAGGACTCGAACTACCTCTCCGGCCCCACGGGCTCCGACCTCGACTACGTCCCTACCCCTGCGGGCAGCGGCACGACCACGGTGACCCTCGGCGAGGGCACGGCGGAGTTCCCCGTGCCAATCACTTTCCCGAGCGCCTACGCGGCGGTCATGGCGGCGGTCATCCAGGCGGCGTCCGTGAACATCCTGAACGACACCACGTACCAGTCGCCGAGGCTCGGCAACCGCTACACCTACAGCCCGTTCGCGGTCGCCTCGACAGTGGACCGCTTCAGCCAGTTCTGGCGCGACTTCTCCACCAGCCTGACGACGCTCCTGGCGCAGGACCCGTACCTCGTGCAGTTCGCGGTGACGTACTTCGGTACGCTAGACGGTGCGGTCGACCCGCTGGGCAGCGCGTCAGCGTACCAGGCGTTGCAGGCCGACACGGCCAGCCGCAACCGCAGCCGGACGCCGGGCACCCCGCTCCTCCCGATCCCGGTCGCGCCGATCGTCACGTTCACCAACAGCTCCACGCCCACGCCCGCGACCAACGGCTGGGTGACGATCCCCACGGAGCTGGACGCGGAGGCGTTCCTCAACCGCCCCGACATACAGGGGCAGCCCATCCCCGTGCAGATGGCCATGCTGAGGACGAACCTGAGCTACGCGGGGCTCCAGACGTTCAAGAACCAGTTCCAGGGCGCGGTCGCGGCGCAGGTCGCCACCGCCAACGCCCTGATAGCGAACGCGCAGCAGGTCGGGTTCAACGTTGACGCGGAGGCCGACACCACGACCGTGGCCGCCGCCCCCGCGCAGACCCCCGTCGCGTTCGACCAGATCGTGTTCGACTACACGGGCAACGTCACCAGCCCGACGACGTTTACCCTGCGGGCCACGGGCGCGTACTCCGGGAACGGGCAGCTCATCTTCTCCACGGCCGCCGAGGGGCTGTTCACGGTGACCGTGACCCAGAACGGCACGCCGATCTACACCAACTCGTACGAGCTCGACGCGCCTGGGATGCTGACCGTGCCCTTCTCCTTCACCGGGAACTTCACCGCCGGGGACATCGTCATGGTCGAGGCGTCCAGCAACCTCACCGCGCCCCTCGTGCAGGTCCTCCCCGGTAGCCTGTTCAGCATGATCCTGACCTCGATCACGCCGCTCCCCGTCATCCCGGTCGCGTCCGCCGGGGACACGATCGACTTCGTGGTGGAGGCTCCGCCGACGTGGTGGACCAGCCCGTTCCCGCCAGGTACGGTCGTGTTCGTGCAGGACGACGGCACCGTGGCCCCGATCGACCCGTTCGTGCCGCCTGTCACCAACGTGGCGGAGTCGGCGGGGAGCGTGCTGACGATCACGGCGGCGAACCACTTCTCCGTCGGCAGCCTCGTGGTGTTCAGGAACCTGGGGGCGGCGACGTACCTCAACGGCGTGGTGACCACGGTCGCGACCCTGATCGGCCCCGGCCCGGCCTACACGGGCTTCACGGCGGCCGACCCTACGCTGTACGGAGCCTACGCCACGACGCCTGAGACCCAGGGCAACGCGTTCTACGCGGTCGACTCCACGGGCGCTCTGCTGGCCCCGAACCCAGACGGCATAGTGCCGGTCCAGGGCGTGGCGGGCGCGGACGCCCCGGTCGGTACCACCTACGGCGGGCAGTACACGATACGGGGCGCGTCCTTCACGGTCGGGAATCCGATCTACGCCGGGCCGCAGGGCGCACTGACGCAGGACTACGTGACGCTCATCAATCAGGTCGGGTGGATTGTGTACGTGGGGATGGCGCAGACGGCGGACACGATGCTCTACGAGCCGCACATCCCGACGCTGTACGCGCCGTAATCAGTAGGGGTAAGTCTGGCCCACGCCGCCGCCGTTTCCGCCCGTCGGGTAGACCTGACCGGAGTACGGAGTGCTTTGGCTGGGCTGCCAGAAGCCCACGCATATCGCCCAGACGGTCTTCATCCAGGTCATCCCTAAAAATCCCCAGCCCGTGTACGCGGCGGTTGACGTCGGCTGGCTCTGCCCCGAGTTGGCGAGAAAATAAATCCCGCCGGCTTCGCGGCGAAGTCCGCGTCACCTCCGGCGGCGTGTGCGCCGGGCGTGAGTATCGTCATGGCGTTGTCACGCTCCAGTGCACCAGCGTGATTATCGCCGGCTTCGGGCTTGAGTAGTTGTTGACGCCGAACCCTATCTGCTGCGGCGCTCCCGCCAGGACACCCGAGCTGGAGACCTCCGTGTACGCTTCAATCCAGTCCACCCCGTTCTGCGCCAGCCAGAAGGACAGGTTAGTGCCGTCGTACCGGATGCGGCACCACATGGGCTGGGGCACGGGGTAGGCGACCGGCGGCACGGCGTCGAGCGCCTGGCTCGTGAAGCTGCTCCACCCGCCGACCCAGGTTCCCAGGGGCGCGGCGTTCAGGGCGGAGGAGCTCGGGTTGGACCCGCTGATCGCCCCGAACGGCCTGAAGCCGGACGCCCCCTGCACGAACAGGCAGGCCTGCGGGTAGCCGTTCAGGTTCCCGGCGTTGTTCGGGTATATGTTGGCGAAGAAGGCGGCCGTCAGGGTGAACGCGGTCCCGGACGGGCCGGGCACCGCAGTGTACAGGAACTTCCAGGCGTCGCCCGCCGACGTGCTGACCATGACGGCCTCCGCGAGGTCCGTGAACGTGCCCGTGGAGCCGACGTCGTATTTGGTCCACGAGGTCACGGGGGCCGGGGGGACGATGGCGGGCTGGAAGGCGAACAGAGAGCCGGCTGGCGTCTGCCACGCCGCCGCCGAGGAGCTCGTCGCCGTGAGCACCTGCCCGGTGCCGGGCGCTGTGCTGTTTATGGTGACCCCGTACAGCTCGTTCGCGTTCACTACCCCGGTTCCGCTGAACGCGAGCGAGGCACCCGACCCCACCGTCATGGTCGCCGTGATGTTCGTCCCCGTCGTGATCGCGCTGAAGGACGGGGTGGAACTGAACGTCGCCCACTGCACGCCCGTCACCGTGGAGGTGAGCACCTGGCCGATCGTGCCCACCGAGCTGGAGCCGTCCTCAAGCGTGCCCCCCACGTGGAGGTTCGTCGTGGACACGAGGGTCGGCGCTGACACCGTCCCCGTGAACGTAGCGCCGGACAGGAGGGCGTAGACCGACAGGTTGGGCGTGCCCGAGATGTCGCCGTAGGCTGGCTGCGCCTGGGTGAAGACCCCGGTCGCGGAGTTGTACGCCGTGACGAACTCGTGCAAGACGGCCGGGGTGTTCTGCGGCAGCGTCCCGTTGAAGGCGAACTGGACGTTCCCGGCCGACGGGTTGCTGACCGTGATGTCCGTGCCGTTCTCGAAGTTGATCGTCGCGGACGAGGAGACCGGGGAGCCGTTGACCTGGAACGCGGAGCCGCTCGCCGCCGTGGCCGTGATGTTGCTCCCCAGCACGGCGAACGCGACCGTGGCGCTGCTCTGGAAGTTGGGGCTGGAGACGGGGACGGTGTTGACGTAGAGCTGCGAGCCGCCGCCCGAGATGAACGAGGGGTCTATCTGGCCCGTGGAGTCCAGCAGGAGCACCTTGCCTGCGTCCGCCACGCCCGACGACACCGCCACCGCGCCGATCAGGGCGCTGCCCGCCGCCTGGGGCTGGGCCACGGGCGCGGAGATTGTCGGAATCCTGTAGACGTCGGCCATGGAGCCCCTCATTGAAGGGGCGAAAAGTCACACAAAACGCTTGAAAGCAAAGGGCTTATACTTTCTTCTTGTGTTTTCTTCAACTTCCGGGGTATTATGTGTGCGGGGAGCTTCAGGCTCCCCGAAGTGTTTTTTGGAGGAAAACAAGATTGCAAGTCCAGCCGAATCAGCACCTTGCGGCTGGCCAAAGATGACAGGAAAACCGTACAGTATAGGAACGGAGGAAACACATGAGAGCTAAACTGATGCTAGCCGCCATGCTTGCGCTGCCCGTGTTCGCGGCCGCCCAAGCTGTTGACCAGCAGAAGCTTGACTCGTTCGCCGCCGCCGTCGCCCAAGCCGAGGGCTTCGGCGTCAAACACGCGCTCCCCACCCGCAACCACAACCCAGGCGACCTCAAGCGCGTCGACCACTACATCCACTTTCGCAACGACGCCGAGGGCTGGGCGGCTCTTCGAACCCAAGTCGCGAAGCTGGCGGCGGGCCAGTCCAAACACTACCGCCTGTCCATGACCATCAACCAGGTCTCCAAGATTTACGCGGGGGACTACCGCTGGGGCAAGATCGTCGCCAAGGCTCTAGGTGTCAGTCCGGCCACCACCCTCGCGGAGTACTTCGCCCCCGCGCCGCAACAGGACGCCGCGCAGGACGTCGACCTGTCCGCCCTGCTCGGCCAGGGCTTCCCGTTCGATAGTCAGTCAGTTCGAGCCCCAGAACTAAGTAGTTATTCAACTACTCAGTATTAGTACGCGTGGCTAATCTAGTTGACCTTACGGGGCAGAAATTCGGGCGGCTAACGGCTCTCTATAGACTGGAGAACAACCGTTGGGGAGCCACTGTGTGGCTGTGCCTTTGCGACTGCGGAGTAGAGAAACCAGTTTCAAGCAACGCCCTGCGCCGAGGTCTGACACGAAGCTGCTGGTGCTTACGCCGGGAGGCCAGCAGGGGCAGAAAAATTCTCCCGCCTGGCGAAGCGGCCAAAAACCACGTCCTCCTACGGTATAAACTTAATGCTACCAGGCGCGGTCTCGGATGGAACTTGACGGACGAAGAGTTCTTTGTTCTGACGTCAAAGAACTGCCGCTACTGCGGGTGTGCGCCAGCCGCCGTAAAAGCACTCAAGTCCGGCTCCTACGTCTACAACGGTCTTGATCGGGCGGACAGCAACCTAGGGTATTCATGTAGCAATGTTGTTCCGTGCTGTTCCCAGTGCAACTACGCAAAAAGGCATCTCAGTCAGCAAGAGTTCGCCGCGTGGGTTTTGAAAATTTCCGCCCATCTCAGTATCAACCCCTTGGAGTAAAAAAATGAAGGTTGTCACATTACCGGATGTCCTGCATGAGTACCTCGTCCACGTCCTCCTGACGTACCACGCCCACCCCGAGGAAGGCGTGGCCATGGCCAACCTCTGGGAGGCCTGCGCCAAAAAGGTGACCCACATCGACGACAAGCACGTCCAGGAGACGGCCAAGGCGGGCACGCCCGCAGGGCAGTCCTCCCCGGCGGTCGACCCCCGCAATCCGCAGAACCGCCCGATCGAGTGCCAGGAATGCTTCGACGAGGAGGGCAGCCTCGCCTGCATCCGCCCCGCGCACCAGAAGCGCAACATGGCCACGGGCGTTGCGATCTGCCAGTCCCGCCTTTAGGGGACACGCGCATGCTAGCAGATCAGCAGTTACTAGAACTCTGCCTGAGAGTATCCGGGGGGTTTGAACGGCTCTTATGGGCGCAATCCCAGACTTCCAGTCTGGGTTAGCGAATGCCTTTGCGGTATTAGGAATATATGATCCAAGTTCAACTCAAACTTCGACCCTGCAAGGTGCAGGAACAAACCTGCGACCAATGGCTCTACCATCTGGCGTCGGTCTACAATTTCGCCGTGAGGAAGATTGAGCTAAACGCCAAGGACAAAATCTATTTTTGTAGGCAAGAGTTCCAAAACATCTTAGCGAACCACGGAGAGAAGCTGGGCATTCCTAGCCACGCGCTACAGGGCGTTCTTTGTACCGTCCATGATGCGTGGAAGCGCTGCTTCAGGAAAATCGCTGGCAAACCACGGCTAAAGGGGATGCGGAACAGGCTGACCAGCATTCCATTTCCAGACCCAATCAAGGCACCGAAAGGAACCCGCATCACATTGCCCGGACTTGGCAGTCTTCGCTTCCACAAGCAGGAGTTGCCGGAGGGCAAGATAAAGTGTGGACGGCTGGTTAAACGAGCGTCAGGCTGGCACCTCTGCTTGTTTATAGATGCATACCCTAAGCCAATTGAGCGATTGGCTTTCGGAGAGATCGGCATTGACCCCGGCTTCTCGAATCTGCTCACAACATCTGACGGGGAAATCATCGAGCACCCACGGGAGTTGGAAGCAGGTGCGGAACGCCTCGCCCAAGCCCAACGGGGGCACGACAAAACATTGGCGGCGAGGATTCAGGAACGCATCGCCAATCGCAAGAAGGACAGGAATCATAAACTGTCGCGACGGTTAGTGGCAGAGAATGTGTTTATTGCGTTCAGTAAAGACAAAATCAAGGGAATCGCAAAGAGATTTGGCAAGAGTGTGGCTTCTTCGGCACACTATCAGTTGCGGCAAATGCTGTCCTACAAGATGCCCAAAAGCGGTGGGACGTATGTCGAACCTGAGAGTAAGTTTTCCACCAAGACTTGCTGGGTATGTGGGGAGCCAACCGGACCTACAGGACTAGCAGGATTGTCGGTAAGGCAATGGCGATGTTCCGCCTGTGGAGCGGAGCACGACCGCGATGTCAATGCGGCCTGTAACACGCTATTTGCCGGGGCTGGATTGGCCCACGAGATGAGTTATGCCTGCGCATAATTCAGTCAGGAATCCCAGAGTTCCACTCTGGGAGGATCAACAAGGCTTTGCTCTACAGGGGGAACCGATGCTTGTAGTCAAGCGCGATCTCCTGCTTCCGCTAAAACAGCTGGCCGCCTTCGACACCAAGGGCGCGCCCTACATCGGCGTGCAGCTCGTCGAGGGCCAGAAGCCCCTCTTCTACCGCTCCAACAACGACGGCGTGGTCCAGTCCAAGGACTACGGCCTCTTCCCGACCACCTACGTCTCCCTCAGCCACTTCACCGACGTCCTCAAGAGCATCCACGAGGAGAGCATCGAGCTCAGCCTCAACGAGCGCGGCATCCTGCGCCTGCACGGCGTCAGCGTCGGGTACGACACGACCGCGCACGTGCACACCGTCGCCGAGGGCCAGGCGGGCGTCAAGCACCACGACATCGGGCCGAGGCAGGTCACGGCCAACGCGCAGACCTTCTCCGGGATCGACATCAAGCCGTTCAAGCTGGCCAGCCCTCCCGTCGTCGCGGCGGGCAAGCTCATGCTCGTCACGGACAGGAGCGCCATCATCATGTGGGGGGGCGAGCACCTCGCCGCCCTGCCGAAGAACCTCAGCCCGCGCGAGCCGTTCCTCCGCATGGTCTGCACCCAGGACGTGGACGAGCTCGTCCTCACGGCGAACGGATACTGGGGCGCGGTGTTCGGCGACATGGTCACCTACACGAAGGGGCACACCCTCGGCAGGCAGCTCTTCGACACGTACAACACGCAGGGAGTGGAGGTCACGCAGCTCCCGGCGGAGCGCCTGATCACGGGCCTGTCCTCCGCCGTCGGCCTGCTGGACGACACGGACAGGGTGGACGTGGACCCGAAGCTCGGCGTCATCGCCAAGGGCAGCTTCGGCGACAACCGCACGTCCCTCGGCGAGACGGGCGAGTGGGGCAGGTTCGGGCTCCAGGCCAAGACCGCCAAGGCCGTCGTGGACGCCCTCTCCCAGGCCACGGACGACTATGCTATACTGGAGAACATGTCGAGCGGAACCGGGCCGACCTCGCTCATGAGGCTGCGGCGCGGGACGTTCGAGGTATCATTTAGGTCATTTTGAGCCTGGTCTACATCTACCGCAACCGCCTCGACAATAAAGTATACGTCGGCAAGACAGCTTTCTCCCTGAAGAAAAGGCACAACGAACATCTCGCGATGGCCCGTTACAGGGACAAGAACTACTTCCACAACGCCCTGCGGAAGCACGGTGAAAAGAACTTCGAACACTGCGTCGTCTCGTACGCTTCTTCACCCGAAGAGTTAGATAGGATGGAGGCGTATTTTATCCGACGTTACAGGGCCAACGAGCCCGGACACGGCTGCAACCTCACGTTCGGCGGCGACGGATGCGTGCCAACTGAGGCCGTCCGTGCTAAACTCAGAGCAGCGCGGAAAGGCAAGCCTAGCCCGGCTAAGGGAAAGAAATGGCCTGCGGAGAGCCGCAGACGAAAAAGCGAATCTCTGAAAGGCAAACGTCCGTCAAACATGGGCGATTTTGACGAAGAAAAACGTCGGAAAAACATTTCTAAAGCGTTAAAGGGCAAGGCTAAGCCTGTAGGTTTTGGAGACAAAGTCAGACGATCACGGTTAGGGACAAGACTGGTGATTGTAGACGGCAAGAGGAGGTTTGTGAGATGACCGAGGTAACGGACCAGACGTTCGAGCAAGAGGTGCTGAAGTCAGACGTCCCCGTCCTGGTGGACTTCTACGCCAACTGGTGCGGCCCGTGCAGGGCGGCGGCACCCTCCATAGAGAAGATTTCGCAGGAGTTCTTCCCCAGGGTCAAGGTGGCCAAGCTCGACGTCGACACGGGGTCCAAGAACGCTCTGGCCTACGGCGTGCGCGGCATCCCGAACTTCAGCATCTTCGTGCACGGCGAACTGTTCAAGCAGTTCACCGGGTGGGCTTCCTCCGTAGAGACCGACATCCGCGAGACGCTCGAAGAAATCCTGTCGGCGTCCGCCCCGGCGGCATCAAAGTAGCATGGAGTACTGGTTCCGCTGCCCCGACCCCGTCACGGCGGACATGGACATGGCCAAGGAGTACAAGGCCAAGAAGGCCGCCTCAGGCGACCGCAAGAACTAGACCCCCGCCTCTTTCCTACGTCCTCGCCTACCTTTGAGGTAGGCGAGGACCCCCTCAAGCACTTTGAGGTCGTCCCAACAAAGGCCTAAAACTAGGTTGCAATTTCAAAAGCGGGCGTTTTTCCTTGTGCGCGGTATTATCCCCTGAGGTTCCACTATGAGCATGGATGAAGCAGGGAGCGGCCAGCCGCTAGAGGCAAGCACCACGAAGCAGAAGGGCACGCGCAGCCGCCCCGCGAAGGTCCGCAAGCACGCCGTCGAGAACGTGAACAAGAACAACCTCGCCCAATACCTGGACAAGCTCCACGCGGAGGGCGGCGTCCTGGTCGACCTGAACATCAGCCTGGCGATCGGCGGCAGCTACGAGGTCGTTTCTTTCAAAGAGACTAATGCCTAAATTAGAAGAGGAGCTACAGTTGATGGACGCCGTTCTGTCTAATCGTATCTCCGCCGTCCATTCTACAGTCGACCGCATCTGTAGTCAGGTCGATTATGAACGTGGACAAATCGTGCGTCTAAAGGCTAGAATTACTGCGCTCGAAGAAGAGAAAGGCTCCCTTGTAAAGGCTGTAGGCACACTAGACAGATGTATTCAAATCGTCAGTTCCAACGGAATTGGCAAGATCGAGGACCTCGTCTCGGACGGCCTCCGCCGCGTGTTCGGCAACGACAGGTACGGCCTGGTCGTAGAGAAGAACGAGACCAAGCGCGGCAACAGCTACCGCATCCTGGTCCGCAAGGGCAGGACCGTCGGCAACCCCATGGACTCCTTCGGCGGCGGCGTCCAGAACGTGGCCGCGTTCCTGCTCCGCGTCATCCTCGTAAAAAGGTTTCATTTGGCAAAAGTGTTGGTATTAGATGAGCAGTTTTCTAACGTGTCCCCCGAGTACCAGCATAAAATCTCCCAGATGCTCAAGGTTCTTGTGAATCTTGGGTTTACAATTTTCGTTATTTCTCACCAGCCGCTAATCACGGACAGCGCGGACATAGTGTACGAAGTAGTCCCGTCAGAAGGCGGACCAAAATTAGTGAAACGAGACCCCTTATGGGAACTCCCGTCAAACAGGAACTCGGAAACACCTACGGACTTCTCACCGTAACCCGATTTTACGGGCAGGCTAAAGGCGGTCATGCGCTGTGGGAGTGCACGTGCGCCTGCGGGAGTAAGACCGTCACCTATGGTAGTAACCTGCGAAACGGCCACACTACGAGCTGTGGTTGTTATCTCCTAAAACGGGTGACTAGGCACGGCGCGGCCCGCAGAACCGGGCATACTCCTGAGTACGACGCTTTTCAGACGGCCAAGCAGCGTTGCACAAACCCCAACGACGCTGGGTTCAAAAATTACGGCGGACGCGGCATCAAGCTCCTGTTTGCTTCTTTTGAGCAGTGGTACGCCGAACTTGGTCCGCGGCCGTCTCCGCAGCATTCCGTTGATCGTTTTCCCAACAATGACGGAAACTATGAGTCCGGCAACGTACGCTGGGCAACGAAAATAGAGCAGGCTTCTAATCAGCGAAGGCGGCTGAGACTGGACCAATGGTCCCCTGAGGAGCTGTTGGACGAGTGCCAAAAACGGGGTCTTCTATGAAAGACCCGCTCCTCAGTAAGGTCAGGCTCAAGGCCCTGGAGGAGATCATCGCGGCCGCCAGGGAGACGATCCATAGGCACCGCCGCCGCTTCCTCCAGCGGAACCTGAGGCCATGCCCGCTAAACTGCAAGGGGGCTTCCATGGTTGGCCACAAAGTGGTAGGATGTGGTAACTGCGGCAGCCGCAACCCAGAGCAGTGCGCCCGGGAGCCCGGCTTCGTGCCCCTGTTCACCAAGGAAGAACTGGCCCAGCAGTTTGCGGACCAGCTGAGGAACCCCGAGGTGCTCCTGCGCGAGTACCGGGACGTGACCGTCTTCCTCTGGGTGCTGGGGGCTTTTGAAGAGCAACAACCGGATGAAAAAGTTGTTGCTGGCGTGGAGAAGCATAAAGTTGCAAAAAAAGACGGAAAATAAGACATTTGTCGGGTTTCGACGTCAAGATGGGTTTATGACCATTATAGAAATTCTTGAGGATTTATAGGGAAAACGTAGGAGGGTCGTTCCGCGCAAGTCAGGAAATAGTCAAGATCGTGGCGATAACCTCTCAGACCAGACCGCGTTCGACAAGCAGAAGAAGACCGTCGACGAGAACATCGTCGAGAAGGTGGAGCAACGTGACAGATCGAAAAGCGTCGTTGCTGCTGGGGCTGGCGGCGGCGATCCTGGCGATGACTGTGTTCTACCAGGACAGCGTGATCGGCAAACAACGGACTGAGCTGGTGAAGCAGCTCGAGACCATGAGCGGAGCGCAGAAGGACCTCGGCGCGTGCCACATAGAGCTGTACGAGCAGATGCACAAGTAGCCCTGATTTCCCTCCAAAATCAGCCTTTCCGCCACGCCCACGGTATTACTCCGTGTGAGCGACGTAGAGTTGATCCTCGAGCTGACCAAGCTGTGCCGGGCGGACGAGGAGAAGCCCGTCTTCGACCAGAAGTTCAACCCCACCGACCCGATCGCTATCGAAATCGTGATGCACGAGGCGGACTTCGCGGTCGAGGCGTACATGGACAAGTGGACCACGCTGTACCGCCACAGGTTCCAGCAGCCAGAGGTCTACGACAACTTCGTGCGCGAATACCAGCTGCGGGTGAGGCAGAACCTCAAGAGGATGATCGCGGCGGAGCAGCGGTACATACAGGAAGAGCTGGAAGGCGAGGGTGACGAGGAAAAGGACGGATACCAGGACGGCACAGGCGGAGTATAGGAAGTTGACGGTGGAGTTCGAGACCCTGACCGAGGCGCAGGCCTTGGCCCTGGAGGACCTGTTCGCGCTGTGGAACTACCTCGGGAGCGCGGGGGTGTCGCGGTGGACCGCGTTCTTCGCGGACGGCGACGGGAACTTCCAGCCGGGCATCAAGGTCAACGGCGAGAAGCCCAAGCGTTGTCACCTGACGGACGAGAGGAAGCGGTGGCGCAGGCTCATGGACGTGGACGACAAGCGCCCGAGGCCGGACGACTTCTACCTGATGGACTTCGACGCGATCGCATGGAAGCTGCACGCTGACGACACCAACCGACCTGTATGATCACGAACCCCGAGCACGTCCTGTACGGCGAGGTGTTCGGCTGGGTCCAGCCCCTCAAGTACGGGGCCAAGCAGGGGCAGCTCTTCTTCCGCGCCTTCGACATCCTCAGGGGGCCAGAGTACATGGACGCCGAGGAGTTCGTCGCGGCCCTGCCGGAGGAGCGCCGCGCCCCGTCGCTAGGGGTCATGCCGTTCGATTTCGAGAAGCTCCAGGCCCTCGCTGACGGGCAGTCCCTCGTCAAGGGGGCCAACCATGTAAGAGAAGGTATTGTCATAAAACCTTTGAAAGAACGAAAGCATTGGAAACTGGGAAGGGTGGTTTTGAAACTGGTCAGCAATAAATACCTTGAAAAATCAAGCAGATAACGCACTCAATCTGACCGGGCAGAGATTTGGCAGACTGACCGTGCTGCAACGGGTCGGTCTTACTAAGCGGGGACGACGGCGGCCTTCTGCTGCTGGTTCGCCCACGTCCCGAAGGACGACCATATCTCGGGTGACTGGCGGCACTGGGGTTTTGACGACGACCCGCTCGCCCCCGAGCCCGAGCCAGACGGGGAGCTGGTGGGCAAATGACAGTATTAGAGGGAATATGAAGGCAAAAGAATCGTTCGAGCTGACGCAGCGCGGCTACATGGCCAAGCACGACAAGAAACTGGTCGTCCCCAACGAAGCCTATGAGGCCGCAAAGCAGCAGTTCACGAACCTGAGGGACGCCGTGCGCGACCTGTACTACGCCGCGCACTGGACGCCGGACCGCCCCCTGCACCGCACTGAGTTCGGGGACGAGTTCGAAGACGGGATGAGGCAGATACCCTACGACGCAGGCGAGCTCTGGACGGCCGTGCGCGACGCGGCGGGCTTCCCCAAGGGCGGATCGCCGAAGGCGCTGCCGTACGACGGCGTCCGCGTGGAGTACCCGACCCAGAGGCTCCGCCTGCTCGGTAGGCTGGTCACCAAAGCCAAGGGCGGGGACTTCGGCACCGAGCAGACCAAGGCCTTCCTGCTCCTGCACAGCACCGAGCTCAGGGACAGAATAGACAAGACCGTGAGGGATTTTCTCTCGGAAAAACTCGCTTAAAAAGGAAAAAGGAAAACCATGCCTCCAGTGCTCATCGCAACTCAAGCAGTCCAGGGACCGCGAGCTCCGGGAGAGCGACCCCGAGGAAGTGGCAGCGCCGAAGGCGACAGAAGGCCATAGACAACCTGATGAAGAAGGTGTTCGGATGAACGGACTCAGAGAAGTAGCGACCAAGTACCACAGGCAGGCCAACGCCATCGCCGCACGCGGCGACATCGCGGGCCAACTCACCCCCGACCAGCAGGCGGGCATTAAGTACTACCGCGACTGCGCTGAGAAGGTCGAGGCGCTCATCCGCCCCGAGGACGAGCAGGCGGAGGAGGCGACGTGGCACCTTGAGGGCGAGGAGCGGCAGCCCGCCGGGCCACACAAGGGCAAGGTGACGTCAGCCGACAAGGCTGCGACGCCGCAGGAACTCATCAAGAAGGCAGGCTAACCATGGCAGACACGTACGAAGACCTACCCCCAGTGCTTCACGACACTACTGACGCCACGCTAGAGGGCGACGCCGAGCTCACCGAGGAGCTCGCGGCGACAGCCACGATTGACCAGCTCATGGACGAGTACATCATGAAGGTCTCGGGCTGGTTCATCGACCTGAACGAGGTCTCGGAGCAGGGCAACCCCGTCAAGACCCACATCGCTGTCGTAGGTGTCGGGGAGGACGTGGTCAGCGAGGCGTACTTCCTGCGCACCAGGCTCCTTGAGGCCCTGGCCAAGAAGGGCGAGGAGATCGCCACTACGGGCATGACGCTCACCAAGCAAGTGCTGGACGAGGAGAACTAATGTTCGGAAGAGGCTCGTGGGCGGTGTTCGGGATCAAGAAGGACACAGAGTCGTCGGTGTCCGCCGCGCTGGACAGCTTCGTCGGCGTGAGCCAGGCGAGCGCGGTGGCGCAGGCGCTCCAGGACGGCGTACCGACCTCGGGCATCAACCCGTTCGGCAACCCGCGCCTGGACGAGAAGGACACGGCCATCACGGCCGGGCTGGAGGTCACCAGCGCGGACTTCAGGCTCGGCGAGGGCGTCTACGGGCTGTGGTTCTGCCTCAACGACCACGAGGACGTGACGGACCCCAAGTCCAAGCAGGAGAGCCTCGCGTACGAGCTCTCCGAGAAGCCGTTCAAGTTCCTGACCAAGGACGAGAAGAAGCTGGTGGACGAGCGCGTGGAGGCCTCCGCCGTCGCCTCCCGCAAGCAGTTCCCCGTGCTCGTGGACTTCAACGCGGAGCGCGTCTTCGCGCTCACGACCAAGGAGGAGCACATCGGCGAGCTGAGGGCCAAGCTCCAGGCGCTCGGGGCCGAGGTGTACAACCTCTCCTGGCAGTTCGGCGGCTACGACTGGCCGACCAAGTTCCTCAACGAGGTCAACGGGAAGAACAAGTTCCACGCCCAGATGCAGTCCAGGGCCGACGACCTGCGCCGCTTCAGGGGCGACGAGATAGAGAAGCTGGAGGACAAGATGCTGGAGAGCATCGTCTCCGGCTACTTCGCCATGTCCGAGCTGGACACCGGGAAGTGGGCCGGGCTGACGACGCCCGCCAAGGTGCGCCTGTTCGTCGCGTCCGAGCCGTCCAGCGAGGCCAGCGTGAGCACGGCGTTCACCCTGATGAACCTGGTGGACGGCGCGACCGTGGCGTCCGCAGCCGTGGTCTTCCAGGAGCTCGACTCCTGGATCACCAAGAAGGACGTGGAGAAGCAGCGCCGCACCGACCTGTTCACGATCGACATCAACGACAAGGCCAACATCTCCGACGCGGGGGCGGCCGCGCTGCGCGGGTTCGACCTGCCGCAGTTCAAGAAGGCCATGAAGAAGCACGCCAAGGACCGTGGGGACCTGAGCATCAGGGACTACTGGTTCGAATGGCACGTCGCCATGAAGGGGGCCGTGTACCTCTTCATCGACAACGTGACGGAGACGCTCCAGCTGGACAAGGAGAAGTTCGGCATGCTCGCGTACGAGCACGCGATCGGGGAGGAGAACCTCTGATGCGCGGGCACGTCATTGAGTACCTTGAGCAGAAGGTCAAGGCGCTGCAAGCGCAGCTTGAGGAGCACCGCCGCGACCTGTACCGTTGGGCGGAAATCGAGACCAACCGCACAGGCGAGAACAAGTACTTCGCCAGCGACATCATCATGAACATCATCGCGGAGAAGTCCAACCTGCTGGAGCGCGTGGCCTCCGAGCTCAACCGGGCCTGCGTGACGCCGGAGGACGCGGAGGACGCGGAGGTATTCCATGTTCCAGCCGCATCCTAACCTCAGCGACGAGGTCAATGCCGCCATCGCGGAGAGCGAGCTGGCCGGGGGCGTGTTCCTGGACAACCTCGCCGTCGGGAGGAAGCTGCTGGTCCAGACCAAGAACACGCTGTACACGATCGAGCGCCGCGAGGACAAGCTGCTCTACATATCGGGGAACGCGAAGTACTGCCCCACGCCCGTCAAGTGCATCATCTCTGGGTCCAACTTCGGCGGCAGCATGCTGAAGATGAACTTCGTGGGGCGCGGGATGTTTCTTGAATTCGTAGTTGACGGCAAAACGATAGTGACTTCACAGATAGCGGAGGTCGCTGAAATTCCGTAGGTTGCGGATTACAAAATAGACTACCTACACCTAAAACATGCAAGTACGGGCATTTAGTAGCGGGTGACAACATCAAGATGGAGAAGGGGTACGCGCAGTGCCGCGCCTGCCAGAATAGAAGGACACGGGAGTCCTACGCCAGGCACCGGAAGAAGAGATTAGCAAAGGCGGCGCGATGGGGCGCTGCTCACAAAGAGCGAAGAGCCGAACAGAATAGGCGCTCAAAGCTGAAGCTCTACGGCTTGACCCCTGAGAAGGCTGAAGAACAGCTCAAGGTACAAAGTGGCAAGTGTGCAAACCCCGGCTGCGGATCAACTACACCCGGAAACCGCAGAAAGAACTGGCGCATAGGCATGATCACGCTACGGGAAGATTCCGTGGTCTATTGTGCAACGGATGCAACGTGGGGCTGGCTATGCTCCAAGAAAACGAAGCTCGCATACTCGGCTTGATTGAGTACTTAAGGAGAACTGATGCCGCAGCTCGAGGTCCGAGGTCCAGGAGGTCACGGAGATATGAGTTGGGAACAGAAGTTTTGGTGGGTGTTGCTTCTGGTCGCCGGTTTTGGCGTAATCGCCATGACCAACTGCGGGGACGACTCCGCCAAGAAGCCGACTCCGGACGTGCAGTACACGCAGACGGACAGGTTCGAGATCGCGAACCGCAAGAAGACGGATACCTTCACCCCCGAGCTGTGGACGATCACTGACAAGGACACGAAGTGCCAATACCTCCTCGCGAAAGAGGGGTACTCCGGCGGCCTGGTCCTGATGCCCAACACTTGCAGCAACGGGGAGAAAAAGTAATGCCGCAGCTCGAGGTAGCGACGATCATCATGAAGGACGCCGTCAACGTCCTGATAGGCAAGGCCAAGTCCGGCCCCGACGCGGGCAAGTGGGTCATCCCGAGCGGCTACATCGCCGACAACGAGCAGGTCATCAAGACCTCCGAGCGCGTCACGCTTGAGGAGACCGGGCTCCAGGTGCAGCCCAAGCAGGTATTGTTCCTGTCCGAGGTCGTGGAGCCTGGCGACCACCGCGTGGCCGTCTTCTGCTTCGCGGACTGGCTGGGCGGCGAGCCGACGCCGGGCGCGAGCCTGACGGAGGTGCGCTTCGTCGACCCCAGGACCCTCGGGGACTACCAGAGGGAGGGCATGTCCGACCTCACGGCGGACGCCTTCTACAAGTTCAGCAAGGTGCTCCAGGCGTAGGCCGCGCAGCAGGGATTCAGGCCGCCTACCAGCGGAGTCGTCTGACATGTGGGTCAACAAGTGGAGCTACGGGTTCTCCTGGACGTGCGAGTGCGGCAACTACGTGAGCGCCCGCATCCGCAACCTTGAGGACTACTCAGACGCGCCGGGCTGCTGCAATGCCTGTGTTTATAACGGAATTGACCGCAAGAACAACCGTCTTGGATATTTTTCAGCTAATGTCGTTTCGTGCTGCGTAGTCTGCAATAAAGCGAAGCGAACTATGCCTTATGAAGAATTTGTCGCTTACTTAATCAAAGCAGGCGGTTTTCAAACGAAGAAAGGAGTAGCTGCTTGAATTTAATAGCTCAGAGGCCGAGCGCATGGAGTTCGATTATTGGGCAGCAGCGCCCCATCGAGGTGCTCCAGGCCGTGCTCCGCAACACCAAGTTCCTGTCCAGGGGCCTGATCCTCTACGGCGTCGTCGGGGTCGGGAAGACTACGACCGCGTACCTGCTCGCCAGGGCGCTCATGTGCACGGGGCAGCCGGAGGAGCTGGGGTGCGGGCAGTGCCCCTCCTGCCTCCTCATACGGGACGAGGGCATAGACAAGCACCCGGACTTCATCGAGGTGGACGGCGCGGTCAGGCCAGGGGTCGAGGCGGCCAGGGAGATGGTGGACACGACGCTGTCCCTCCCAGTCATCGGCAGGCGCAGGGTCACCGTGGTGGACGAGGCGCACTTCCTCAGCCCCGAGGCGTGGGGCGCGTACCTCAAGACGCTTGAGTCGGGGAACACGGACTCCGTGTTCGTCTTCGTCACCAACCAGGTCGGCTCAATCCAAAGGAACATCGCCTCCCGCTGCATCCGCATCCCGTTCGAGAGGATACCGGACGGCACGATGGTGGGGCACCTCGCGTCCGTGGCCACGGCCAACCAGATCGCCTACGAGCTGGACGCGCTGAAGCTCATCGCCAGGCAGTCCAAGGGGATCGTCAGGGACGCCGTGCAGTACCTCGACACGTGCGGGGCGCTCGGCGTCACCGTGACGCCGGACATCGTCAAGACGGTCGTGGACACGTCCATGGAGGACCTGTGCGAGCGCCTGCTCCTCACGATAGCCCGCCGCGACCAGGCGGGGGCGGTGACGCTGGCCGACGAGCTGGTGCGGAAGGAGATGCCCGGCAGGGCGGCCGAGCGCATGCTCTCCCTCTACAGCAGGTCGATCTACACGAAAGACGAGGAGCTGAACAAGATATACATGGGGCTGCCCGACGTGGGCAGGGTCGCGGACGTCCTGGTGAAGTGGGCAGCCGTGCAGGCCGCCCCGGCCGACGTCATCACGATCATCGTCTACGAGCTGCTCAAGACGCAGCAGAGCGTCCACACGCCCCGCCAGATCAAGCCGTCCCTGGCCGCAGCCGCCCCCGCGCCCGTCAAGCGTTCGCCGCTCGCCGCCCTCCTGGACGACGAGGCGGTCTAGCCGAACAGCAGCCTCAGGATCAGCAGTACCACCAGGAAGTCCCACAGGTCCGCGCTTCCCCCGCCGCACCACACCCGCCTGTACCACGGCGGGGGCGGCAGGCTCTCCGCCAGCCTTTGCGCCCTCAGCTTCGTCTCCGCGATGAACTGCCCCAGCCTCTCCTCGTCCATGTGACCGGCTCTGACGAGCGCAAGCCCAGAGTTTCACTCTGGGTTAGCGGGTGAAATCGTGCCTTTGCCAAAAAAATGCGGTATTATGCCTTAGCGAGAACTGGAAAGCCCAAGCACGGAACGGGCAAAACTGTAACGGGACTAGTTCCTGTTTGAAACCTCGGCGAACGCCGCAAACGCCCGCAAGGGCGGGCAACAAGTGGGCCCGGATCGGGCCCTTAGGCGCTAACGTAACGGTTGTAAACGTATGCGTAGCCTAAGAATCCCAGAGTTTCACTCTGGGGGGATCAAGTTTCATTAGACCGGCTCGAAACGCATCACGATCTCCGTTAGCCGCAGTTTCCCGTCAAATATGAGCCCTGCCTCGCGCGGGGCTTTTCCACATTCCGGACACCTTTTGGCGGGTCCACCAGCGTAGGCGTGCCCGACCGGGCATGTCCGAGGTTTCACCCCGCTGTTCCTCTTGCCAGCCGCGCTCCGCGCCTCCGTCCAGCCGCCCATAGAACCAATTATACCCAATTCGTGCCAATTTGTAAAATTTGAGTATTAAGCAGGGTGATGATGGTTCCCAACGTTTTACGCGAAGTCCTGTCCGCCCGCGTTCCCGGCGCGGACTTCACGCCGTATTTCGCTTTCATTGAGTCGCTTCCGCCGCTGGCGACTGGGGGGCACCGACACCACATTCTTCCCAAGACGGAGTTCTCCGAGTTTCGCAAGGATCACAGCAACCTCGTTCGGCTGTCCGTGGAGAACCATTTCCGGGCTCATTACCACCTCACTTTGTGCGCCCCGCAAACTGTTTCGTTCCAGCGCACGTTTTACATGATGGCGAATCGCCATTGCGCCGCTCACATTGACATTGCCGAATTGCCCAAGTATGCGGAGCTTTACGCTCGCGGGCAAGCGGAGTTCGCCAAATTTCGGACGCCTGAGCACCAGCGACTCGCTGCGCAGGCTGCTGGGCGTAAAGCCGTCGATAGTGGGCGTATACAGGAGTTGGGGCGAGTCTGGGGGAAGAAAAATGCTGAGAGCGGTCATCTGGCAAGAATAGCGACCGCAGAAGTTAGAGCCAAGGGTGGGCGCACTAGCGGACAAAACCATGTTGCAAGCGGGCATATACAGGAATTGGGCAGGACACAGGGGAAAAAGAACGTTGAGAGCGGACGACTCGCTGGAATCATTACGCAGGAAATCCGGGCTAGGGGCGGACGCGCAAGCGGTCGCCTGAAGGTTGAAAGCGGAGAAATTTACAGAATGCCTACACCAGAAAGCTGCGCCAAAGGCGGCTTGTTTGGGAATCACATTCGCTGGCACTCCAAGCGAAATATCGTAAACCCCGCGTGTAAACTTTGCTCTTTATCGGCGGGTGCACATTGATTCTGACCTATGGCGACGTATCAAAGGTGCAGGGGCAGCCTTGGTTTCTATGTGAGATCAGAAGCGAGAAAACAGCCGAATCCACTTTGCGGCGTATGGGCAAGGCGCTCGGCGGGATATTCCGAGACGCCCCCATTGAAATTTTTATCCCTGTGGTAAAGCGCGACTTGGATATTTTCGAGCTTTCAACGGGTCCGTACCTTTTTGTCCGCTCTACTAATTTTTCAGCATTACTTAGATTAAAATCTGTTACGGGAATTTGTGGACTCGTGACGGAGGGGGACACGAACCGCCCCTCCAAGGCCATCCCCGTTGAGGACGCCTACGTCCAGTCGCTCATCAAGCAGGCGGCCGACGAGCACCAGCGCCGCGCGATCGGCATCGAGGTCGGCTCCTTCGTCCGCATCCTGAACGGCGAGACCCGCGACTTCTGCGGCACGGTCGAGATCATCGGCGACGGCCGCGCCGTCGTGCGCGTCACCCTCCGCACCAAGTCCATCCTCCTTGAGACCCCCGTCCGCAACCTCCTGAACCTCTCGCACGTCCCGAAGGAGCAGCGCGTCTACTACTACTGCCAGCTCGTCGCCGACCTGTTCCGCGACTTCCCGGCGGCCGCCGCCGCGATGGTGGAGGAGGACCTGCACCTGGACGAGTCCGCCCCGCCCGTGGAGCAGGTGGCGGAGGTCCCGACGGACGAGCCGAAGAAGCACTCCCGGCAGCGCACGGTCACCGCGCTGGTCAAGAAGCTCGTGCTCATCGAGGGGCAGCACAACCCGATGGAGATCGCCAAGGCCGTCGTCGCCTCCCTGAAGCGGAAAGAGATCAAGGCCCCCAAGAACCTGTTCATCGTCTATTGCTTACCCGGCGAGACCGTCATGCAGGGACTTCTTCCATTCAGAGCGAGCGATGGACTTATCTCCAATGATGTGTTAGACTTAAACGGGGATATTCAAGCTTTGACCGACTACATGGCGAGACCGTATAAAGGCAAACTTGTTGAAGTCAGTTTGCTCGGAAACTTGCCTTTCCGTAGCACTCCAGAGCATGGGCTACTTGTCTTGCGGTCAAAAAAGAACAGCAAAGGGCAGACGTGGAGGCCGCATTGGGGAACCAGCCCCAAGAGCGTGAAGAACCCCGCGCCGGTATGGGTTCCTGCGTCAGAAGTACGGGACAGCGACTTTCTGCTGTGCCCGGTCAAATTGCCCAAAGTTGGTAGTGTTCCGATTTTTCAGGAGTCATCACACCATCTCGCCAAGAAGATCATTACAGGCATCAAGCCCAACAAAGAATTGGCTTGGTTGTTCGGGTTGTACATAGCGGATGGCGGCAAAACAGGCGAAACATCATTCTCTCTTACCTTAGACAAAAAAACATCTGTTGTAAAAGTGCAGGCGGCGCTCGCGCAATTTGGTGTAACCGCCGATGTTGATGAACACGAAAACTACCGTGTGGTGCGGGTGAATTCCGTGTCGCTGGCGGCCACGTTCCGTGAGTGGTTCGGGGAGGATCGCTACACGAAGCACATCCCTGAGTTTCTGTACGGATGGGATGAGGAGTGTTTAAGGGGCTTGATAGACGGGTACGCCGAGGGGGACGGGCACGATGCGGAACACGGCAACGGAGGACACTGGGCGACTACAGCGTCATACCAACTCGCTTACCAAATTTGGTACCTACTGGTCGCCCTAAAATGCTATCCGAGCATTAGTCATTACCATGACGGGGAGCAAACCAATTTCGGCTCCCGCGCTAAAAGCTGGATGATCTGGTGGACAGACACAGGAAAAGAGATGCGTCATGACACCTTTTATCACGCTGGTTACTATTGCATGCCTGTAAAATCCGTCGCGTTGGTGGAGTTCGACGGAAACGTCCACAACTTTTCGGTGGCGAACACAGAAACCTATGTGGCAAATGGGGTAGTGGCGCATAATTGCATCGTCAAGGACAGGCTGCGCCAGGACTACTTCGCCAAGATCGACCCGAGCCTCTCGAACTACCGGGAGATCATCAAGAAGTACGGCAAGGAGTACAAGTTCAGCGCCGCCCAGATCGCCAAGATCGACCCCGCCCTGGGCATCCCCGTGCTGACCCAGGAGGTCTGCAAGGACGGGCGCAGCAGGGAGGCCCGCCAGAAGTCCAGGGCGAAGACCCTCCCGGCGGCGGAGGTCAAGAGGCTCGCGGCGGCCAAGAAGGAGCCGAAGAAGCGCAAGAAGCTGCCGACCGACAAGTGCGGGGAGTGCCTGCACGAGCGCAAGGCCCACAAGCTGTCGCCCAAGGGCGCGTGGATGAGGTGCACCGACGTGTCGAACCACGCCATCCACCCGTGGGTGAGTACTAAACAAGCTACTGGACCTTGTTGGTGTGTGCGGTTCAAAGAGAAGAAAAAGTGATTGATCTGACGAATCAGCCGATAGGTTTATTGACGGTTTTACGCCGCTTGCCCGGCAGGAAGTGGGAGTGTCAGTGCGCCTGTGGGGAGACTGCGGCCATAAGTCAGGACAAGCTCCGCAGCCGCAAACGACCCACCAAAAGCTGCGGATGCCTAACGGGAAAAAATTCCTTGCCCCCCGGAGCCGCCGCCGCGAACGCATTGTTTGCCGCCTACAGGGCGAAGGCGGCGAAGCGCGGGTACATCTTCGACCTGTCCTTCAACGAGTTCAGGACACTGGCATCTGGTAACTGCCACTACTGCGGCGTGGAGCCGAAGCAGGTCCGTAAGCAGCCGACCTGCCCGACTGTGTACGTGTACAACGGCGTGGACCGCAAAGACAACGCGCTTGGATACGTGAGCGGCAACTGTGTTCCCTGCTGCCGAATCTGCAATCAGGCCAAGTCAGACTTATCCTACGAAGAGTTTGTGGCCTGGCTTAGGCGCGTGCACTTCCATCTCAATCTAGGAGCAAAAACAGCAATTTCAAACCCCTATTAGACCCTGTTTTAGGGGTTTTGGAGACTTCCCCATGGCATCCACAGCACCGATCACGGGCAGCACCCCAGGCAAGATCAGGACGTTCCTCCTGGACCACGAGCGGCTGATCATCGTCATCGTGGCGGCGGTCGTCCTCTGGTGGGGCTACGGCAAGTACGCGCAGATCAGGCTGGACCACGACAACGCGGCGCTCAAGCAGGCGCAGATCGTGGCGGCCCAGCAGGCGCAGCAGAACGCGGTTCTGGCGGCCCAGGCCCAGCAGCAGGCACAGATCGTCGCCGCCGACAAGGCTCAGCTCCAGGCCCTCACCGACAAGGTCACCGCCCAGAACGCGCAGCTCACGGCCGCGAACGTGGCCCTGGCGAACGCCCTGACGAAGCAGCAGAAGACGGACGCCTCCTTGCCAGTCCCCGCGCTCGTCGACCGCTGGGCGCAGCTCGCCCCCGGCACGAACTTCTCCGGGGCCATAGGCTCGGGCAACAACGTCACGGTCACGCCGTCGAACGCCCTGGCCACGGTGCAGCAGCTCGAGAAAGTGCCCGTCCTGACCCAGGAGCTCGCGAACGAGACCACGCTCAAGGCGAACGGCGACCAGCTGATAGCGTCCCAGAACAAGAGCATCTTCGACCTGAACGGGCAGGTGACGACGCTGAACGCCTCGGTCGCGGGCGCGGTCAAGCTGGACCAGGACCACCAGGCCCAGTGCGTGGACCAGATCAAGGTCGTGAAGGACGAGGCCCGCAAGTCCAAGAGGCGCTGGTTTAAGTTTGGGTTCATCACTGGCTTCGTTTCCGGTCTTTACGCCGGACACGCATTGTCATAGACCCAGACTAAAGTCTGGGCTTGCGGAAGCCTGACCAACAGGCGGAAGCAGGTCAAACCTATGCACTAGACAAGTCTAGACTGGGTTAAGTTCCAGTTCGCAAAGTTAGCCGATTGTACGTGGTAGTACGGTTTATGCGGGGAATGCTTCTCTAGTTTCCAGCCTCTAAGTCGGCAACTGTCGAAGAGATCAATAGCCGAACCTTAGGGTTTGGGTTTGGGAGTGATCCCGACGTTTGGCGGAACGTTAAACCGCCAAATTTAGAGTCGGAGGACGCGGCTCCTCCCAGCCTAAAGGCTGGGTTTCCGCCGCTAAAAACACCATGAAGGTAGTGTTTCTGCTGGACAACAAGGAGTACGTGGAGATCGCGCCGGAGGCCCTCCAGATTCGCCAGATTCAGCCCGGCGTCGCGGCCCTCGGCCACGAGGTCCTCGTCCCCCTCACCAAGGAGGACGGCACCCCGGACCTGGACGAGAAGGGCAACCAGAAGACCCAGGCGGGCTTCAGGCCGTTCATCAACTACAACGTCAACCTGAGCATCCCGCAGCCCGCAGAGGTCGTCCCCGCGCAGGCGGCCGCCCAGCCCACGCCAACAACGACCGTAGCCGACCCGTCCGCCAACGGCAAGGCCAAGGCCAAGCCCGTCGCCGTGGCGAAGAAGAAGGCAGCGAAGAAGAAGGCCTAATGAAGGTCACCAAGAGCAGCGTGCACCGCCTGACGGTCGAGAAGGCGTGCGGCTGCAAGGCAATCCGAGAGTACAGCCGGAAGCGGTTGCCAAACCAAGCAAAGAAAAGAATTGGAGGAGATATCTATGAAGGTGAAAAAGGTCAGTGTGTTTCGTTTGGAGCTTGAGAAGGATACCTGTCCGTGTAGAATCCATCGTGAATATGGCGATGTGCGGTATACAGCCCCTCTGGGGGAACCTGTCTTTGCCGCGTGTGAAAAACACGCCGCAAACGCAGATATAGCAGAATTTGCGAAAGAAACAATGATTGAGTGCTTAGCGGCTGAAGCACAAAATTCAGGCAAGACTCAATTCATTTCGTCCCGCCAGGTAGAGCCGGGCGACACGGGTGGCCTCGTGGCCACCGCAGAGGCGGGCGGCAGCGTGCAGGCCATGGGTGTCAACATGCCCAAGCGCCGCGAGCCGCGCGACCCCCTTGAGGCCAAGAACACCAGGATGGCCGTGCCGCAGGGCCCGGCTCGCCCGTCCCACATTGACCCCACGGGCCACCTCAACATCGCCCAGCCGCTCACGGACGAGGAGCTGGCCGAGGCGGGGATCACCATGACCGGGGACATCGACGGAGTCCCGGCGGACCCCAACGTCGACGCCAACGTGGAGGAGAGCCTCGACGCCATGTCCGGCTACCTTGACGCGCAGGACGCGAAGGAGCAGGGCGTGCCCCTGGCCCTCCTGAAGGACGCGGAGTAGGTGCTATAATCGGCTGATAAGTCGATGAGCAACCAAGTCAACCACCACCGCGACCCCAACGACAAGAACAAGCGCCAGAACGAGCGCCCCGTCCCAGCCATGGGATGCGGCGGCGAGGGCAAGAACGGCCAGCTCGGCAGGGCCGACTGGAAGCTCCTCAGCCGTCGCAATGAGCGCCGCAACCTCAAGCAGGGCCGCGAGGCCAGCATCGGCAAAGCTGTCAAGAAGACCAAGCCAGCACGGAAGAACTCCACCATGTTTGCCGGGGTCGAGTTCGAGGGCGGGAAGGTCCGCCGCAAGAACCAGTCCCCGAAGCCCGCGAACCCTGACACAGGCGAGGACCAATGAAGGCCAAGAAGGCGACATCCAAGAGGATCATCAAGCTGATGGAGAAGCGCAACGCGCTCCTTGAGGGGATTGCCTACTGCGGCCTCCACAGGGGCGTGAACATGATGTTCGGCAGTGGGTGCGAGGAGCCGACGGAGACGGACTGGCCGCTCTCCTGGAGCGACCGCTGCGGCACATGCCGCAACAACTACGACGTGGCCAAGAGGGCGTTTTTCGCGGGGAAGGCGGTGGGCAAGCGTGGCTGACCAGGAACCGATGTCCAGGGAGGCTATTCAGCGGGGCTGGCGTGACTACGACGCGGCGGTCGCGGCGGACAAGCCCATCAACGCGATCGACCTGTATGACACCCCCATAGACCTGCACCCCGTCCCCAAGCCCGACCCGATCGACGCGGCGATCGAGCATCTTTACGCAAACGGCGACATGTTCGGTGTTAACACTAGAGACACGTCGCAGGATGAGCAAGGCGCAGACGGGCAACAAAAAGGGCCTCGGGTACAAGCATACCAAGGAGGCACGAGACAGAATCAGCAAGGCTAGAAAACTATTTTGGGCACAGCGAAGGAGTACCGCCCATGACTAAGAAAACTAGCAAAATTTTGAACGCCCACGCTAAGAAGAGGGCGGCCGAGCGGTACGACCTCGCCCTGAACAAGGACGCGAGGCGCGAGATCGTCCAGAAGATTCAGACGAACCAGGCGGAGTTCGTGGCCAAGCAGTCCAACAACCGCTCGCTGTGGCGGGTGGACTTCCAGGACAGGTCCCTTAATGTCGTGTACGACAAGCAGCGCAGCACCCTCTGCACCGTCCTGCCGCCGGAGGCCAGGGAGTTCCAGCACCCGCACTCGGAGCACGCGCAGAAGGAGTTCGAGCGGCGCGAGGGCAGGCGCGAGATCACGGCCGAGTTGGCCGAGCTCTGGAAGGACGAGGAACCTAATACGGGGCACTAAGATAGGGGTAAAGCCCATGTTCGAAGACAGCCTTTTGGAGTCTGGCGGCAGGCTCAAGGACAAGCGCGGTCGGTACACTGGGGTCGCCTTCCTCATCGAGGCGGCGCTCCTCGGCGTCGCCCTGCTGATCCCGCTGTACTACACCGACACGCTCCCGGCGGCGCAGCTCATGACCTACCTGGTCGCTCCCCCGCCTCCCCCGCCCCCGCCTCCCCCGCCGTCCGCCGCGCCCGTCAGGGCCGCGAAAGTCGTGGAGACCGACGTGATCAACGGCCAGCTCCGCCCATGTTCAGTCCCTGTTCTCGCCGCGCTTCGCGCTTGCAAACTCCACGCCGTTGCGGTTCATTGAATCTTGCTCCCTATCTCGCTGAACACATTGCTCGCGTTGCTGCCGATGAGGCGGACGACGCCGATCACGATGACCAGCATCACGGCAAGCATCACCGCGTACTCCGCGACGTCTTGTCCCTCCTCGTTCTGTATCAGGTGCTTGAGCATGGGGGTCCTCCTATAGGCTCCTGTCCTCGTCGTTGTACTCCTCTTCCTCTTCTGGCGGACATTGGCACTCGTCGCTGCCGCAGTCGGGGCACTCGTCACCGTTGCGCTTGCCTTCGAAGTCGTCGACTAACTCTACGAACCGGTCAGTGCGTCCCGCGTCCGCTACGACCCAGATGTAGGTCAAGATGTCGAGCGCGAGCACCGCTAGGATGGCGACGCCAGCCCATTGCAGGACACTGCGGAGCGAGTTCGAGCAGGCGAGGGCTGCGATAGCCGCTAGGACCGCTGCGCCGCCGTAGATTGAGGCGACCAATGCCGTGAACCTGGGGTACTCCCGCGCGTTAGTTTGCAGACGTCCGATCATCAGTCTCATACAGCCTCCCATTCCGTAGCGTCCGGCAGTCCTTCCGCGACCACCTTGAACTGGAAGCGGCCAATGTGCCGCTCGCAGAACTCGTCGAGCCCGTCCTCCGTGGGGAACCACGGGGTCATCACCGTGCGCGTCCCGTCCTCGGCGCTCGCGCCGAGCGCGACCGTGATTCGCAGTTCGTCGCCGCCCAGGTCGACCAGCACTTCTACGTCGTACATCAGGGCGACCTCGTTGATGAAGTCCGACCCTCATCGTCGGCCCCCGTTCATCTCCGCCTGGACTTCCTCGCGGAACTTGTTGTAGGCGACGCTGAACGCCTCGCGCTCGGTGCGGAGCTCGCCGTCCTGCCAGTAGTTCTCGGGCGCTTCCGCCTTGTACTCCGCGACGCGGCGGCGAATCTCGGCGTCCATGCCCGTGACGTTCGTGATCTTCTTGGCTGGCGCGTACAGGGCGCGTGCGGCGGCGTACCCGCCGATCGCCTTGACCGCCTTGGTGTCGTGAGCGCCGCGAAAGCCGAAGTCGTTGAGTTTGAAAAGCACGGGTGTCGCCTCGCCGCCGAGGTACACCTGCGGGTCGAAGTGCAAGCCCCGCTCCTCTGCGTTGTCCTTCTCCTCCTCAAGGCCGATCACGGGGCCGACCAGCCCGATGCACTCGGGGCCGAAGCCGCTCGTGATGGACTCAGGCACGGTGAGCTTGCGACCGCAGCGGCCGCACCTGCCCTCGTGGTAGACTTCTAGGTTCTTGGGGAAGCGGTTGTCCGCGAAGTAGACGATCGCCCACTTGAAGCCGCGCACGGACAGGGCGGTCTCGCCCACGCGGGCCTTGGAGGTCCACTTGAAGAACAGCCTGCCGTCCTCGCCGCGCTGGAGGATGCCGATGTAGGCGTAGTTCAGGTAGTTGTCGGGGCCGTTCAGGAGGCTCACGAACCAGGTGTCGGGGTCGGTCGGCTTGCGCTTCGGGGCGGCGCTGACCTTGTAGGTGAACCGCTCCTGCTTGCCGACGAGGGTGATCGTCGCCTTGCCAGCGGTCATGAAGGACAGTATCGCCTTCGGGTCTGTCATGCGTCCCTGCGCCATGTCGTTCCCTCCTTGTGTAGTATACGGCCCCTCTGGCGGAATCGTCTGGGCGCAACCCGTTGAAAACAGTAGCATTCCAGGTGTGATAGAATGAAAAAGACCCCTTTGCACCTCGGGGCGGCATCTAAAGGACAGAGGCGACGAATGTACCACATAGAGATCGGCACGCTGAAGTACCGCTACCTCGTCGGGACCTACACCGTCGGCATCATAACCCCCAGCCGCAAGCGGCACCTCCTGCGGATCGACCAGGTTACGGGACGCCCCGCCGGGAGCCGCACGGGGGTCAACAACGGCACGGCGGACAGCAGGCTGACGCCCGAGGAAGTCGCCGAGTACGTCCTCAAGAACAAGCTCAAATGATCCAGACGCCCCCAGGACTCAGCAGGGCGAACGCCGCCATCGGCATCGCCGCGATCCTCGTCGGCATCGCGCTGCTCGCCCCGCCCGCCCACTGTGTCACCGCGAGGTACCAGACGGTGTCGCGGAGGCACAGGCGTCCGAGGCAGCCCAAGTGGTGGGAGCGCCGCGTCTTCGTGCCGTCCCACGAGAACCTGCTCGCCCAGAACGCCGCGATCGACGAGATGGGCCTGCCGCGCATCCGCGACGACAGGGTCCTGAAGTCCCTGGTGCGCGAGGAAGAGCTGGTGCCCATCACGGGCGGCGAGGGCGTCCGCGTCAGCCCCAGGCTGGAGGCGAAGCGGCGCTACGTGCGGCCGTTCGTGAACGCGTTCCTTGAGGAGCTCGGCGGCGAGTACTACGCCGAGTTCGGGGAGCCGATCCAGGTGAACTCCGCCGTCCGCACGGAGAGGACGCAGACCTGGCTCCGCCGCTGGAACCACAACGCCGCCCCGGTCCACGGGGAGACGGCGTCCGCGCACCTCGCGGGCGTGGCGGTGGACCTCCAGAGGCGCGGCCTGACGCTCGCGCAGGTGAGGTTCATCCAGAGGAAGCTGAAGTACCTGTCGGACCTCGGGATGGTCATAGCGGAAGAGGAGCTTCTTAATGGTTCATGTTTTCATATAGTTGTGACGGGGGATTATCCCTACCCACCGAAAATTGTTTTGCCAATTCCCGAGTTTCCGTCTATAGAGAGACCGTGAAAGAGATTCCTCTCACAAAGGGCTACGTTGCTTTCATCGACGATGAAGATTACGTCGCCGTGTCTCAGTACAGGTGGATCGCTAGGATAGATAAAAATACCGTATACGCAAGTCGCACCGTCAGGGTCGGAAAACGAAAAGACAACAAAACAGTGTGCATAAATTTGCACCGCTTCGTGAAGGGGGTCACTGATCCGGCTGTAGAAGTAGATCACGAAGATCATAACGGGTTGAACTGTCAAAAACACAACCTTAGAGTCACAGTTAAGAAAGGGAACCAAGGGAATCAGCGTGTGCGCTCAGGCGGAACGAGTTCATACAAAGGGGTGAGTTTTCATAAGGCTTCGGGCAGATGGGTAGCCCAGATCGGGATGAACGGGAAACGCAAGCATTTGGGTCTGTTTGGGACTGAATGTGAAGCTGCTTTAGTATACGACGCCGCCGCTCGTTTATATTTCGGTGAATTTGCGCTTACAAATTTTGGGAAAGTATGAAATACAAGGAGGTAGCCGCCGAAGCATGGCGCACAAGGATTTCTACATCGACAAATCCCCGGACGGGATGAAGTACTACATCGACGCCGAGCTTGTGCCGCACAGCGTCTTCCTGGAGCGCCGGAGTAAAGAATGCTCCCACCGCTGGGACGCGGGCAGGTGCAAGGACTGCGGGCTGCCGAAGGACCCAGCATGTGGATAATCGTGGAGGACGGGGAGATTTTCGAGGGTGACGAGAACCACTGGGCCTCTTCACCAACGTCAGCGAGGACACGGTCAGGGGCTTCTGCCAGGACAACGGCTGGAAAGTGAAAATTCAGGACAAGGCACCAAGCCGCGCCGTGATAGGATAGAGGGATGAGAGACGGAGTCAGGCTCAGCGTCGCGCTCAACGAGTTCTCCTTCGCCGCCGCCCCGCCGCCGTGCCCGGTCGCCGAGGCCAAGGCCCCGGAGATCACCATCGAGCAGACCTTCTACATCCCCGTGCCTGCCCCGACGGTCACGGTCGTGCCCCAGCCGCAGGGGGACGACCAGGACAACGGCGTGAAGCCGGACGAGGAGAAGGACCCGGTGTTCGAGCACAGGACGCCGATAATCACGAGCGCGTTGCAGCAGCCGATGCGGCAATGAAGTACCCGCCAAGCCAGTACCCGGAGGGGGACTGGCGCAGGAGCTACGAGGGGTACGACTGGCGGCGCATGATGACCGGGTGGGTGTACCCCATCAAGTTCATCAAATGGGGTCCGGAGGCGCTGAAGCAGGACGCCAAAGGGAACTGGTACAGCGAGCTCGCCACCGTCGAGTACGTGGAGGCGGGCGGGCGCTGGCAGTGCGTGGTAGACGCTTCAGTGAACGGCGGTATGAGCACTTACGTGAGGTGAAGGATGAAGGATCGCAAGCCGAGGACCATAGTCATGCTGATCGAGCTGGAGGACAACTGCGGGGCCGTCCTCGCCAAGGCCAAGAAGGAGATCGCCGTGGAGCTGAACAACGACCGCCCGCAGGGCGTGCCCGAGCTGGACGAGGTGGCCGTGCGCGGCATCTTCGCTGACTTCGTGACGAAGCTCCCGAACAAAATCAAGATATGAAGAGGGCCAAGCGGCGCAAGCGTTGCGAGCGGTGCAAGGAGCTCAAGGCCGACGTGCGGAAGCGCCCGGACCCTACATCTACGACTCCTGCTCCATGGACCTGGCGGACGAGCTCTGACGATACCGCCTCCGCAAACTCCTTGCGGCAAACCCAATTCCCGCAGTATTATAGAAGCAGAATCTACGAAAGGAGACCTCACATGGCAACTGAACAGGGATTTGTCCCCTGCGCCGAGACCCACCCGGTCACGGGAGACGCGTGCTCGCTGGATGTCGCGCATGTGCAGCACTCCGACGCTCGCGTGAAGCAGCACTTAGCGAAGAACGGCTCGAAGTGGCCTACCCTGCACGAGCTCGACCCGCACGAGGGGTACAACGACTACGTCACATTCCGCCTCTAATCTCTCTGCGATTCACACTCTAGGCACAGGCACCTAGTGTCATGGCGTTTAGGTGTGAATTCCTGGGGGACACACACTCCATTCGCTTCTGTTTTCGCTGCCCGGCAATTACTGCATACCCCGGCAAACCACACATGGCGACGCGGCTGTTCTGGGCGGTGCGGACAGAAGCCGTTTATTCTCATAGCTTGGTTGCAGTTGTGGCATAGAAGTTGAAGTGTCTTAGGGTACCCGCGCTTTTTCACTGCCCGATAGAATTGTGTTCCACTGCCCCACCTTTCTCGTTCTTCTTTTCCGTCGTTGTGGACGTGATCGAGCGTCAAGAACACGAATTCGTTCTCCCCGCAGCACACACATTCACCGCCATAGCGAGTGAAGACTTCGTCCCTGCGACGCTTGATATACGAGCGGTTTCTTTGCCGAGAATAGTCTTGGTTATCCCGTACCCACTCCTTCAAGTTCGCGGCTCGCTTTTGACGAAAGTCCTTGGATTTTTTGGACTGCTTATAAAATTCTTTATGAGCCTCAACGCACTTTTCACACAACGTTTTTCCCGTCGCGGCAGGGGTTTTTGCGCAAGACGCGCACATTCCCGTAGCTTTTAGTCGTTTGTAGCGCCGTTTCCCGCGAGTATCCATATACTAACCTCTATTCATACATGGATAATACTGATTTTTGAGAGCATTGGTGAGGGCAGAAGATGGCACTACGAGTGACGCATCTAATCCAGTCCGACGACCTTTGAAATGGAGTCAAGAAGCCCTGCCCGTCAAGGTTGAAGCCAGCCGCTCATGGACGGACCTCTGCGAGAGGTTGGGCATCACGCGGGGCGGGGTTCAAACAGTCAAACGCTGGGTGAAGAAACTCGGCCTGGACACGAACCATTTCATACACTACACGCCCCGTCCAGAGTTCCTCCTGAGCGACGAGGAAATCTTCCGCCTTAACTCACCGCACACATGGCGGGCCAAGGACCGCTTCTACGAGCGCACGCCCGACCAGTGCATGCTCTGTCCGCAGGGCCCCGTCTGGAACGGGAAACCGCTCAAATTCCAAATCGACCACAAGAACGGCGACAACCGAGATTGCCGCTGGGAGAACCTACAGAAGATATGCCCCAATTGCCACACGCAAACGGAGACATTTTGCGGAAGAAACAAAAAACGTATCGCTGCTGGTACTGCGACAGGCTTCTAAGCCGCCAGAAAAAGACGAGAGACCACGTCACCCCGAGGAGCAGGAACGGCAGCAACGCCCGCAGCAACATCGTGGACGCGTGCCGGGACTGCAACAACCTGAAGGGGTGTTTGACGCTTGAGGAGTTCAGGGTCGTGATAGCCCTGAGGTTCGGGCTCGTGCCCAGGCCGAAGTTCAAGTTCCCAGGCGAGCTGCGGAAGCAGCGGGGGAACTAGCCAGCCAGCACGTAGTCGACGAGGGTGTTGTTCACGGTGGACGACACCGACAACGCGCTGATGCCCGCGCCCGGGCCGAAGAAGAAAATGATCCCGCCTGGCTCCAGGTTCATGACCACGGCCGAGGCTCCGCCCATAGGCGTCCACGTGAACGTGACGACGCCTGACGTCCCGCCGATAATTCTAAAATTCAAAGATTGCTGAAAGGGGTTAGCTTGACTTCTGGAGCACCGCTACGACTGTTGCGTGAACTGTGGTCGCCGAACTCATAGCCAGCGTCCAAGCTGTTGCCGCTGAGGTTGCTGGCAAGGGTGGTTGGAAATTGATGTTGATTTGCGTTCCCGTACTCGTTGCCGCGCCGGTGGTCATATCGTAAATGTAGCCAGCTGTTCCGTCGCCCAAGGTCACAGTGAATGCCGCCGCAGTCGCACCCGTGGCCGTTAAGACAATCGTAGTGATATCAGCGAAGATACCAGCCGCTTGTGCCGCCAAAATGGTTGTTGCCGCTTCGGTCGTGCAGGTTGTTGCCTTAGACACAGTCTGACTACGACGACCCGGTCTGACGAAGAGACTTCCCTCGTAGTCAACCTGTAGCGCCACAGACTGACCTGTCGTCAGAGAAGGGGCGGTGGTGGTATTGTTGACACCCAGCACAGCGAGACCGTTCGCTGGAGCTGTGGCAGCGGTGATGACGGCATCAAGCGTAGCCGCCGCGTTACCAGAGATGCCGACTTTCAGAATGCCAGCAGCCGAAGCGACCGCAACAGTCTTGCCAACGAAGAGAGAGGCGTTAACGCCAATGACGTCGACATCGCCACGGTGCCCGAGAAGCTCGTGGCTGTTGACGCTGTCCCGTCGACGTATTGTATGCCCGCTGTCAGGGCGAACGGATTGTTTACGGGCATTTTACTGGAACTCCTGCACGGCTATCTCTGTGTTGGCCTGGGACGCTATGGCGTAGATCGCGGCGGTCGTGAAGTCGGTGGCGTCCATCCAGAACGTGCCCCCCGGCCCCAAAGTGACCCCCCTAAAGAGAACGGCAGCTGCGGCACCGAAGGCGAGTGACACCGTGCCGAACGATATGTTGGTGAGGTTCACGCCCTTCCTGGCCGTGTTGGCCGCCAGGACCGAGGTCGACGTGAGGAGGATGCTGACCACGGCGGGGCTGTTCCCCGTCGCGGATGTCACGGTGGTCAACGGGGAGCGGGTTCGCCGCGCTGGCGGGCTGCAAGTTGCCGGACGCGTCCTCCGAGCCTACCAGGGTGGAGTCGGCCGGGATCGGGGAGCCGTTCGGCCCCACGCTGGGGCTGGAGCTGGCGTTTGACGGCGGCTGGTTGACGACCGAGTCCGCCGCGTAGCCCATAAATGGAGGGATTTCCCGCTCACGGGACGTTAACCGGCCACCTCTGTACCTGTCACATAACCAGAGCTAAGAATAGCTTGGTCGAAGGCACCTTGGAGCATTGCCATAAGCGCAGGTAGAGTGGAGAACGTGCCCTTCCACGACTGATCGGTAGAGTAGAAAGACCGGTTTTGTGCCACGACGATTG